TTCGAGCGCCCGTTTCTCGGTGCATTTCTGTCATCCCGCTTGGAGCCGTAAGCGTGGTTGTGGCGCTATTTCCATCCGACATGAAATAAAGGATCGCATCAGCATTACCTGCGGCGGCAACAGAAGTTGATGTAGCAGATGTCGTTGAAAAGAAACTTGCTATAGAGGAAGCGTCATGTTTGTAAGCGCTTCTTAATACGAAAACACCAGCAGTAAAAGTATCGGCCACAATACCCGAAGCGGTATAAGTGGATTCCGATGCCGAGGCAACTCTCGTACACAGGCGCATGATGGTAGTGGTTGATCCCTCGCCCATGCCATCGGAGGTAACTTGCTGCCGAACCCATCCATCAGGTACAGCCGTGGGATAGTTACCCGACTTATAATCAATCGTGTAACGCTCAAATAGAACTAAATAATCTCCCGCCAAAATGGGATTAGAAAAAGATGCCTGAGTGATACTCCAAGACGAAGCCGAAGTACCCGTAGTAACTGACTTACTTGCAAAAGTAATACCAGAGGCAACTTCAACATAGCCTGATGCAGTAATACCGAGGATCATGCGCTTAGATCCCCAATAGCAAGCCAAGTATTAGTACCACGCTTGATCAACGTAACAGCCGACCATTGCGCTCGTGTCTTAAGGCCCGGTGTTGCATTGATCGTTACTCCGCCCGCTGGAGTAACAGTCACCTGACCAGCGCCTGTTTGAGCGACATGAATCTGAGTGCCAATCGTGTAAGCAACGCTGCTATTCAATGGAACGGTCAAAGTGATTGCAGATGCGTTGCTGCACTCAACAAGTTTCTGTTCGTCCTCAAGAACAAGCGTGTAACTGGTGCCTGTCTGAGCATTAGTGGAGAGTCTGCCGGGGGCGAAAAGGGTTCCCGTAGAACCCGTGTCGGCCCACAGTACTGATGTATCTACGGGGGCCGTTCCCGAAGTAACAATCCCTTGAGCGCCCGTCGCACCCTGATTGCCTTGAGCGCCCTGCGCCCCCTGTGAACCTTGTGAACCTTGTGAACCTTGTGAACCTTGCGCTCCTTGAAAACCAGTGGAACCTTGAACGCCAGTATTTCCTTGTGGCCCTTGTGCGCCGGTTACACCCTGTGGGCCTTCAGCACCCTGCGAACCAGTAGAACCCTGCGAACCCTGCGAACCAGTTACGCCTTGGAAACCTTGGTGACCCTGAGTTCCCTGTGAACCCGTAGCTCCTTGATCACCCTGCGCTCCCTGTGAACCTTGAGAACCCGTAGAACCCTGTGAGCCGGTCGCACCCTGTGCGCCCTGATTGCCTTGTGGTCCGGTATCGCCCTGAAAACCCTGATGTCCTTGGACGCCCTGATTGCCTTGATGTCCTTGGACACCCTGCGAACCAGTTGATCCTTGGCTTCCTTGACTTCCAGTTGAACCTTGCGGTCCCTGCGAACCAGTCGTTCCTTGAGAACCTTCATCACCCTGCGGACCGGTTGATCCCTGAATACCCTGTGATCCCTGTGACCCATTATTTCCCTGAGAGCCTTGAGAACCAGTATCGCCTTGTGAGCCAGTTGAACCCTGAACCCCTTGCGTCCCTTGAACACCCTGAGTTCCTTGCGGACCGACAGCACCATCAAGGTTCACGGTCCACAACGAGTACGTCCCCGATCCGCTCTTGTGTTGGAGGGAGACAGTGAGGGACCCAGTACCCGAGTTGTACGACGTGATCGTCCCATGCATATGGTTTGACTCGTCGTAGGCGATGATGACTGCCTGAGCAGGCGTGTATGCCAGTCCAGTCCCAATGGTTAGAGTGATTGAACCATTTGAAGCAATCGTGAGTGATGTTGAGGACGTGGTGGAGTATTTGTCGCCGGTTACGCCTTGATAACCCTGTGAACCTTGTGCGCCGGTCGTGCCTTGATTGCCTTGTGGTCCCTGCGCTCCAGTTACCCCCTGATTACCTTGGCTGCCTTGTGAACCAGTAAGACCTTGGACTCCTTGGAAACCTTGATGACCTTGTACGCCTTGCGCTCCGGTCGAACCTTGAGATCCCTGTGATCCGGTTTGACCTTGTGATCCTTGAGAACCAGTGAGTCCTTGTGCGCCTTCGTCACCTTGGGGACCAATATCTCCTTGCGGTCCTTCTGCACCCTGAACGCCTTGATCGCCCTGAACGCCCTGATCGCCCTGGGGTCCCTGATCGCCTTGGTTGCCCTGCCAGCCTTGATCCCCCTGAACACCTTGATCGCCCTGTGGCCCTTGGTCCCCTTGGTTTCCTTGCGCGCCTTCATTGCCCTGCGGGCCAGTTTCTCCTTGGGATCCCTGAGAGCCGATTTCACCTTGATGACCCTGAACGCCTTGAGAGCCTTCGGCCCCCTGCGAACCTTGATTACCGGTTTCACCCTGAGGTCCCTGATCACCCTGAACACCGGTAAAGCCTTGGTCACCTTGAACACCGGTAAAGCCTTGGTCACCTTGAACACCGGTAAAGCCTTGGTCACCCTGAGCGCCTTGAGAACCTTGGTCGCCCTGAGTTCCCTGCGGACCTTGGTCGCCTTGGAAGCCCTGAGCGCCCCTATCGGCAAGCAATGTCCAGAATGTTCCCTCGCTTGGTGTGTCGCCGGTATTGCCACCATTGGAGTTGACTCGATACCAAGTCTTGCCGTCATAAGTCGCAACATCACCAACGGCGTAGGAGGCTCCACCGCCGTACGCTCCAGTGAAGTTCCAAAGAGCGGCAGTTCCCTGAAACCCTTGGTCACCTTGCGCGCCGGTTACGCCTTGAGAACCCTGCGAACCAGTTTGACCTTGGACGCCTTGTGAACCCTGAACGCCTTGCGAACCTTGAAAGCCTTGGGATCCAGTTACGCCCTGATCACCTTGAAAACCTTGCGCCCCCGTGTCACCCTGTGCGCCGGTGAAACCTTGATCACCCTGCGGACCTTGGTCACCCTGAAATCCCTGAACGCCTTGATCGCCTTGGTCGCCTTGCGCTCCGGTTGAGCCTTGGTCGCCCTGCGCTCCAGTTGATCCTTGATCGCCTTGGGATCCTTGATCACCTTGTGTTCCCTGTGGACCCTCTGCCCCTTGATCACCTTGAGGGCCTTGATCGCCCTGATCACCTTGGGGGCCAAAATCGCCTTGAAAACCTTGGACTCCTTGGTCACCTTGATTGCCTTGTGGTCCTTCACTGCCTTGATCGCCCTGAGGACCAACATCCCCTTGATCACCTTGAGGTCCTTGATCGCCCTGAACGCCTTGTGGGCCTTGGTCGCCTTGATCACCTTGTGGGCCTTGATCACCTTGATTGCCCTGCGGACCGGTATTTCCTTGGTTTCCCTGAAAGCCCTGCGGTCCTTGGACTTGACCAACATTGTCCCAGACGCTGCCATCCCAAACATAAAGATCGCCATCGACGAGATACCCGTTACCGAGCGAGCCGGTTGGATGAGCCTCAATAAGGGCTGCATAATCCAAATACGAACCAAGGATTGTTACTGATGTTCCATCATTTCCTTGAAAACCCTGATCGCCTTGAAAACCTTGGACTCCTTGGTCACCTTGGAAACCCTGCGACCCTTGGTCACCCTGAGAACCCTGTGGACCGGTATCCCCCTGCGGACCCTGATCACCTTGGAAACCTTGTGAACCTTGATCGCCTTGATTGCCCTGATTTCCTACGAGACAAATTGAAAGCGTGTCGTATGTTTTGAACCCAGGACTTAAGGAATGCGTAACAACTGCAACTATGTCACCCGTTGCTGGATTATAAGAGTTGATAAACATGTACTGTATGACATCATCAGTTGGTGCATATACAGATAGTGTTTGTCCAGCACTAAATGCTAATCCTGGCGCTATAGGGCTTTGATAGTAATTTTGACCTACTGTTTGAAAATAGTACTCACCTGTGTTTTGCGTAGTGCAAATTAAAGGTGTTGTGCCTTGAAAACCTTGATCACCCTGAGGTCCCTGATCACCTTGGAAACCCTGATCACCCTGAGCGCCTTGATCGCCTTGTGGTCCCTGATCACCTTGAAAACCTTGAACACCTTGGTCGCCTTGGTTTCCTTGGTTTCCTTGGTTTCCTTGAAAACCTTGGTCGCCCTGTGGGCCTTGGTCACCCTGAAAACCTTGTGGGCCTTGGTCGCCCTGAACGCCTTGGTCACCTTGAAAACCTTGATCGCCTTGAATTCCCTGTGGGCCTTGGTCACCTTGAGAACCCTGCGCTCCGCCCTCACCAGTAAGACCCTGAGGCCCTTGACTTCCCGTTATGCCTTGAGAGCCTTGATTACCTTGTGCGCCAGCAATCCCTTGAAAGCCCTGATTGCCTTGGCTACCTTGATTTCCTTGGGAGCCAGTTGTTCCTTGCGTGCCTTGTGCGCCAGCAATCCCTTGAAAGCCCTGATTGCCTTGCGCTCCAGCCGCGCCTTGACCGCCCTGTGAGCCAACAACGCCTTGAGCGCCTTGGGTACCTTGGGTGCCTTGGGTGCCTTGATAACCTTGATACCCGCGTGGACCCTGAATCCCAGTAAGGGATACGGATACATCAGTGGGGGAATCCTCAACGACGGTTACCTCGTATTTGAGTTCCTCAATATTGACAGTGTTGGGGCCTACCTCAAGAACCTCAACAGCAATTTGAGGATCTTCACCTACTGTCATCTGGTGACCTCGGAGTCTAGATTAAAGGCTCCCTTTAGTAGTCGAATCACTGTCCCACCATCCGACTCAAGCTCTAAGTCATACACGCCCGGACGAGAAATGTCTGAAGTGTCGTCAGCGTCAATCGTCAGGGTGATTTCACCAGTAACCCCACCTAGCGAAATTCGACCATTCTCCGTGGTCAGTTCAATGATGATGCTTGAGGCATCCAGATCGCGACGAACCTGCATGCGAGCGGTGTAGTCGGTCAGGTCTATTTCATCGCCGGCAGCATCGGTAGCAGTAATAACTCGCGTAAAGGTTGCGCCTTGCTCACATGTGAAATTGTAAATTCCAGCGGCCATGGAAACTCCTTTAAAAGCAATAATAAACGCAACAACCGTCAAAACCGAGTAAAGGCGTTTCGCAGTTGTTTAACTGAGCAAATCTAGGGGCGTTTCCCTAAACGGGCTGACGGTGCCGAGTTCAGTCCTCGGGTGCGACGTCTACTTCAATTTCAACTACTGGAGTTGAACTGAAGAATGAGGCAATCGTCGGATCGCCAATCCGTGAAGAAATAAAAGCAAGCAGCAGCGTAATAACCGGCATGACGATAAAAATCAATTCGGTATCCATGCCGTACTTGACGAGGAGGTATGTGATCAGTGATGCAGCAAGTCCCTTGCTACCCTGGTCAATTGCTTGTGATTTGATTGAAGGATTCATTCGAGTCCGTCCCCTACTTCTGTGTCAATGTTGATCATTTCTGAGGCCATTTGCAGCATTCCAATGGCGTGCCATGGACTCATTGTATCTGATGTAACCACTCTGAGGTCCATACCTTTTTCGGTCATAACCTCAATTACAAAAACATAATTGCTTATGAGGTCATTCCCGATAACATCATTAATGACCTCAGAAAAGTTTTCGGTCATCGGTTTGGTTCCGATTCGAGCTTTGATACACATGCTCGCAATCGCGCTACTTCTGATTCCATTTCTTCATTGCGACGTTCGCAGTCCGCCATTGAGTCCCTCATTTGAGTGATCTCGTCACGAAGGCGGGAAATTTCGTCTTGCAGGGTTCCTACGATTTCCTTGTACCCAGAAAGAACTGTTCGGATTTCCTGAACCCCCATTTCCTCGCGCTTAGTTCGGAATGTGAACCATGCCGTCATGACAGCGACAATGATGGCTAAAGAACCACTAATGATTGCTGCTTCTGTACCCATGGCATCACACCTCCGTGTTATATCAACCTGTTGATAACCGGTTGACAACCTGTGGAAATGTTAACGAGTAAAATTTACTGCTGGCAGAAACTATTAGCCAGTGTGATTGATGACCAAGGTTCCACCAAAAATAACATTGTAAAAAAGGTCAGCATCCGAGGGCGCCCAAATTGAATAGCCGTAAGAATAACCGTACCCACCGTAGGTGCTATAAGTTTCCTCATCAAGAACAATTGAATTTGAAGTACCGATCATGATCGCGTCCGCCCATGGGGCGTAAAACGGAGCGAGTTCGTTATCCCCATAGAAAAAAGAACCCTGAGGATCAGCACCATTTTGAATTGAGCCTACTGGACTGCCACCATAAATGGAAAGAATTCCAGCAGAAGACGTATGCAAATAGGCTGGGATTCCAGTATTTATGCCAGCACCGCCATACCGCTGGAGTTGAATTCCGGCGCTTGTCACATTTAAGTTGTGGTATGTATTGCTGTAAGCGCCGTTATAGAAATAGTGGCCGTAGCGTCGCCTATTCCAGGGTTGCTGATATCCCTGACTAACGCCACCCTCCCAAGTGTCGTCACCCTCTAGCCAACTAGCGCTACCCGTGGGATTGCGGTAGTAAGGGGATTGAAGAAATCCTCGAACCGCATTAGCACCCTGACCCTTTGACTGCACTACAGCGGAAGTGCCAGCATTGCCACGCGTGTCATAGGGGGTGAGTCGATATGTATGTACTGCACTCGCCAAGTTAAGTGCGCTGTGAACTGTATAGGCGCTAAGCGCAACATTGTAATCAGTGTATGCCAATGCACCTCCAGCATTACCGTAGTAATTGCCAATGAAGGAATATGAAGATCCACCATTAAGAGATCGCTCTAGACGGGTATAGGAAAAGTCTGCATCGTTAGGTTGAATCCAATAGACATAGCAGTAACGGGTGTCTCCGGCACCAGCACCACCCCATGTTGCCGATGTTGAGGTTGGGGCAGACGGACCAGCGGTGTCGTAGTTGAAGACTTGCTCCCAAGCGCTTCCGGTATAAACATAGCCCTCTTCTACTTCTTTCCAAACTCCAAGGTCGCGAACATAGAGGTCTCTAACAAGCCTCCAAGAACTTCCGTCGTAAGCCCACGTTTCTTCAGCCATGATTAGACGTACTTGAAGTAAAGGTCACCAGCAGTGGGGGATCCACCAATGGACCCAATTGCCGTGGTTCCGTATCTGATTTTACCGCCGGTGGCATTGTTGGTTGCGTTGTAGTAAACGCCAGCAGCAAGTTTTGAGGAGTCCACTGATGCTGATGCGAGTTTCGCCAAGGTCACATTCGCATTAAGGATCTTCGCAGTCGTTACCGCATCAGAAGCAATTTCAGCAGCAGTGACCGCATTGTCGGCAATTTTTGCATTTGTAATTGCATTTGCTTGAATTTTAGCCGATGTAATTGCGTCCTGAAGGATGTTTACCGTATTGACTGAATCCGTTGCAAGTTTTTCGTTTGTCACGTTTGCATTAAGGATTTTTGCAGTAGTAACTGAATCTGCCGCAAGTTTTGCTGCGGTAACTCCAAGGTCTTTAATACGTAGGGTGTCGGTATTGATTTCAATTGTTGAAGCATCAACATTGATTGACAAAACTCCTGAAGTTGAAGCAAGACCCGCACCAGCAACATCAGCGGCAAGTTTTACAGCGGTGACCCCACTATCCTTAATGCGGAGCGTATCTGCGTTGAGTTCAATTGTTGAAGCATCAACATTGATTGACAAAACTCCCGAGGTTGAAGCAAGGCCGTCACCGGCTACATCGGAGGCGAGTTTTACGGCGGTGACATTTGCAGCAAGAATCTTTGCAGTTGTTACTGAATCCGATGCAAGTTTTATAGCAGTTACATTTGCATCAACAATCTTTGCTGTAGTGACTGAATCACTTTGCAGTTTTGCAGCGGTAATGATGTTGTCGGCAATGATTGCGGCTCCAGATACAGAATTAGTACCGAGCGTATGAACATGATCTGACCGAGAGAAACTGGTAGCAGTACCCTCAACTAGCGAGGTTCCCACTGCAATGGGGGCTTCAGTGACAATTGAGTGCCGGTGATCGGCAAGTGCAACTTCTGCCGTCCGGACACCACTTGTGTCGGTAATTGTTCCGGCGCTCTTTGTGGCATCAGGTTGGATTGCAGTGATGTCCGCTTCTTCGCCAAAATCTGAAACAGGGATCCAGAGTGATCCCGTGCAGAAGTAGAGAATTAGGGTGTCCGTCGCATAATAAAAAGACTTGACGTAAGAGGCGCTCGTGGGGTCACCAATACTTGCGGCTGGTCCAGTGCGGAACAGGGCCGCAAGAGTTTCAACCTGAAGGTTGTCCGCATCCATCTGAGAACGGTTAAACGGATCGGCACCTGAATCCCAGCGATGTAGTGAGAATCTAGAAGTTCGAGTTACTGGCATTTGATTTCCTCCGATGCCTAAATGTATTTGTGCGTGATTGCAGAACCTGCTGGCTTTGCAAAATCAACGAATGTCAGTACTGCTTCCGGACCCGTGGTTTGAGAACTTAGGGTTTTGATCAAGTAGAAGGAATTGTCACTCATATGCAACTTTGCATTTGCTGACACTGGATTGAGTTGAGCAATAGTTCCAACGGAAGAGGGATGCGCTGTTGTATCAAAAGTGATTGTGCGTCTGTCAGAAGAAATTGTAACATCGCCACTAACAAATGATCCGAAGGTTGCATTTAGCGTATTATTACTAGTCCCAGTCACAACTATGCTTCCAAGGATTTCATAAGAACTCAGAACGGGTAAGAGCTGTTGGAATGTAATTGTCACCACTCCACTAGCGGAACTAATGGACTCAATTACCCCATTCCAGTATTTCTTTTCAATCTGGACTTTTTTTGTAGTTGCCCATCCACGAGTGAGCAGGTAGCCACCGTCATATTCAACTTTGAAAGAGTGAGCATCAACAACTGAATGAACGGTGTAAACGCCACCGAGTTCGGGATACGGACTTGCGTAGATTTCAATAAAATCACCAACGCTCAACTCATGAAGCACGGTACTCGTGATCTTCAAATAGCCTTGATTGCGCTCAATTGTGACTGGTTCATCTAGACCACTAAGACTGAGGCGGGCTGCTCTTTTCATTCCGTCAATCGTTCCAGCCCAAATGCCTGATGCTCCAGTTCGAATGAATTCAGCCAATGCCCCTGGAGGTGTAAGGGGATAGGCATTCACACCTTCAATTGAGGCCCAGTTCAAATCTACATCAGTACCGATTGTTCCTGTTTCACCAATTAAGAGATCGCTTGGCCAAATGACACCATTTGTTGAAGAAGCAGAACCCGATGCAGCAGTAAATGTAAGAACATCATCCACATCTGAATCTACGGTTTGACTAACAGTTGCAACGGTTTGTGTTGTTCCATCAAAGATCGTATACGTTCCATCAATTTCAATTGAATCGCCAATTGACAGATTATGAGCAACCCCGGTCGTCACGGTTACCGTTGTTGTTGATTGAGACAATGAAAGAATTGGATAAATCTGAGAAAAGTGAATATCGGTACTATTCGGAGCATCAGAAACTTCATATTGTCCATTGAGACTTGTATCGCTTGCTCCGGTAATTGTAAAAACATCACCGTCAACGAACCCATGCGAAGTCACAATTACAGTGACAGCACCGTCCGTCCTCGTAATTGAGGTCCATGATGTTGAATATGAAGTCACATCAAGATTGACGTCAGTTTCCCACTCATCCCAATCGGTGTAGTTGGCTTCCAAAAAGAACCAATTAGTTCCACTTGAAGTATCTGAAATTGCAGTAGAGCGCATTCCGACTAGTTGTGAAAGCCACTGAAGCCATTCGGTTTGTGTTCCGCTTTCTGGATATCCAGAAGGATCAGTAAGGGTTGATGTTGCTAGTGGATAATCCGGATTGCCAACAGTCCCATAGCCGAAGTCGTCAATGTATTTATAGATGTGTCCAAGGGTTGCGCTAGCGACATCAAGGTAGAGCAACATGGGATTAACGGGATTCGTTTGATTCCCATCTTCCTCAACCATGTACTCAGGAATCCAGCGAGATAGTCGCTTGACGATTGGTTCCTCGGTTATGTCTTCTGGTTGATACAAGACAACATCATCAATCCAAAGTTTTGAATCAATTTTGTCATTAACATCATCTACTTCAAATTTGATCTTGACAGCAACATAGACAGCATTAACGGGGATGTCATCAACATCCACAACTAAAGATGCGAGCGTCCAGTCACGAAATGACATTTCAAAATCAGAATAATGGGCTGGAGTTTGTGCAATTACCTCTTGAGTGGCATTGTAAAATTGCAATCCAACCCGAATGGATCTATTGACAGTTTCATGATGAAACCACAGAAACACTCGATAAGAGTTAGTCCGATTAACAGGAACCAACTCAGCAATCGTTGTTGAATCTCCGGAGTAGACATAAGCAGTATTGCCAGTTGCTGTGATCTGAATACTGGCAATCCCAGAGTGAGCGCGTTTAGTTGTGCGCGCTAAATCTGCGTCAGTGGCAGTCCAATACCCAAGGCCGCCATAGGCCGGAGATTGAAGTCCGCTTGTATTGGCGTCCAGAAGATTCGCAACATGCATAACTACACCGTCGTCGTGACATGCGTGCCACTTGTGACTAATGGGGCTGGGTCATAGATAGTGAAGTTGCCATTAGCATCGCGCTTCATCGGGAGGATGCATCCAGATGTTGGTAAGGGGTAATAAATCACCGTATGCGTGCCTGACTGCGTACCCGATGTATTGATTCGGCCAGTGCTTGAGTTCGCAATTGCGTTGCTTTGAGTCGTGTTTAAATTGAATGTACCAGCTCCTGGGTTTTGAACATAATAAACCGTGCTAGCACTAAGCCCTGTAGGCAATGCACCTGTTGTCGTAAAATAGATTCCATCACCAGCAACAAACCCATGATTAGTGAGAGTTACAACACAAGGACTCGCAATGGTAATAGTTGCTGTTCCTGTTGAAACAATTGTACCGGTTCCTTGAGTGTAGGTAATAGTGGAACTTGATGGAGTTAATGCTTGCGCGATTGTTGTGGTATTGAATGCCGAGTTGCTCATACCCGTAACCTTCACCCAAAGCGATTCTCCAGCAGTAAGGTCAAGGTCATGGACTCCGCCGATCCCAGGACCGCCGATTGTCAAAGTGCAAGTAGTTCCTGTTCGGGCAAAGTTTGTAACTTGATAAAGAGTTGACTCTTCAGGGATGTAAGCGTCAGTCGGCGTAATTGTGACTGCCGAAACATATTCAATAGCCGGAAGAGTTGAGGTTCCGACCGTAACTACCGTATTCCTGAGCTTGGTGATAATTTCGTTGTATCGAATTACATCCGACCAATCCCAAGTATTTGATGAAATGTAATTGCTGAGTGTTTCATTGCAAGCATCCTCAACGCTTGAAGCAAGAATTCCCGCAGGGAGTTTCACTGTTGCTGAAACTCCTACCTCAACAATGGCAGGATTCACTACTACTGGATCAAGCGCTCCGTGAACGCGCTCGACAACTCCCTCGTAGATGATGTCCTTAACGCCGTAATTCGTATCAGTTGATTCCAATGAACCATCGCCAACCCCATCTAGAAGGTTGTCAACCGTGGCGTCAACGGGGGCTACAGCGATCATTACATTGTTGACAAGTTCGCCTTCTCTCGTTTCATTCGTGTTGTCCACTGAATGAACTCGATAGGCATCTGGGTAGCGACCAGACTCAACTACGAACTGATCCATCTGAGTGGTCGTTACGAGGGCAGTTGAGAGGCGAGAGAGTGTGGCAACAGCACGACTGAAGTACTGAGCATCGGTTTCCTCTGTTAGCCCGCCCGTAAGGGCTGTGACCGTTTCTGCCGAGGCGACCGCTGGAACGATTGAGAGGAGGACCAAGCCGGTTCCAGATGCAAGACCATTGAAGGCCTCGGTAATCGTAGAAGTTTTGGCTGGAACAAACCCAGTTGCGGGAATCGTTGATGCTGGAGTCACCAAGCCAGTGGTTTCAGAGTATGTCGCTGAAGCGCCAGCGGTAACGGTGAACTTAAAAGCATCATTGGGATCAATGGTTACGGCGGCGTTTGAAATATTCATGTTGGTCGTGCCGGAAATTGTTACTAAATTCCCGTTAGAAAGGCCATGCCGAGTTGTAGTTGTAACCGTAATAACTGTTGTGGCTTGGCTAATTGTGGAAACATTCTTTGATTGGGATGCGCTCACCAGTTCTGTTGTTTCTAACAAAAGAACGTCGGAAGTTGATGATTCCTGATAGTACAAGCGAGTTCCAAGTGGAATATCAAAGTTGGCCGTCGTTGAACCGTTGAATTTCACGATGGTCGTTGCTGATGTACCGGTATTCCGTTCCACATCAAGCAGTCGAAGGAGGACTTCAATCACAGCCCCAGGGAGTCGGTTGATTGCATAGATGGACTCTTGGGTTTCAAGGGCCATTGCTTGGAGTAGGACGGTTTCAATAGACCCCTCTTGCGGAGCAAACTCTGGAAGGGCGACCTTTGCATAGTCAATAGCATCAAGAAAGATCTGCTGACTTGACGCGTCAAATAGCGTCAGGTCTACATATGGAGTTACATCAGGACTTCCCATTATACGATTCCTCGGTAAATGCGATCTACATCGGTAAATGCAATGGAAACGGCCATCTTTCCATCTTCGCTAATCTTAGTTGAAGAGGACTCAACAACTATGTCTGGATGATAAAGACTGATTCCAGCCTCAACCTCCCCAAGCTCCATTTGAGCAAATACTGGATCAGTCAGGCCATACCCAAGGGCTAGCGGGAGTTCCCCACAGTTGGTTTTCACAAATCCGTAAATACGTTGAGCTGTATGGTCATTTGAGGCCTGGACGACCTTCGCCGCAGATCCGTCAGCCTTAAAAGTAAATGGAAAAGCCAATAAGTCCATATCTCTATCTTCCCATAAAAAAGATCATCGTGATCCTAAGTCTTGATGATGTAGTTGACGAGCATAAACGGTTGAAGATTGTTATGTTCGCTATCCCCACCGGTTAAACCGGTATTCCCCGATATCGTGTGACCATGGCTGGTCCCAGCATTGGTGAGTACGCGAGTGGTCGCACTGGCACCCGAAGCGACTAGGGCTTGATAATCAGCACCGGCTGCCACCCCATAGTTATTAATGCCAAGCGCATCATATTTGCCAGCGGTATGTGTGTGTGTTGAATCATTTGTGTTTGCAAGCGTTCCATCATCGTGAAGATGACTTGGCATTTCAGCCGAGATTATCAGATGCTTCTCTTCACCCGATGTGGCACCAATAGCATTGGGAATAGTGAGTACCCCAGCGTCGGTGCCGTTGATGTTGTCAAGACCCATGGGGGTTCGACCACGCATGTCAGGCAAATAAAAGTTAGTAGTAGATGCCGCTGGAACGCCATAGGGGGCAAGGTGGATCGTATGAGTACCGCTTCCGGCGCTACTCGTGGTTATGGCAGTGCCTGTTGTGAACGAAGATGCTGCACCTGAAGATGCTGTAGCAGTTCTGGTGGAAGCCAATCGGAACGTATTTGCCCCTACAAATTTGACATAGTATGTTGTATTGATTGATAAACCTGCGGGCAATGTGCCAGTCGTGGTGAAGTAAACAGCGTCACCTTCGGCTAACCCATGGGCAGTTTGAGTAACTAAGGCCGATGCGCCATTGGCGATGCTAGTTACTGCACCCTTGGATACTGAAAGTGTTGACCACAGATCAGCATAAGTGGTTCTACTTACGGATGACCCATCACAAAACAGCCATCCGGCTGGAGCCGTAAGACCGGCATAGGGAGAAATAAGGCCACTTGGTGAATACCAACTTCCATGCTCCCCATCTAACCGATCAGCATTTAGGTTGGTTATAAGGGTTGTTGAAGCAACAGTCAATGGCGCAGTACCAGTAGCAATAGTGCTAGTGATGGTGCTGAAACTAGGTGTTGTTGAGGTGGCAAGCGTGGGAGTTGATCCCTCACCCGTTCCAGATCCAGCACTAATTGACATATTGGTGCCAGCGGTGATCGTGGAAACATAATCGCCGGTCGTATCTGTGCCAAGAGCAACCTTGTTGGCGGCAACGGTTGCGTTTAGAGTGAAATCAGCGGAACCGTCAAAAGTGACATCTCCGGTTAGATCTCCGCCGAGTGTGATTTTTCGACCCGTCGTCCACTTTGCAGCAGATCCGGTTGTGTCGGCATTGATTGTTGCAGGAAGGCTGAGAGTAATAGCGGCACCTTCAACCCCCGAACCCGATACATCAATTTCATTAGCGGTTCCGGCGACCGTTGCAACATAGTTGCCGACAGTAAGACTCCCGAGATCAATGTTTGCAGCGATAAACTTAGTTCCGTCGTACTGTAGAAAGTCCCCGGTTACTGCACCGCTAAGGTCAACATCGGGCTGATCTAGGCTTGACTTGACTCGACCAAGAACTACTAGGTCATCCTTCTTTCCCTCCAAGAAAGAAACGAATACCAACTCTCCAACTGATGGAATGTCCGTAAAACCGGAATCACTGTATTCAATGTTCTTGAATACGGCATCACCCGTCATACGAGGAACCTTGATATCCAGTCGCTTATCGGTGACGGCTGCAACGATCCCATAGAAGATGCCATTGGCATTAAATGGAACTGATTGAGTTTTAAATGGAGTTGTGTAGTTTTCCATGTCGGTACCTATGCAGCCACATTAGTAAAGCCGCCACCAGTGAAACTGACTCGACTATTTAGATCCTGCTTCTTTGCCTCATCGCTTGGTTCTTGAGGAGTTCTTGCACTAACAGAAACGCTTTCAAAGGTTCCCTCTTCCCAAGAAACTTCACTTACAAGATAATTAACTTGGAACATAGTTGGCATATCTTCCAAGCGAATAGTCATACCAGGACGGAGTAATCGACCCTCGTCCCATGGAAGTTGAAAATTCACCTCAGCAGCATTGTAATCATCATCAGATTTCCGAGCAGTGGGGCATTGAAGCGCTCGCATGCTGTATGCACCCGCATTAGCAAATTCTTGATTGGCAAGAAAGTCAATCCATGCCCATGTGGCAAAGTCAATGTAGCCACCGTTTACTGGCAGGCCGACAAAAGCCTGAAGATTTCCCACTGCAATTGCTGTAGAAAATCCAAAAACACCATCAACCGCAACATCCTGTCCAGCCCGCTCGCGTAGAACGCGTTGAGCATACATCACATACCATTTAATTCCAGCACCGTCTGCGCCGTCACCAAACTGAAGAGTCGGTCGTCCGAGCGGCAACGGAATGGGATTGAACTTTACGGCATTCTCCTGCTCGGTGAAGTAGCGAATTGGTGTGTATAGGAAACCTGGGTTTGCTCCCCTTCCAGTCACGGCAAATTTTCCCAATAGGAATTGCTGGGATGTAAAAAACAGCCGTCCATCCGTTTCAAATAAGACATACTGATTCGCACTTGCGAGATTTGTCAGCACTTGCCACACCGACTCATCAGACTCAGATGAGGATGACTGCGCGATATTCTCTTTAGGTGGCGTGTTCTCGCCAAAGAACTTCAGTTCTTTTTCTCGAGCTTTCGTCGCCGCATATGTTGTTGCGTTTCCGCCAGTAAAAAGATTCTTGCCTTTATCTCGTTTCAATTCTTGGCATGGACCAGAACGACAATCAAGTTTGACCTGCTCCTTGCCGCTTGCTTGACTGGTCTCAATAACGGCAATTTCAAACCTCATGTTTTCCCAAACAATCCAACCACGAATTTGGAAAACATTAGACTTAAGATAGTAAAGATCTGGATCACTAACGGTAATGCTGATCTGGCTTACGGAATCCATAGTCAGGCTTACTGACATGCTTGTGATTTGAGGAGCAATGTCAGTAAACACTACAGGGAAAGTGCTATTTGGATCTGAAACATTATTTAAAACAACGACTGGAGAAATCATGTCTACTTCACGGGCCAGTTCTTACTGACATGATCGCCCCAGACATCACCAGTTGTTGTTGGTGCAGCAGCGGTTCTTCCAGCCTCCGTTGCTTCGGGTGGAATGTCCTTAATAACAATCAAACCAGGGATTTTTTGGCGTTGATCAAAATGAACTTCCGTTAATGAAAGTCCAACTTCGGCAATTGTGATTTCTTGCTTTATATTCAACCTTTGAGAGCTGACTGAAACATCTACAATCCTGAAAAGTTTTCCAGTAACGACTTCACCCAAGCCAATAACGGCAATATCCTTGTCAGACCGAGCAAGAAGGCGCAGCCAATTAATATTCCATTCCGCTGAGTTGTATCCTTTTGATGTGTCGGCAGTCAGCACTAAATTTAAATCAATTGACAGCAATCTTTGTTCTGATCGATAAAGAAGTGGTTCTCGGCCAGGTCGGGATAATTGCTCATAAGAATCTGACATATCTTTAATGCTTATTGAATTTGGAGCAAATGGAAATGTAAAAGATGGGACAAATGGATTTCCATTGGGGAACTGAATCGGAGCAGTAGCCCTAAGAGAAACCTTCCCAGGGGTTTCTGCTTTTCTTAAAGTTCCGCTAAATGCAGATTCCCACTCAGTAGAACCACTTGAAATGATTACGGTAGGCATCAGGCACGCTCCCGATTAGAGCGCTGAGTTTCCTGAATAATTGTGACAACTTTTCGTGCCACTTCGTCAGCACTTGCAGTCCCACCCTGTACAGAAATGTTGTAGTTATTTGTGGTTGATCCACCACCATCACCACTAACCATAGCGGGGGAAGAGGTATCCCCAGAAGGGGGAACGACATGAAGATGTCGGCCGCCAGCAGCGCCATGGAACTCGGCAAATCCACCTGATCCATTTACGAGAGATGCATACTGACCGAGGTTGTCGCCTGTTAGGTCATAAGCGTTGCCGAACTTATGATCCGACATTCCAGAGCCAAGGTTCCAATTTCGGAGTCCTGAGGTAACGGTTCGATTTCCAGCAATTTTGCCATTAAAAGCCATGTGCTTGCCCATTGTTCGGGCCATGCGACTTGTGGAGGTATCACCAGGAAGTGTGACTCCGGCCTCTGCTGCGGCTTGTCTTTCAGCAGCAGTTAGAGTTGGTCCGCTACTTCCAGAAGTTGTCACATTGAAAGTTGAACTATCCAAGACTTGGCCTTTGCCATCTTTAAGATTCAGGTCAATCTTTCCTTGGAACTGCACTTTTGCTTTGTTTAGGGCATTGAGGAATGCTTGCTCAGTTCCACTCAGTTGCCCCTGAATCAAAGTTGAAAGAGTGTCGCCCATTTCTTTAGTATTAACATCAAGTCTTCCGCCAGAAAGAACACTAATTTCCGTTTTAAGACCGTTTGTTGCTTGAGTTAAGGCGTCCTCTTCGCTGACCCCTTGCCCTCTTAGTGTGTTGTATTTATCAGCCGCGGCACCGGTTTTGCTTCCAACCCCAAGAGCAAACGCGGGGTCGTACTGCATTCTCGTGGAGAATCCGGTCTGACCTTTTTGAAGCCCTTGAACAACGCGACTCGCTTCTGCACCAAACATTGAAACCACACCAGTTGTAGCACCGCCCTTGATTGCATCCCCTAGGCTGTTGTAGTACGACTTCTGAACTTCCTCAACAAATTTGTCGTAAGCGCCAACTCCAGTGCCAAAGTCACCCTTGGTATAAGCCTGAAGAAGAGTAGTCATTGAGGCCTCAGTAAAGTCCTCAGCATACTGATCCATAAGTCCTGTATCTGAACCGGTGTAGTTGAATAATTGTTGACCGGCGGCATTCAATTTTTGATTCTGCTCGCGTGCTGCTCTTTTGTCTTCAATCGGCTTCATAATGTCTGCCAAGATTCGACCAGCGGCTTTAGCCCTATTGGCCATCAAGTCTGCACCTCTAGCGGCCACTTTGGTTGCATCACTCATATCAACCATGGTGTAGCCCAACCCTTGAATCAAGTCTTGAACGGTAAGCAGGTTCTTGCCGAGATCCCACTTCATAGTTGAAGCAAGTTCACTGGCAGCATCACCAGTAACTCCCATAACGCTAGAAATCAATCCAAAGTTCGTGTCCTGCTGCGCGGCCATCGTGTCCATTTCTTGGGCAAAAGCCTCCAACTGACCCCGATAAGCCTTTTCATCTTCTAGGCCTGATTTCTTGATATTGATTGATGTTTGAAGTTGAGAACTGTAACTGTTAAGAAATTGAATTTCGGAATCAAGCAGTTCGCCTCTATTGGCAAGTAGTTGGTTAACGCGCTTAAGTTTGTCCTCATCACTCCAGGATCCGCGATCAAAACCCTCTCCTCGTCCGCCCCCCATGATTTTAGTTAAACTTCCCTTGTCCGTTGAAATAGACGTGTTATCCCCACCCGCATCAAGGATGTCTTCAATAACTTTCCCGCGTGTGGAAGTTTGATATTGATTTTGTTTGCCCTTATTGTCAACTCCATAAATAAGAGCATCCATTTTGGAGTTCATTTCTTTAGTTTGAGCGTTAAACTCCCCAGGTCTATATGCTTTACCTTGGGAGCGCAATTGCATTGCCCGAGAGCGAAGAGCATATTGATCATTAACGGGAATCCCCGCAAATGCACCTTCCCTGAGTCGCTCTTTTGCTGCCTTTTTTTCTTTTCCTGCTTGATCACGAGCGCTCATAATTCCACCAATACCGCCAACAACAGCACCCAGACCAGCACCAACAGCGGTTCCGACGCCAGGGGCAATCATTGAACCAATGGTTGCCCCCATACCGGCGCCGCCAATCGCTCCACCGAGTCCCTGCATTACACCACTAGTTTTTGATGTTGACCCTTGAATGAATCCACCAGCAAGCATTCCCGCAGTCGCGAGGCCGGTGACAGCACCAGGACCCATTTTTTTCAATTCTTTGACTACACCTTGACCGAAAGCCTTGGTTCCAGCCCTAAATGCTGGACCACCTGACTTTGCTTCAATTTGTCTAGCGCTATAAGGGATGCCATGAGCGCCGACACCGCTATATGGACCAACCTGCTGTCCAGTTGCGGCTGCAATGGTCATCTGCGTCTTTGCGGCATTTCGCGCTCCGAGAGCAGCAGCCTTTGGAGCGCGCCAGAGATTTGACCTTGCCTCCCCAGCCCGTCTAGAGAAGTTGGCTCGGCGTTGATCGCGTAATTGCTGTCTGTATAGTTCTTCTTCGGTCTTTGGGGCTGCTCCACGTTGAGCGCGAGACAGACCTCCCAAAGTTGCAAAGTTAAGCATCCCTGCGCCCATGCCCATCTTCATGGGCTTCCCATTCGGACCCATCATTTTTCCGCGACCAGTCAATGCCCCCATAGCCATTAGTGCTAAGAGGGGTTTAAGAGGTCCGAGAGCGCCTGCCAATTTTGCAACAAGACCAATCATCGTCATGAACATGCTGACGAGTGGGGCCATTGCTTGCTTTACGGCAGCAAGACCATCAATAAATCCTCGAAGACCTTCGCCAATATTTGCAATGGTTTCTTTGAACTTTTCGCCGTATCCGCCAGTACTTTCCATGACATCGCTAAACGCCATGATCGCGTGTTCAATGGTCTTCCAAACCTCAATGCCAATGGGCTTTAGCATATTCTCATAAAGATTATTGAATCCGCCGGTTGCTTTTTCTAACCAGCCACCAATTGATCCGAACACACCACCAAGTCCTCCAAAAATTCCCTTAAGTGATTTTCCCCACTCAAGGAGTTTTGGGAGATTTGTAATAATTGAAGTTGCTAAATAATCAAAAACACGAGTAATGGAGGATCCAGCCTTGTCTGGGAAAATGTTTCCCATCACGGACTGGATTGCTGGACTCACCTTCATTAAGAAGATTTTTAAACCCTTGTCAACTTCGCCCATTGGGGTTGATAGTTGATCAATAAGAGTTCCACCTAGTTCGGTAAGGCTCTCTTGGGCAGTTCGAAGACTTGACTTAAAACGACCTATTAGGGTTTTATTTACATCATCAAGCGCATTTTTGAATGGCTTCAATGATTCAATTTCACCTCTGGAGAAGGCTCCAAAGAATTGCTCGGCGTTCATTCCGGTTTCTTTAAGTGCTTTACCTAGTTGCGGCGACGATTCTGAAATCGTCTTAAGCATTTCTTCCGTGAACTTTCCCTCTTTTTGGGCTTTGACGAAAGTATCAGTTAGTCCTGAAAGAGCCTTATCGGGATCATCAGCGCCAATGGCAAAGTTTCCAAGAGTCTGAGCCATAGCTCGGTAATCAGCAGTGACTCGGTTTCCAGAGTTGTACTGAGATTTTGCCATCCCAGTTAACGTCTGCTGCTTGAACATACCGAGCTGACCGCTACCCATTAAGCCACTGAGTTCAGCAGTGAAAGATTTTCCACCGGATCCTGCTGCTCCAGCACCAGCAGAAATTGCAAGTGGCGCGATTTTTGCATTATTCAACTGCCTAATGGCACCCAATACGCCTGCTAGTCCGGCAATGGCAACACCGGCAGCAACACCCATTCCTTGCAGTAGGTATTGCCAGCCTTTTGCTACGGCTTGTCCAGCAACGAGAGCGACCTTCAGGCCGACCATTGCAATAGCCATTACGCCGAATTCGGCACCAGCATATTTGGCAAACTTGATTAAAGGTGAAAAGGCATTGCTAAGGGAGCGCAATTCCTTAAGCGCTCCCTTATTGGCCCTGCTTGACTTACGAGTATGACGTTCGTTCTTATCAAGTTCCTTATTGAACTTATCTGTTGAACCTGTGGTTCGGTCTATTTCGTCACCAAGGTCACCAAAAGAACCACTAGCGCCGTTTCCAGCCTTATTTAGTCGATTTAGTCGAGCTTCTAGGGCGGTAAGTTTGCGCTTCGCCTCACCGTCGCGAACATCAATTTTGATGACTACATCAGCGGTTGCCACGCAAACTCACCTCCCTAAAACTTATTATCTACCTTGTTTGGCTTTCCGTGCTTGCTCTTCGCGATCTTCTGCGATGACTCTAGCACAAGCCACTCTGATCATCCATGTCGTCATGTCACAGTCAAGAAGCACTAATGGGTCTGTTCCGAACAGTTCCCCGAGTCTTGCTGCCGTCTGAATTAATGGATTTTCAATTAATTCGTCTACTGCGTCTTCGTAGGGTCCACCTGTTCAACATCGTCATTGAAGCCAGCGGCGTCAAGCACAGCAAGAGCCGCACCCTCAACGTGCGGATCAAGACCGTAGACCGCTCGGACGCAATCAAAGACTCGAATGGCCTCAACCATTGACATGATGAGTTCGTCGCCAAATGTGACTGGCTCGCCATTCTCAGTGACCTCGTGTCCGTTAAGGAAGAAGCCTGTGCAGGTATTGGCAAGAACGTGACACGAGAAGCGAACAGCATCAAGGCCGTCCTTACGCTCTGCTCCAGAAGCACGGCGCCATGCCTTGATCTGATGCTGAGTCACATTGGGGGAATAGCGGATTGTCATTCCAGGTCGTTCTGGAACTTCAATAAGAACATCGGCACGCTCTACCTTTTTGGAGAGTGTGGTGCGAAGTTGGTTTAGAAGATTTGGCTCGGAAACAGAACCAATTACATCGCTGCCATTGGAGTCTTCAACTTCACCAATAACAATGTCCTCTGGAGTGATGTCATCATCAGCACCAAAGGTATATACGGGGTCAGCCATATTATTTACTATCCAATCAGGTTGGGGTTAGGTAGATAGATCATAGGTGGAACTGGGGGTATCCATCAAGGAGTACCCCCAGTATCCATAGTTCAGGCAGCAGATGAAGGTGGTCGAGTGACCTGTTCGCACGAGAAGGTAAGCGAGAACGTTGCAGGCCCACCTGACGAGGAATCACCCTCGGGTTCAGTAATGTTCACAAGGAGGGCATTTGGGTAAACCCGTGAGCGCCCACGAAGGATCTGATTATCAGCATCCAGAGTGAAGATTGAAATGTCGTAGCGTGCCTTGCCCACGATTGTACGAGCTCGAGAAATGAGAGATTCGTCAATTTCTGGGTCATAATGACGCGTTACGGTAATATCGCCAACCTCAATTGGGGCCGGAAGAGCCTCAGGGAAGGTTGATCCACCGTCATACACCTTTTCAACGGAAGCCTGTACTTCGCCACCAGAAACCTGGGCGAAATACTGACGAGCGCTGGCGGTGAAATCCGGTGGCACGATTGATGAACTGGCTTGTGCTGTAGACGGTTTTACCGCTGCAACAATCTGCCGCTGTGAAATCTTTGCCATCTTGTATTACCCCTTATCAGACAGTAGCGGTGAGGGAGGACTTGGAAATTGTCACATTGATCTGCTCAGCGACAGGTGAAACCCGAACGCCGACAGTTGCAGTGACTACACCATTTGCGAGATTGCCAACTGGATTGTTTGCTGAGGAAACCTCAACAGAGTAACCAGAGTCAATCGGCGCTCCAGTGTTGGGATCAAACCCCTCGTAGAGTCCACCAGCAGTACGGATGGGATCTACAACGCCGGTGAGGATTGCTTCTACCTGACCGAAGAGATTGCCACGACCGTCAATTGGCCGGAACACGAGTGGCTCAAGAGCCGCTTCAGCCCGATCAACGATGTAGTTGATTGTGTCTCGGTAGGTGATGAAGCGCCAGTTGCCCTCATCAATTGAAGCGGAGCGAGCGCCGTAGACCTGAACGGCTCCACCGATGACCCGAAGAGCGTTTCCTCGTGCGGCATCAAGGGTGTCGGCGGTGGCTCGAACAACCGGAACATAGAGATCCTTGACATAACGTGCGGTTGAAATGTTGCCCGCACCGGCTCGCCATGCACCATTTGCCCGGAGCGCACGGGCGCGAGCAGCGGCAACGAATGCCTCTGGGGACTGCGCCCGAGTGCCACCAAAGCCGTCAGGAACCTTCACCCATGGCCAGTAGAAGGCCAAGTATGAAGCATTAGTGCGACCCTCTTCGGTGTCGCCCCAATACCCAGTGACATCATCAACAGCGTCACTGACGGTGGCGCCAATGACTGATGCGAGGAGTGCAATTCGACGGTTAGCAACGGCATGATCGCGCATTGCATTCCATACCGTTGCACCAGAAAAGCCGGGAGTGGCAACAGCGCCGGAGCCGAAGTCATAATCAAAGAGATCAAGACCAGTAGCAATAGTGGCTGCTACTACGGTAGAGCCATTAGCACCTGAAGTAAGAGCGTAGGTGTCGTCAACGATTTCGTCGTCTTTGTTGGCCGTGGTGAGAGTTGCCGTAAGAAGTTCAGAAAGAGCTGCACTTCCATTGATTGCTTCTGTGGCAAATTCGGAAGGATACTTTGTGGAACCATCGGCAATTACTTCCGCAGTGTAAGGACCACCGGTAAAGATGGTGCTTCCACGGTATTTGATAACGAGTGAAAGTGCGCTATCCACTGTTGTCGTTTCAACCTCAAGCTCATTACCCCAAGTTCCAGCGTTAGCAGCCGTAATTGTAATTACCGTTGCGGGGGTGCTGCTTTGAAGAGCAATTGTCGCTACTGCGGGCGAACCAGCAAGTACTCGCGTGATGTAGCAGCGCGTGCCGCCTTCTTCAAAGAAAGTGCGAACACTGTCGTGGAGTGTATAGGAGCTTGAAAAACCACCATAGATGGCTTCAAACTGACCCATACTCACAACAGCGCGTGCGCGATTGGTGGGTCCGCGTTCAGCGGTACCAACTAGGAACAGCGTTGAACCTGGGGTTACATTGGCACCTTCTGGGCCAACGCGAACGCCGGTTGTGACGTTGATACCTGGCATTAGGACTCCTTCACCTGCGTCGAGGTCTTCTTGCGTGTCGTTCGTGCTGGGGTTGAAATCTCAGCCTCTGGGGCTTCTTCGGTTACTTCTGGTTCGGCTTCCGGTTCTGCAACCGAATCCTCAGAAATGACCTCGGGTGAGATTTCTTCCTCAGTTGAAATTGTTTCTTGTGTAGATTCTGCCACTTCAACTGGCTTTTGTGGCGAAAGTACCGAAACCAGTTGATTTTTAATCACCGAATTGACAATTTTGTCTTCGGAATCAACAACAACTAGTTCGCCCGGGACGGCCATGAGGCCATCGGAGGAAACCATGAGGGGATGATTTTGATTATTGACAACAGTGATTTCGCTCATCGTCGCAACTTTACGCCATAACTTTTACTTACCGGTGGAACTATTATTCATCTGTTGGTAAAACATCTGACCAGCCAAGATTGGCTGGATCAATGTCAAATGAATCAATGTCACTGACCTTAGTCCTCGTGATTTGCTCGTTGAGGGAGAGTTCATAAGCGAGGTAAGCTCCAGCAATGACCCGATCACCCTTCGCATACGAGAGATCGCTATATTCCTCACGGAGTGAGGTTTCATCCATCAGAACATCAGCGTCCATGTGAGAGAAAAATCCTGTTGACAGAACCTGCATGGCGGCATGATCTAACATTGATGCTCGTACAACAGCAGTGAGTCGATCGCGACTTTCAGTTGTCTGCTCTGGACCTTCTCCGCGAACCCAAATATAGGTTCGTAGATTGTAGGTAACTCGGTAATTTGGATCAGTGGACCAATTGGAATAATCGGTCCGAGTTAGAGATCCAGTATTCATCTGAATGGTGATAATTGTTGGCCAAACCTCTAGCCCTGCTGGCTCATAAGCAACATAGAGTTCGGGGTCAGGAAGACGCTCTGAATCCAATTGCCAAGCATTCCGGTGTTCAATAATGCGATGAGGGATGTCGCTAGCCAAATAATCGGTAACGAATTTTTTTGCTAACCACGGCCCTTGCATCATAATAATTAACTCCCAAACAACTTTCGCAAACCAACAATAGAGGCATCGCCGGTCAAGTAGAAGCCAGTCATTTCACCAAGTTCTTCGGCAAAACCTGTTGGCTCAAAGACGACTGGGCGTTTCGGCATTTTATCTGTTCCGTACTGATGATATCCCGCATATTCTACATTGGTTCCGAATGTCGCAGAGGAGCGCCCGATGTCATTGGGGGCGCCACGAAGATTTGTCAGCGACTCCATCAACCTTCCAGAGCGATTCATTGTCACTGGCTGACCGGCACGTGCAGTCCAAGAACCATACGGCGCCCATGGACCTGCACTTCCCCTTCCAGGCGTAGCCTTTCCGGATGGTGCCGCTCCAGAGGTTGCAAAGTGCGTTGCATTAAGCGCCTCTAGGTTCAATCTTGCAATTTCAAAAATACGACGATAGGACGATGCTCGATCTTTAATGTCGCGAATTAGGCGCTTAGCATCCCAAGTATCAACATCAATAATCAGTTCAACATCTGAACGACTAACGGCCATTAGATCTGCCTACGTCGCCACCGCTTAAGAGTTGCCTTATCACCGTCGGTGAGGCCAACATCTCGGACGGCAACCTCTCTCGTTGTTAGATCCTTAAGACCAACAACATCATCGGTGAGGTTTTGCATTTCACGAGAAGCAACGCGAAGCACTAAGAGCTTCAGGTAGGGAATTGCATCCCCATCAAGGCCGGCAGTATATGTAACCTCAATATTGTCAAAAGATACAACATTAAACATATCAATGCCCCACTTGGAGGCTGAATACTGCTGTCCTGGGGTCATCGTCGTCCAAGAGGCTTCATTCAGTCCCTTGCGGCGAACAAGTGAAACATCAACTACTGGAGAGTTATTCAAGTGAAGGACATACGGGGGTTGAACAACTCGCTCAATGGGGTCAACACTTGTATCGGTGGTGTGATCGTAGAAGTAGGCAGTCGCTGAAACATAGAGGTAATCCTCAGGGATGCGATACTCCTCAACCAATTCAACTGGCTCAATGGGTCGTCGAAGGAATGTTTCAATCTCGGATTGAACACCAGCAATAATCAAATTTGCGTTGTCTTCTTGGCGGTTATTAAACCGACCAATATCCATATATGTCGCTAGATCATCGGAGTCAACGAGCATTACTCATCACTCCCTTAGCGACGACGACCTCGGCGGAGGCGATTTGCGGTCCGATCGGCAAGACTTGCAGCCCGACGACGAACCTTATTGACGGCCCCTGCTGCCCGCTGACGACGATTTGGAGTTACCGAGGTTCGTCTGGAAGGAGTGGTGCCACGGCGAGTACTGACTTGTCGCGCTCGTGGTGTGACCCGATTGCGTGCAGCAAAGTCAGCCGCCCCCAAGGCTGCACGCTCACCTGATGAACCTGGCGCGGCAACAACGGCCCGAGGTTGACCACCAACATTGTTGCCAGCCTGAATGGCTGGAACGAAGTTATTAGGATTTGTGCTGCCCATAATTTCAAAATCGTCGTATGGGTTTGCTGGCCTTGGCATTTTCACCCCTAGAGAATACTTTTCCATAACTTACCAATAATGGGGCGGTGTTCGGCATCACTGATCAGGCGTGGGTGGTCGCTCAATTGAGATTGAACCGCTCACGGTTGCATCTTCTGGAGCAACTTCAACCGGAACCCAAGCCTTTGAATACTTGTATTCCTTGAGCTTGCGAGTCTTCAGCAACGACCCAGTAAGAAGCACATTGAATTCTTCATAGGTCATTCCAAGAAGACTTTGCAGATCGCGCTCGTCGTACTTCTTGGTGAACTCAATCCGTTTGACTAACCGAGAAAGGGCTTTTGCTACTGGCTGGCCTTTTGAGCGATTCATTCGCACATGCATAATCATGGCATCAACTTCATCGCAATCAACCAGAATTACAGGAACTTGATTGCCGACCTTCTTGGACACCTTTTTGTCGGTGCTTGCTAACTGCCAGCGAAAGAACCCATCAATGATCGTATAGTCAGCCTCACGAACGAGAATAGGACTGAGCCAGCCATAGTCGGCCATGGAGTCTCTGAGCGTTCGGTACTCAGGACGAAGGATATACCCCGTCCTCCAAATCGCTGGTTTTACATTTTCAATTTCCAATGTTGCAATGTTCATCTAAAGTCATCCATAGCGTCAAGGCTGTTTGCGGCAGCAACTTCTTGGGCAATCTTCATTCGCTGAGAATAGGCCTTTGTCTTTGGCCCAATTGGAGTCGGTGACATTGAGTGGAACTCGTTCAGCATTAGCGTCCTGATCAGCCACTCAATGGGGTACGACCAAGGATCGGTCGCATGTTTCTTTCGGTACTTACTCGCATAGTTCATTGCCGATCGAGCAGTTCCTGGGGTGAGCATGGAGTCGGCAATGCAGTCACGAACGCCATCCCAACCGTCGCTTGCGTAGTCGGTGATAAGCCTTTCAATGTCAAAGTCTTTCCAAAGCCTGCGCTGTGCATCAATCTGCGGAAATACTCGATACAACTGGTCGTAGAACTCTGGCTCAGTGACAACAACATCGTTAATCCTGCGAATAGCAACAGAATGAAGCGGGATGCCAACGCGTGAATTTGCACCGCTCAGATTTGCTAAGTCGTAGTACTCGCAATAAGGGAAGTCATGCTCGTCGGCAATGAATTTCAATACATCGTCCGTTGTCCAGTCGTAGATCGGTTTAGCAAATCGCAATGGAATGCTTTTCTTCAACTGGTAAGGCTGAACAATGTAGTTCTCGTGCAACTTTTGAACGCACGACCGGTAGCGCATCATTGATTCATTGGCGCGAACGCCCATGATAAATGCAGTCATTCCGGTCTTGCCCTGCATCGTGTAGTAGTCAATCGGTTCAGGAACCGACTTATAAGGATCAAGCCCAAAACTTTCGGCAGTAATGGCCCACTCGGGTTTTTCTCGGACCAAGTAGCCGCGATCTTCTCTAGTCTTTGACCAAAGAAGAACATAGAAGCGTTGACCGAGAACCCAAACCTCTTGAGCCATTGGCAAGCAATACCACTCAAGATCAATCCACGGTTGCTCTCGGATCCACTCCATGTAGCGAAGCACGGACGGGGAAACCATTTCTTCGTCACGGAAGATTGCCTTTACTGGCCCAAGATTGCGCTCTTCATGGATTTCTTTTGCAAGCAAAAGAGCGGCAGTTGAATCTTTGCCTCCAGAGAACTGCACGCACACAGTGTCAAACACGTCATAGATATGACGCATTCGCTCCCTGGCTGCATCTACACAACTCATGTCTAGGAACATGCGTTGACGCGTCATCTAGAACTCTCCATGCGCTTCAATAAAGTCCATGAGCTTTGACGTGATCGTGTCGCCCTCGTAGACGGCAGAACCACGAAGGAACTTAATGAACTCCCACCAACGAGACATTTGATCGGCTTCATCAAAAATTAGCGTGTATTGAATCAGTGCTTTCTTTGATGAATCGGTTTGTGAAGTTGCTCCACCGACCCCAGAAATAACTGCCAACTTTTCATCAGTTCCAACGGGAGCGACCAGCCGAGGTCCATCCTCCTCATCAGTAGAGGAAACGGGAATTACACTCGGCTTGGCTGGCTCTGAAATAATCACAGGGGCGATATACCCGCCCGCCTGACCAGTGGCCAATGCTCCTTCAAAGTCTTGCTGGGAATGATCGGTGTACATGGCGGCAATTTCAAAGTCATCCCAGCCAACACCTTCAAACACATTCGGATAAACATCCGAAACATCAATAATCGCTTCTGTGAGCAATTCGGTGTCCGAGTGGCCAAGTTCTGAAACTCGATTGTCAATGAGAGCAAACGCAATTGCTTTCTTCATATCCATTTCGGTTTCAATTACTGCTGCTATTTCTTCCCAGCCGAGATCGCGTGCAGCATGAACGGTGTGGTTGCCCGCAAGGATCGTGTAGGTGTCATCACCATTATCAAAGATAACAATTGGCTTGAGCTGACCGAACTCCTCCAACGAGGACTTGATAGCAGCAACGTCACCGACTCTTGGGTTCCCCTGTAGATGCTGGAGGGAACTAATCGGAACTGCCATTTTTACGAGGTCTGCATGAATGTTTGTCATAGTTATCTAGGGCATTGTCATGGAGCGAACATTTGCGTTCAGCGTCCGGAGGGCATCAATACTAGTCCTGAGCGATGTGAGTTTTTCACGTTTTGACTTGAGAAGCGCTTCAGCGATCTTGTGATCCAGCGACTGTGATTCCATCTGATAATCGGACCAGGCTTCGCGTTCCTTGATTGAACCATTTGCTGAGAGATACGCCTTTGCCCATTCGGCCTTGTAGCGAGCCTCTTTTTTTGCTGAGTCCTCAGCAAGAAGTTCAAATGCTTCGGTTTCGGATTCAAGTAAGTTAAGTAATCTAATAATTTCCTCTTCCACATCAACCTGTGAAATAGGAGCATTTCGCTTTCCCGAGTTATTCATCATTCAGAGAAACTACCTCTTCTTCTAATTGCTGTAAAGGGGACCAATCAATCTTGATTAGTGCTTCAAGGTTGATTGCCGGCCATTCGTAATCGGATTGCCCTAATTTGGTTTTACCCATTTGCTCTAGAATCCAAGCATCACATTTATCGTCGGCGCCCTTTCCGGACCAGACGATTCCTGTGCGTGCCGAAATCGCTGACATCACCTCAGTCTTAGCGGCGTTCCCTCGTCCTGTCGCAAATTTTGCTCTGCTGGTCGGAGGAATTTCAATGTAAGGAATCTGGCGTTCCCATAGAGCGACTCGAATCACACCGCCGAGTTCACCTATTGAATGAGCTTGGGAATTTCTGCTTGCGAAACTGTAGCCCTCAATGCAAACACACGGGTTATCTATCGGTTCTAACAACTCAATAATTGAGTTACGAATAGAAGATAATCGTTGTGGCCCTTTGGTTGAAACCGAAATAGTTTCAATGGAATCCCCGCAAGAGAATCCAGTTGAAGTGAGGGATAAGTCCAGACCAACTATTTTTATATTCACAATATGAGTATTCCCATTATGGTATTGTTCGGAATATTAATCCCGCACTTGAGGAGTGTACATGTCCGGAATCACCCCAGAATCAACAATGACCGTAACCCTTGATCACTTTGACGAAAACGATTCCCCCAACTGGTATCGCCTAGTCTCATTCCCGTCAAAGGTAAATGTTACAAGCGTTCAATTGATTGTAAACGGCGAATGTCGTGGCGAGTTTGAAGACGGACGCATTTGGGGTCTTGGTTGCGCCAAGGGCCGTCAGAGTGATCAAACCCTTCCGGGGGTTGACCCAGACTACGAAGACATCATTGAGTTCTTCGGTCCGAACGAAAAACCAACGGTGGACTGCGGCACTGGCGTGTATGTCAGCAATGTGGCAACTCCAATGGTGAAGCCGATTGAAGGCGAATGGGAATGGTATTCCTATGGCGACTACGCCGGTCTTGTATCTCAGATTGACCCAGACGAATACTTGATGTTTTACATTTGGACTGATGGTGGAGACTTCTCAGGTCTTGACACCGACTACACCGCAGCAACAATTGTCATCGGTTACGAAGGTTGCGGGTCTAACCTGTAACCCATGACCGAATACCCGACAACGTGGTTTTGGCGTTCTGCCCCTCTAAACGAGGACTGGAACGCAGTTCAATCATTCACGACGGAAGAAGTTGCAAAACCTTCCACGATTGAGGCAGACGCTAAACCCACGCTGGCGGACCCCTACTCAACTATTAGCCTAGAAAATGATCGTCTGGTCATTTGGTCGGATCGCAGTTACTCACCAAAAATCCCTGATCTCTGGTATCTGCTAGTACCACGACACAAAGAGCCGTTTCCAGCAACATATTCAATCGTTGCTTTCGCTGACAACAGATTCCCCAACGGTCACGTTTTAGAAATAGAAGAGTTCCGCAGGCTCGGACACACCACGGCAGATCAAGTTGCTGCCGTCCGATGGGAACAAGAAAGTGGAAAACTCCAGCAGGTTTACGTCAGTAGCGATTATCGACGTATGGGGATTTCCTTTAGGCTCTTCAATGTTGCCGACATCATTCATATCGCAAGTGGAGCATCCACATTTCTTAACGGTGGAGAAGAAGTCACCGCAGACGGTGAAAAACTTGCTGAAGCATGGAAAAACTCGCCACGCGTTAAGCAGAAAAAAGCATCCTTTTCGCCGATGGATTAATCTTCCCAACCATGTTTGGCTAGTCCAAGGTCAAATGCCAACTGTGGGTAGTTGCCAATTCGCTGATGACACGGACGACATACGGTGATGCAGTTCTCCTCGTCAAGGATTGAACCACCCTGGCTTCGACGCTTCAGTTCATGCACATCGCAAGACTGGTTCCGTCGGTATATGACCTTTTCGTCGTGTTCGGCAAACACCGGACAGGCTTGACACCAAGGACTTTCTTCAAGCATTCGCTTTACTAGTGGGCGTCTTAGGGCATATTCCGCTTCTTTTTTCTTGGACCTATGCCTCATATTAAGACCATGCCAATTCATCCCACTGATTGGCCATTGCCTGTGGATCAAAATTATCAATGACTATCTGGCGGTTTCTAGTTGCTTCCACGGCCCTGGTCATGGGATCAGACAATTCAGTAAAATGTTCTACCCATTCTTCTGGAGTACTAGCAAGTCGACCAACTCCATATTCATCATGAAGGATTCTGTACTCTGGGGATGACGAGGCAATAAACGGAATCCCAGCGGCGGCATATTCAAGACCCTTGATCCAAGATTTCGCATCATTAAAAGGAATATCGCTAAGCGGAACAACGCCAATATCAAAACAAAATCCTGATGGATATTCAGAAGGCATTAGTAACGGGAGTTTGGTTACTTCTTTTTCTGCAAGTCCGACCTCAGAAGCAAAGGACTTTGCATCTTGAATATGTCCCGTATGATGAAAGAAGAACTTCTGTTTTGACTTTTTTATCTGAGAAAAAGGTTCTTTTAATATTGGGAGATCATCTGAGCGATGACCGGTTGAACCGCACCATCCAATAATTGGAATGGCCTTCCTGTGAACCCTCGGCTTGAAATTTGCATAAGCAATATGATTTCTAATTAGTTGAACTTTAGGATTCCAACTCATCAATTCATTTTCTAGAAATGGTGTTGAAACCGTGACCAGCGAAGATCGCTCTAGGGTTAATTTATAAAAATCAAGATTTGACTTTTTATTTAGTTTTGGATCTACTGCCTTAGCGGCTCCATTTTTCGGATGAATGCCCCAAAACCAATCATCAACATCATTTACGATTTTCCGGCCCGAGGCCACCGCTTTAGAAACAGCATCAGGAACGTCAATTCCCATATTTCTCTGCATAACAATGACAGAGCAGTCGGTATGGAGAACGCCGTCATGGGACTGCACATGCGGAAGTCCCTTTGAAATAGCGAGTTTTCCAAATACAAAATGGTTCCTCGTGTATGGCATCAATTGACCAAATCGAACCCAGCACGCTCCGCCCATGACTGGATGAAACTCGTAATCCCTCAGCGATGCAGACCAGTCGGCTGATGCAATCCCAATTTTAGTGACCGGGCGGGGTGCGGTTTTTCTCATCTTGCTTTTCTCCAGTTAACTCAATGCCATCAAAAGCCCACACCCCATCAAGAGATGCCCATAGGGCTTCATCAACCGAGTCTTGCTCGGCATCCGACAACGAAGGGAAAAAGTCCTCATCAAGAACAATTGACTTGTGTTTTTGAATTGCAGACCTGAGGAGGTTGTAATTACCAATCTGTTCAGACTCAACCTTGCTGACGGCGTTACTCATTCGGGTTACATCATCAAGTCGCTGCTCAACGTGGAACCTAAAACGAACAATCTTTCGTCTTCGCTGTTCAATGACCGTTTGAACTTCCGCAAGTAGCCCGACCCCATCAACCCCAAGATCGCTATAGCGACGAACCTCAAGCTCCTCCTTGGCCGCCAATTCATCCAACTGACCATCAAGGTTGACAAGGAGCAACTGAAGCGAACGCTTCCAGCGATCATGATTTTCCGGCTGTCTGAGGTAATCGGATTGTTCACTTGAAACACGATTTTTTACATCTTCAGCAACAAGCCGAGCGAAATTGTCATCAGTTAACATTTTACCGTTCGTGCGCTGGACAAAAACTCTTGTAATTGCACCAGTCGCAAAGGATCGTTGGTCGCGCTTCAAAAGTTCCGGTAGCGCAGCCAGTTTTGATTTCGGACCATACATTCATAACTACTTCTCGCATTTTAAGAACATCCTCCTCTGTGGGATGGATTGTCCATCGAACGCCCTCTTTGAGGTAGAGAAGTTCTGCTGCGCTGACAGACTCATCAAGAGTACTTTGAATGAGGTCAACATAAACAGTGAGCTGAAAGCGTTTCTCCTCCTCGTACTTTGCGCGAGGCTTCTTGCCGGTCTTGTAGTCACCAATGACAATCTTTCCGTTCTCGTCATGATGGTACCTATCAACAATCCCGAGAAGTTTTGCGTCACCGACCTTCATTTCTAGTTTCTTCTCAATGCCGGCGAATTCCATTGACCGAGGGTCTTCCATTGCCCAAAGTGCTTCTATGCACCACCACGACTGCCATCGGAACTTGTGGAGATTTTCGTCACTCAGCCCAAGAACTTCAACTTCTTGTTCCCACTTCTCAGCCCAAAGTTTTGCAGAAAGTCGCCTTGCCGTGGCAAGTGTTCTCTCCTCTGCTGGTTCCATGTAAAGAAACTCAAGAACCTCATGAACGAAAGAACCAAGAATTTGAGGCTGTGTTGAGGGTTCTTGGATGCGATCAAGCCTGCTGTACCTAAACCGCAACGGACATTGCTGCCACGTTCCGATTGACGAGGGTGAGAGGTGAGCGGGCGTTTCGCATACTTCACCATCAACCTTCAAGGGATTCTCCAGTGTTGGGATTAACTGCGATCATCCCTGGTGTGGTGATCTTGACGGCCTCAATAATTGCAGCGTTAAGAGCGTCAAGTGAGGATGTTGTTGATGGCGCACCTTGACCTGGATACATAGAACCCCACCAAGTCTTCAGTTCCATTTTCTGATCTGGCGACATTGAATCAATGTGACCCTTCAGAACTGTATAGACCTTTGACTCGGGAGTAGGTTCGGCAGGGGCTTCATAGGTGTCTTCAACATAAGCGAGTGCTTCGTCAGTTCGAGCAAGTTCAAGACCCACTCCAAGAGATTGTGCTGCTTTCTTAAGAGCGTCCGAATATGCACCCTTGAACTCATCACCAAGATCAACCACATCACCGCTCTTGCGGAACTTGACTTGCTGTCCACCAATTCCTTCGCGTGTGATCGTTTGAGATCCAATGCGAATAGTCAACCTAACTTGAGAAATAACCCAATCAGGATGATCCGGTTCGCGCCAAGCGCGAAGGATTTCAGTTGACCAATTCTGAACACCAAGAACTCGATTGAGTCGCGCAATTACTTCAGCGATTGGAACATAAGTAAGCCGCTTTGCTGGATTTTCTCGCAGCAGTTCCGCTGGGAATGGTTCTGCAAGTTCAGCCATGATCTTGTCGTAGTCAATAGATACAACCGGTGTTGCTTCTTCGGTAGTCACAATCAAGTTTTCCTTTTTAGTTTTACTACTTGCGGATGATGATGTTCGCTTTCGAGTCACCGGTTTCGCAGTAGTTGTTTGCGTTGATTCCAATTTTCTCAAGCTCCTTGACTTTCCAATAAGAAATTCCTGTGTATTTGACTAATTCTGCAAGCATTTCTTGTGGGGTCTTCAGAACTTCGCCAGTGTCCATGTCAACGGACATGTCAACGATCCTCGTAGCGACGACATTTGTCAGACCCTTATGGTCCCATGTCTTCCTTGGGACGCTGTATTTCTTTTCAAAGGTGACTCCCTCAAAGTTGAACAATGATGAGTCGCCCATTTCATCTGCAAGACGAGTTTTTGTCATTTCAAGCATGTCTGAAATTTCACTCTTTGCTTCAGCCAGAATCATTACAAGTTCCGCAAGGGATTCTTGATCTTCTTGAAGAAGACCAGAGTTCACATGGTCGTAAATCACGCCAAGTAAATATGCAATGTCAAATTCTTCGGTCATGGTCAACCTTTGGTTTGTCTGTTAGTTAGATATTGCCTAGAGAATGATGCTAGCCCTTTTCCGTTGTGGAAGTCCAAGGCCAGCCAAAAATGTAAAAGCGCCTACCGCTGAGTCAACTTGATCGTCATGGGCGAGCGATTCGGGAAAAGTTGCAAATTCGTCTAGCCAATCTGACAGCCAAGACGCCCGAACGACTCGAACATTACCATTTGCCACGGAAGATGCAAATGGGCGCGCGCGACTCTCTTTGTCCCCCGTTGCCCTGATTCCTTGGACATCAAAACCAGGTAGCACATATCGCGCATATTGATCTATAAGGGCTTTTCCGGATGAGCCTGGTTCTTGCTCCATCCGGATTGAAACTAGCGGCCCATCCTCATCGGCTGTCTGCCGGATAAGTGCCTCTACCTTTTCTGAACGAACTCGCGCTCGACGAACATCAAGAATGTAGACGATGCCCTCTGTGAACATTACCAATGTTCCGACTGTCCAGTCAGGGTCCGGATTGGAACTAGATGGTTCAGTAGCAGCGAAATCCCAAAACCTGACGACTCTAGAAACCTTATTTACCATCGTGGGAACTTCCATCGGGTCAATGATTACAAAGTCCTCACGGTTGAACATTGATCCCAAGGATGTAACAAACCAATCGCCTTCTTCTAGGCGACGACGTTCTACTGGATCAAGTTCTTGCAGCGCCTTCCGGTACGAGGCAGCATCAACGCCGGGGTTGTCGGTCAACTTAGATGGGACGAAGATCCGATTCTTTTCACGACCCTCAATAATGAATCGTTGCCTAACCCAATTTGGAGCAGGGTTTGACGCACATCGCATGCGAAGTGGAACTCGGCTCAGCGGCCCAGAAGAAGGACGGCGCAGACGAGAGAACAAGTACCTGTAGTCCGACTCTCGGATTTCGGTTACTTCGTCCATTCCGATGAACTGGGCCTCAACGCCCTTGTAGCGGAGGTAGTCCTCTTTGTTATTGAGATACCCGAAGGAAATACGAGCGCCCGAGGGGAATACCGCCGTATAGGTGTTGGCGTTCCATCGAACATCGTCATGCGGAGCGACCCATTCACGGAAACGATCCATAAGGGCGCCCGGAAGGGTGAGGTCGGTTAGGCTCTTTCTGAACAGCAATGCCGAATAACTCGGGATATCCACATATTGAAGTGCCGCCATCAAGAGCGCACTTGACTTTCCACCGCCCGCAGCCCCACCAAAGAGAGCCTCAATGGCATTGGTACGCAAAAACACCTGTTGCTGAACGGATGGAAGTTCTGGACAAAACAACGGTTCTTTTGGTTTTAAGTACTTGAGAATTTCTCCCCAGTCCTGATCTGCCACTCTTGTCACCTTAATGCGCTAGGATTGTCAGCAAGATTAGCCTAACGAACCGTAGGAAAATGAACCTCACTGCTACCAAACGCTTCTTTGTGTCAATCCCCAAAAGACTTGCAGGAAAGCAGTGGAGGCTAATTGCTGCTTATTTGCTTATGTTTGGTTTTATTATTGCACCAAGCATTGGAGTTGCAATGATCTACCCGCCGGCAGGATGGATCTGCTTTGGCGTAACTTCCGGAATTGTCGGCTACATCCTTGGGGCTGAATAATGGCTTGGAACACACCGAGCAACAAGCAAATTACTGGTTCTAGCGGCAAGGCAATTTCCTATGGCGCCCCAGTAACAACTAGCGCTGCGCTGCAACCAGGGCGCGGGTATCACGATGGATGGGACATTGATCGCGCCTATTACGATGGAGTCAAGAAGGTTACTTGGCTCTTCCGTGCTATTGATGCATTAGCAGGAAATCAAGCTCGGCTTCCCGTTCGTCTTAGGAAGAACAATTCTCCGGTTGGGCCAATCGTTGAAACTCATGATATTTTAAAGTTATTCAACTCAGTTTCCAATCCTGGTGAAAATAGTTTCGTTTTTCGTTATCGGTTGTCAGCCCAACTTCTAATGTCCACTCGTGGGGCATTTGTGGAAATTGTTCGCGGTCGGGATGGAAATCCAATTGCCCTTCATCTTCTTCCACCGCAACATACTTCACCGATTCCAGACGCAAAAAAGTTTGTTTCTGGATTTGAGGTTGATATTCCAGGGCAGCCAAATAAGACGGTTTTGCGACCAGAGGATGTCCTTTGGTTCCGACATCCTCACCCGCTAGACCCCTACCTTTCAATGACTCCAATGGAGGCCGCTGGGGTTGCCATTGAAATTGAGAATCTCTCCAAGTTCTATAACCGAAATTTCCTTATTAATGATGGTCGCCCAGGTGGCTTGATTGTCGTTCGCGGTGACATGGACGAGGAAGACAAGGAAGAACTTCGTAGTCGATTCCGTGGAAATATCGGGCGTGCTGGAGCTGTTTCAATTATTGCATCAGAAGAGGGTGCTGACTATATTGATACGGGTTCAAACCCTCGCGATGCCGCCTATGTTGAAATGCGACGATTAACCAAGGAAGAAATTCTTGCCGCTTTCGGTGTTCCTGAATCGGTAATTGGAAATGCTTCAGGTCGCACCTTTTCCAACGCTTCTGAGGAATTGCGTGTTTTCTGGATGGAGACAATGGGTCCACATCTTGAAATGCTTGCAAGGGGCTTTGACCCACTTGATGACAAGCACTGGTTTGAGTTTGATACCTCAAATGTCCCAATTCTTATCCTCGCCAAACAGGAGCGTGAGCAGTATTTGCTCACGGAGTTTGGGAATGGGTTGATTACGGCTAACGAATATCGCGACGGAACAGGGCGAGGTCCAGTCGTTTCCGATCTTGCCGATTCAATGCTTGCCAATCCTAATCTTGCTCCAATTGGCAATACGAGCAGGGATATGCCCTATGTTGACCCAACTCAACAACAGGCACAGCCGGGAATGCCGGGAATGCCGGGAGTTGCACCGGTCGGTCCTGATGGGATGCCAAACCCAATGCAGGCAGCGGCAGCCGAAGGTCCGGCGGAGGCTCAAGCAGGGGCCGCACCGCCAGAGGCTGCTCCAATCAGCGAGCCTGGCATGGCCGAAAGCATGCAGACACTTTCAGAACCGCTTTCTGAAATCCTCGTCAAGCGCTGGTCAGATAATGACGAATGGGATGCGAAAGCGGCTGACTCAACAACACGTTGGGAGGCCATCATGGATCGCACCCTTGAGCGGTTTGTTGAGCGTCAGCAGCGAGTAATCCTTGAAAAGGCCAAGGGAGCAAAGGCACGAAAAGCCCTTGCTGAAGGAAAACTTGAACCCGAGAATCTTTTTGATATTGAAACTTGGAACAAACAGATTTCTGAAGATTTACGACCAGTTATTTCCGGAATAGTTTCTGATGCTGCTGGGATGGTCGGCTCAAAGGCTGACATTCCTGTTGATCCAACTGAGGATGAATATCAGGATATTGTGAACCAGCAAACACGGCGAATTCAGCAGGTCAACCGCACCACTATGGAAGAAATTGCCGCTGCCATTCTTGCCGCCAAGACGCTCGGAAATGAAGATCCCGAAGAGGGCCATAAGCTCCTGATTGCTGCTCTTGCTGCAATTTTTGTTGATCTTCTCTCAAAGCGTCGTCGACGGATTGCTGAAATTGAGTCACAAGCAGCATTTAATGGCGGTATGTATCTTGCTGGACAGCAGACTGGAGCGCCACAGAAGACATGGCGAACCCGACGCGATGAGCGGGTACGGCCCCAGCATCGGATGCTTGAAGGTAAGACGATTGATATTGGGGATGCGTTCTCCATTGATGGCGTAGGACTTCGCTACCCCGGAGATCCGCTTGCTCCTGCACATTTGGCGCTTGCTTGCCGGTGCCGCCTCAAGTTTGTTGACTAAATACTGATACTTATACGGATATATTTGTCCGTATAAGTATAAGAAAAATAGTAATTTGCTCTGGTACGTCCTCTCGCGCTCTGGAGAAATAAGTTGACCAATAAACTTGAGTTCAAGGCTATGTCAGGCCAACTAAGCATTGATGAAGCCGAAGGCCTTGTTGAATGCTTTGTTGCCGCTGTTGGTAATAAGGACAGCGTGGGGGACATTGTTGTTCCCGGTGCATTTACCTCATCACTCAAGCGTCGTAAGCCTCGGGTTGTTTGGGGTCATGACTGGAATCAGCCAATTGGCAAAGTTCTTGACATCTATGAAGTAGGCCCGTCCGACCCTCGTCTTCCTGGCAAGATGAAATCTGCCGGAGTCGGTGGGCTATTTGCAAAGGTTCAATTTAATCTCCGCTCAGAGCGCGGGCGCGAGGCATTCCACAGCATCCTCTTTTTTGGGGAAGAACAAGAGTGGAGCATCGGCTATAAGACCCTTGACTCCATTTACTCCCCAGAGCGCCAAGCAAACATGCTCAAGGAAGTAGAACTTTACGAAGTTTCCCCAGTTCTGCATGGTGCAAATCAACTAACCGCAACAATTTCAATCAAGTCAGAGAAGCAAGACGCCAAGGAAGATCAACTCACCTCATTCCGAGAGAGTAAGTGGGAAACATTTGACCCGAGTTTTGCTGAAATGGTCAAAGAAAAGTACCCATCCATTTGGCGCAAGGGTGGGAATATTCGTGGAAATGACCAGTACGCCAAGTTGCTCCCCTTATACCGTCGAGGCGGAACAACTAACAGTCAAATGGAAATCAATGCCTTAGAACTCCGTGAGGCTTGGGTTGCTCGCCATCGCGGTGACTTCTTGCTTCCGGGCGTTGTCGCTCAGATGAAGTGGCTTGCTGTGGGATCGCGAGGCGAGGCCTACATGAAGAATGTGATTCGCGAAGAAATTGCAAAACTTGAAGGCAAGTCTGCTGAAAACGAAAATACAAAAGGCGATGTCACTTACTCCAACTACACCAGTTTTGCCGATAGTGATGAACTTGGTGACTACGAGTACAACGACGATACTGAAGATGATGGGGATAATGAAAACCCATATGAGTACAATGGCAATTCCGACGATGAGGATAAAGTGGGCGGCTCTTGTCCCCCAGCGACATCAAGTATTGCTGTAAACATCAAAAATCGCCAGAATGCAATTGAAACTGCTGGCTACGGTCCCCTGAATCCGGCAGAACCAAATTCAAAGTTCTGGATGAAAAAGGCTGACCGTTGGGATGTTTCACAAGATGAAGCCAAGAAACAACGGTGTGGCAACTGCGCCGCCTTTATCCAGACCAAGCGGATGCTCTCATGCATTGAGGATGGCCTTGGAAACGAATCTGGAAATGATGCTGTTGATGTCATTGAGGCTGGAGATCTTGGTTATTGCGAAGCATTTGACTTCAAGTGTGCAGCGGCCCGTACATGCGATGCTTGGATTTCAGGCGGGCCAATTACCGAAGAAAAGACCCCATCCGCTTCAAATGAAGATGATGAAACCGGTGGCATGATGGCCGCTATGTCAACCGAAAAGGGTTGTGGGTGTGGATGTGGCGGAAAAGGTTTATGTGGTGATCAAATCAAATCAGAAGAAATTCTCTTCGCTCCGTTAGGATACGAAATGGACATCAAAGCACCAAATGCTTCACAGTTGCAGTCACTGGCAAATGCCTCTGGCCGAGCAACAAGCCGAGTCCCAACAGGGGCAAATGCTATTCCAGACACCCTTCCTCAAGAGCGAGTGACTGGTGATGTCCTTCGTGGGTACGGTCCTCGTCGAGGAAACCTTGAACGACTTCTTCGTTATTGGCGTCCAATCATGCGACGTGAGGGCGGTTTCCGTCGTTGTCGTGTGATCCTTGCCGATCATCCTGAGCTTTACCCTCTGAATAACATCTGTGCATGGCTTCACCATGAAACAACTGGCCTTTGGCCCAATGAGGGCTGTCATCACCCAGGGATGAAGAATTGCCGTCGCAAGCTCAAAAATGTTGTTCGCGGTTCAATCCTTTCTGACAGCGACTTCAATGATCGTCTTCGCAAACTTAAGCCAAATCCTGCCGGAAAAGGTATGGACTTCCTTGGCGAAGAAGACGACATGGATGTTTCTATGGGCGAGGCAGTCAAGGAACTGAAGATGTTCTGTCAGGCTGAGCCTCGCTTCGTTGGCATGCTTCGTGACGAAAATGCTTGGGAGCATGAAGGTGAAGACGATATGGGTGGAATGAACTTCCATTCAGTTGAGTTGGCCAAAGAAGACTGCAATTGCGATCATGGCAGCGAGGGTGCCGACCTTCTAGGGGACTCACTCAAGGGCCTCGTTGATGAAATTGACATTAAAGCCGGTCGAGCAATCAATGGACGAAATGTTGAAAAGATTCGTAAAATCATTACAATGCTTGAAGAAATCGTAGGAGCATCAAGTCCTATTGAAAGCGTTGAAATGAAATCTGATGGTCTTATTGTTGCCTCAAGTGAAAGCATTCCCTTGATCGGTGACACCATTGAACCAATTGCCAATTACTACAATCTTGAAATTGAAGTGACAGATCAAGGCATCCAAGTTGCTGATTTTTCAGATTTGAGCGAAGATGCAAAGAGTGCAATTGACACTGCACTTGGACATGTAATTGACATTCAGCGCAAGCAGCTCAAGGGATAAAATGAAACCCACAAAGCCAGTACCCCTGCTTCCGTCGCCAAACAAGTATAATTGCGGATTATCAGGTGAAAAGCGTGCCACACCCTGCGTGGCGTGCAAGAATTCCAATGCTTGCATGACAGACGCCATGCAGATCAAGGAGCCAGAAGTGGACATGATGGAAGAAAAGCCAGCAGTTCTGATTGATGCCGAAGGCATGATTAAGAAGTGCGCTAAAGGTCTTGCTGGTGGCGATTGTGGCTACAAAGCAGGCGACAAAGTTTGCGGTAAATGCGGCGCTATGGCCGTTGAAACCAAAGAAACTGAAGAAGATGTTCTTCCTGAGGTTGATCCAATGATGGAAGAAGAAGAAAAGGGCATGGGCTACGCCGGTATGGGCGAAGAAATGCCTGCTGAGCGCACAGCAAAGCGCAAGCGCAATCGCGCTCGCCGTATGGAATCTATGGGCATGAAGTCTGACGAAATGACTGATGACCTGTTTATCTGCGCCTACAGTCGAGAAATGAAGAGCCTTGAAACTGGCGCTTGTGGCGATTGCAATGGCGGCTGTATCAGCAATAGTGCAGATCCTGACCTCCTTGAAATTGAAGGTTTTGCTGAAGACACGCTTAATGGCAAAGTTCTTGATTCTGGCTACTCCGACGAATACGACATGTTTATCGTCCAGGTGGAGCGCAAAGACGGTCAAGCCGTTGAAGCGTACTTCACTGGTGATGGTGAACTTGACGGCTGGTTCCGAATTCCAAAGGAAGAGATTCTTGCATCCGAGGGAACAATTGGGATCAAGGATGCCGTGAGCCTTGCCCTTGAAGCAGTTGAAGGAAAGGCTGCTTCATACTCAGTTGGCGAATTTGAGGGCAACGAGGCTTACGCTGTTGAGGTTCATGGAATCAACGGCAAGTCTTACGATGTCTTCGTTTCACCGAATGGTGAAGTTCTCGGTTATGACGAATACCTCTGGGATGAGGATGTCAACGGCAAGTCCGATGACGATGACCTTGAGGTAAAGCGTATGTACTCCGAGGATCAGCGCTCAGCAATGGTTGAAGCCGGAGAAGCACTTCCTGACGGCTCCTATCCCATCAAGGATGAGGCCGATCTCAAGAATGCCATTCAGGCTTACGGTCGTGCAAAGGACAAGGAAGCCGCAAAGGCTCATATCATCAAGCGTGCCAAGGATCTTGGTCTTGATGAAATGATCCCAACTACTTGGCCAGAAGCAACTGATGAGGCTGAAGCAATGGACAATCCAGCCGAAGAAGCCGCTGATGGTGAGAAGTCTGCCGAAAATGAGTTTGCAGCAGCACTCATTGAGTTTGAACTTCTTGCCGCCGAAGAAGACCTTCGCGACATTCTCGGCAACTGACGGATGCACCAAAGGTGCGAAGAGGAGTCAAAGTGACATCGAACCGGTATCCGCTTCACGCGGCACTAACTGGTAAAGGAATCCTCGGCCCGTCAATTGGCGAAAGCGGACAAAAGGTTGGCGACCTCTCAGGGGGAAGCGTTAGCTCTCGTTTTGCTGCATCCAATGGAGTATTGGTTGAGAATGGCAAATTCAAATGCCCACCAGGAACTGCTGGTGCTGGCGACTTCACCGACGCCTTGGGAAGCACCTGCGGAACACCTTCGGGTGGCGCTGGAGCAAAAGGACTTTTGAAAGAAGCCAAATCTAAATCAAAGCGCCTTCGCGAGGGTTCTTTTGTTCGCTGGGGATCTTCCGGCGGCGACGCACAGGGTCAAGTTGAATATGTGATGACCGATGGAACTCTTGGAATTCCTGGTTCAAAGTTCACAATTGAAGCGAAACCTGATGATCCCGCAGTCCTTATTCGGATCTGGAAAAAGAAGGCTAACGGCTGGACGGCAACTGAAACTCTTGTCGGACATAAAGCATCAACGCTTTCGGCCATAGATGCCCTCAGTAAGGGTGATGAAATTTCAGAGAAAGTCGGCTTGGCGGGGAGTCAATCAAAGCCACTTCAGGCCATTCAAGGAGCGGGTTCACTAGCGGTACCCGGAGACATGAGCGATGTTCGCTCACCTGTCCGCTCAACTCTATGGGAAATTATCACCCCAGGTGGCGGAAAAGATAGAGTAAATCTCCGTCGCCCAAAGATTGGCAAGGGCCAAGATCGTTGTCCACCTGGATTTGAATTTGGTGGACGCTTTACCAATTCTCGTCTTTCTACTTGCGGCACTCGCTTATTTGATCTCCCATCCCTTCGTGGTGCTGCTTCCGAAGCATTAAACATGGGCAGGGGTCCAAAAGCGGATGACACGCTAAAGGGAACAAAAATCCGAGGAAATGTAATTCCTAATGCGACTGCTACTCGCAAGCCGGACATCCCAACTGTTGGAGCATTGAATATTGGGGAAATCAATACTTCAGTGACAAACAACATTCCGCTTGTTGCCACCGACAAAGCAAGTTCAGCACGCCTCGTTCGTCGGGATGGAAGTGTTCTCAGTTCAATGGTTTCCATTGAGAAACTTGCCTCAACACGCAACAATGCCGACATTGCTGATGGTGTAATCATTCGACGAGCAACAGATCCAAGCAAGATTGGCGACTCGGAAATTGGTCTTCTTGCGGCAGGCGCTCGTTCTGCTGTCATGGTCTTTCCCGATGGATCAAGCCTGACTCTCAGCAGAACTTCTAAAGCGACGCCCGAATCAATCCGAGGAATGAGTCGCCGTTGGGCAACGCTTCGTAGAAATGAACCCGACCTTGGCTATGGATCTGCACTTGAGAAGTTTGTTTCAGAATCAAACGGGAAACTTGAACTCAAGCCTGACATCAAGAATGTAAAGGGTCCACTTCAGCTCATTGAAGTGCAACGAGAAGATGGATCACGACGGATGGTTCGTCGCTGGATTTTTGAAATCTTCCTTTCAGCAAATGCCCCTTCACGCCCTGAAAATATTGAAGCGTGGATTGCGGTCCCCTCCGGCAAAGCACTGCCACAACCTAAAAAAAAAGCAACGCGCCACTACCTAAACAATCCGAAATAGATTTCAAAGTCCTTGGATTTGGTAGTGGCCGAAAGAAGCGTGGAGTTGCTCGCGCAATTAGTTCTGCCCGAGTTCTGACTGAAGTTGTTGATGTTGATGGCTCCGAAGCCACTCGATTTCGCTGCCCACCTGGAACGAATCGTGGTGGCGACTGGACAAACGCCATGGGAACCACCTGCAACCTAGGTGCAGCTCGTGAAACAATTTCAGAAGTATCGCAGGGAGCGCGAGCAGCGGAGCGAGTTGCTATTGGCGCCAATAAACCAAACCTCGGTTCTGGAATTGACGAGAACACCCCTCCCTCCCCCGTAAAGAAGCGTGGGATTCGTGAGCGGGCCGCAGGAATACTTGACCGGTTTGCTGAACGAGCAAGGCCGCAAGAAGATCGGGAACGTCGTCGCTCACTGACCCCTTCACCAGAGAAGCCGGATGGCCCAACATCTGGAAAACTTCCAGAACGTCGTCGCATCCAGACCGAGCGTCCAGCAACACCAAAACCTCTCAGTCCTCCAGCGCGTGCCGCTAGCGCTGCTACTGATAATGCCAGAAAACAAAACATCAAGAACAATGGCAGAAATGTCCCTGGCAGTCAGTTTGGTCAAAACTTCGGCAGTGAGCAGTCAGCGAAAAAGCAGGCAATTGAGGCTGCTAAAAATTACAACAAACAGGTTTACATCATCAGGACAGAAGGGGCCGCAAAACGCCCCTATCGCGTAGTCGACGAGGATAGGGCGAGAGTCGCCCGCAATGGTTCAATTGTTGGAGTCGTTGACGAGAAGGGTAACCACCGCTCAATTGAAGCTCCTGACCTCACTCCAAGTGAGGCAATTGATGAAATCAAGAAGGATGTTGAATTTGGCAAGCCAATGGGTCCAAACGGACCTAGTGGTCCAAAAACTCCAAAGCCAAAAGACATTCCGGAACCGCCATCAAATAAACGCAAAAATGCATATCCGGCGATCCTTCAACACCTCACTAAAGAGGAAAGAGATCAACTAGATAGAGCAAATGACGAACTTGGAAAGATAAATAACGCACGCAAGGAACTCATTGATAAATTTGTTGAGGCCGGATCAGAAGAGGATATTCAGAAACACATCAAGAGAATTGAAGATCACATAGCAGAACTTGAGCAGAGGGCTAATGTCTACCTAGAGCGCTGGCGGAACGGCGAAGACGGCGCTGCACTTGATTACCATGAAACAGGATCATTCATTGACCACGATCGCGCAATAATTTCATATGCCGAATACGCCCGTGACCTTGCTCGCATCAAGAAAGAGAATCTTCGTGATGCCAGAGAAGAAGCAGATCGCATGCAGCGTGAGCAAGAGGAAATTGACAAACGAGCCGCCGAAATCATTCCGGAAATAAAGCCAGAGTCCGTCCCCGAAGTTGACAAGCCCGCCGGCCCTCGTCCTGTCGCTGTTGGTGAAATCTTTAAGCCATCAAAGCCACAGCCGATAACTACACAAGAACCCAAGGCTCCGGCTAACCCGCTGCCCGGCGTTCCCGCTGAAGCAGCGCTAGAGGTAAAGGCGCTTCTTGATCCAGACGTAATTCAATACAGCGATACGCGATTTGAAGTATCTCACGGCAATGTCGTCGTAAATGGGTTCAATGTTCCAGAGCCAGTCCTAATTGGGACTGCTGGCATAGGTTCCCTTGATGATGCAATTCAACACCTGCTTGACGGTGGGTCGCTAGATGATGTGCCGGATTTCTATTTACGTGATGCTATTCTTGACACCACTGAAAGCAGCGCTGTTGGGGCATGGGCTTTGAGACCCACCGATCCCGGTAGGTTTAGAACACTGGGTGACGCTGGAGGTCTAAACAACCTACTGGCCCAGCAATCCGGCAATGTTTATGGTGGAACATATATTGTTGAAGATAAGGTCACCGGAAGAAAGTATATTGTCAAAACCCCAACGGCATTTAAGGGGGAGTTCGGCAATGAAATTTACGGCGGATACATGCAACAACTCCTTGGAATGCACTCCCCTCGAATCCGAGTCGCTATGTACGATCGGAACGGTTCATTTAACTACAACTTGCCAATAGTTATGGAGCATTTTGATGATGTTGTGAAGTATGGAATTGGCGGTAGGGGCGATGACTTCACCAGCATTGAACAAGAAGACAACGGGGAAATTACTCTTTACGACCAAGAAACCCTTCACTCAGCCAGCAAGCAATTGACCCTGTTAATGGATGAAATCTTGGGCAATGGCGATAGGCACCATGAAAACTGGCTCTACACTGAAGCGAAGCGCGATCTCAATGGCGATCTAGTTTCCGCCACAGTACTGCCCATTGACAATGGAGCTGCCGGTGGCTGGGGTAGCCCCCTTGACATCAATAGGAGTAAATTCATAATTCAGGGCTGGGTAGAGGAAGATTATCAAGTTGAACAGCAAGTTAAAAGACTTCTTGCTCGGATTGAAGTTGAAAAAGCATTTGCGGCCTTAGATTCCATGGAAGAATCAATTCTTGGTGGCGACGAACGGCTTGGGATCGCAGCACGACTTATGGACCCACTTGCCTATCAAGCCGAAGCCTCGGATCCGATGGTAACTAGAATTAGGAACTTCCTATCAGCGATACAAGAACTACAAGAAGAGGGTTACCTCAATGGCTAAAGATCCAACAAAAATGAATTGGGGTTTGTACATCTTCAAGCCAAAATCCCAAAAGAAAAAAGAAGATGCTCAAGCAATTTTTATATATGACGATGGGCAAACTAATATTTACCCGCTCCCGAACTCACCCATAGAAGCGCGCCTCAATAAGTATAAAGATGAACTTAGATCTGGCGAAATCAAGCACAACGCTTGGGAACAATTCAATTACTTCATTCGCATGACCTATTCTCCCGCTGGCGATCTCTTTGAACTCTCCGATGAAAAGCGTGATGAAATTGCTGAAATCCTTAGAGGCTGGGATTCAGGTCAATGAAATCATTTGGGAAGAGGCTCCAGAAACTTGGATCTGCTCGGCGGTCAGTTCGCTCCGTCGCGCGTGCTTCTGAACCATTTGATGCCGATGCCATTGATGGGGACAATGATGGGACGGTCCAAGAGGGGACCGCTTTTGAGCGACCAGCGACCCCTAGCGTCCCAAGTGCTTTGACTGGTGATAAAGGTCCGAAATCAGTGCCTCGTAAGGGGCCATATTCAGATCGTCCAGTTGGCGTGCCGAAGCGCAGACGTAAGAAACTGAAAGAAAGACCCACGGATACCGCTATTGATGAAGCAGTTGGTGATCCTCGCGCTGCTGTAAATGCAAATGTCTTCGGCAAGAGGGTGCCGATGCATCGACGCATGACCAAGCAGGAAGTTGCAGACGTAAAAAGTAGATTGGTCGGACTCAAGATGTCAGCCAATCTTGCAATCAATTCTAAGATATTCCCGTTTTTAAGTTTTAGGCCCAATACGGACGCAGATACATATCCAATATTTGATGGAATCAAATTTAGCGACTCAATCCTAAACACCTTTTCCCCAAGAGTTAGAGAAATTGTTGATGCTCATCCAGGGATCAACTTCAAAGAGCTGGAAGCAAAATACGGGAAACTTGACACGATTTTAGATCTTCAGGCTGCCCTCAACAAGGCCTACCCAAATACCGGTGCCGGAAGCATTCTTATTAATTTTCCAATTACCCAGCAAATGTTTAACGGGCGACTAGATACGCCCATGAAAGCAGAAATGTTTTTTGATGAAATTGATCCATCAATGGCGGCTGTTCGTTTTGAAATGCTCAAGATGCTGCAATGGGGGGATAACAATCCAAGGACAGCATCCTCTTTTACAAATCTAGAAATAGGAAATCAGAATCCTCAGGTCAAAGCTCTTGGAGTCGGTGGTCAACTTGGTCATATGGGACGACCCGTGGCCATGTCTGTTACAGATTTAAGTGGTGAGTACACATGGAATGAAAACTTAAACAATCTTGATATTGACAGAGATGCAACCACATTTTTAGTAAGTGTGGCTCTTGGCACGATTATGAAGAGCTATACCACCAGAAATAGAACTACAGACGATCAGGGACGACCCTGGAACGTGAGTTTCCAGCAGGCGGATGAATTTCCACCCGACTCAATTCAAGGCCTGCTCGCCATGATTGATGCGACTCATGAACATGAGTTTGGGCATGCCCATTGGTTCAGCGGCATGGCACGAGGAATCGGCGGGGATGCTCAGAGTTGGACTGCGTTTGGAGAAACTCGACAAACCTCTTCTGCTGCTATTGCTGCTGCTAGAAAGCAGTACGCCGAACTCGGGGTTGATGATCCGGATGAACTTATACGTCAACTCGTTATTAACGGTTGGCGTGAAATGGCACTGAACATTAAAGACCTTGAAAATCGACAAGAAATCACTCGCGGATCATGGGCCTCCACCTCATGGGCAGACGATGCCGCAAGGCTTGAAAGCGCTACAGATCCAGATGAAATCCGATCAATTTCATCTTCAATGCTAGACAAAATGAAGTCTTATGGAATGAGTCCAGGCTTTCTACTTTTTGCTCCAATTTCTGGACGCGGACTTTACTCAAAGAAGCCGAAGCAGGGCAATGCCTTTATGCCCATGAATACAACGACCTTGCAGATCAATGACAATCCATTCAATATGCCGGCATTTGTGCTTTATCGGATGTTTGAAAAGGCGGATATTGACATTTCCCTTTCGGAAACGAAGCAATTGCTTAAAGAAGCACTTAGGTTCATGTCCGATCGATCTCAGTATGGAAGCGTTTCGGTTGCCGAGGCTTTTGCGGAACTCTACTCCTTCAAGGCTCTTGGGTATCTTAAAGAGTCTGATGGCTCACCTTGGAAACTTCTTCAACTTTTTGAAGAATCATTTGAAGCCATTGGCGGAAAATCACTGGCGATGCTTGCTGATGTTCACGCAAAAAGCCTGAATAAAATCCGAAATATTAGAAAAGCGCGCAAGATTCGCAAGATCGTTGAACCGTTTGATGGCAATGCTGTGGATGCCGACGGTGACGGAATAGTTCAAGATGGAACCACAAACGAACGCCCATCTCTTGCTCGCAGCGCAAATCAGGGCATGCAGATAATGCGACTTAATCGTCCGGTTCAGAAAAAGAAACAAAAAAAGAACAGACAAGATCGAATTGCTGGGCAAGTAACTTCCGGTACTCCTATTTCAAGGGAGGACGCCCCAAAGGACTTGATTGACAAGGGTCGAGTCAATCAACGAAAAAAAACAACGCTTAAAGTGCAAAAAGTTGTTCTGAAATTCCCTGCCGTTGAGTTTTCTGAAAAAGCAAATGAAGAAGAAAAGACTTCTGCCATAGAGAGCATCAAAAAACTTTCTCCTGGTCGGCTTGAGAGGTCAATCCGCAGAACTTGGTTACGTTCAGATAAAGATGGTCCCTCAAGTTTTGATGGGATGTTTTCAGATAAAGAGCAAATTAAAGACAGCCCATTTTCAATGTTTTCAAGTCGCGTTATTTCTTTATATGCAAAGTCAGCGACTGCTGATGTTGAAAAAATTCAAAAAGAATTTGGCGAAATAAAAACAGTTGAAGATGTCAAAACCGCTTTGATGAAAGCATTCCCCGAACTTCAAAGTTTTGAGTTGAATTACTTCATGGGTAGGGATCAATTGGCAGGAATTGAGGAAGACTCGGCAACTGGTGAAGCGATCAAAGACATCATTGTTGATGAAATTGATACTCAAATGCTCGCAATCTATTCACAAACAATGAAACTACTTGATTGGTCATTAGAACATCCAGAGTCTTCAAAACTTCTAAATGAAGTTATTTATGGGCAACTTGATGAAGGCCCATTACAGGATTATTCTACAGTTGGCGGTGCTTTTGGGCGTAAGCAACTAATTTTGAATCACCATATGTCAATAATTGCGGCTAATCAATTTTCTACTAAGGATAAAAATAGAAGCATCGCCGCCGGCGTTGCGCTTGAAAAAAAGCGTAAGGCTAAAACGAATGACGCAGAAAAAATTTCAGATCAAGTTCTAACGATTACATCTGAACTGACGGTAAGTCACGAAGTCGCCCACGTTTTGCATGACGCAATAGTTTATCGAACATTCAAAAGCGACAAATACCCAGTAGAAATACTTAGAGATAGGGGTAGGGGTGTTCAGGACTACGAAGAATTCAAACGCAACTACATTGCCCTTCTTGAAGAAGCGGAAATAGAAGAACCGCAAATGGTTTGGCAGTTGATGATGGCGGGGGCTGCGTCAGATATTGCTAAAACAATTCAAGCAAATGCTGGACCGATTGGGCAAAAAAATGCGAAGATAAAACAAGATTCTCGGCAGCTCGTTGCCAAGTTAGAAGAACTCTCAGGAAAACTCTTGGGTTCAAACTCGGATATTGAGCGTCAACAAGCATCTAAAGAAATAGAAGAAACTTTGATATCGTATGGACTCTTCGTCCCTTACTCCATGATTGCCCCCTTCAGGGGGGACCACGCTTTGTATTTCACTGGCAGAAACCAAAACCGTGAAATTGAGGGAGAAGCATTCGCAGGCGGCAGAACCCTTAAAGAGCAAAAAAACACCGGCATCTTTATGGGTATACCGATTAAGAAATTGCTTGAAGGTAGCGACGTTGATCCCAGTGTCCTTGATGAGCTTATTCTTGCTAGCGCAGATTGGATAAATAACAATTCAGACTACGGAAGCACGATGTGGGCTGAAATGCTGGCGGAACTGTTTACCGCACGCGAGGCTGGCCTTCTTAAAAAAGAAGATCGAGCATGGTTGCTCACTGAGTACATAATCAAGGCTCTAGAATCAAGCGGCGGCAAGTCCCTGCAATCGCTTCTTATTGGACTAAAAGTTAAGGTTGTGCCAAATGGCTGAAAAAGAACCGTCAAAAGAACCAGACAACCTTGCTGAATATCTACAGCAATTTCCAACCGTGATTAACGTTGGATCACCTACTGATCCCCTGACCGGTGATTTTGTAAATGACATAGAAATAGGCCCACTCCGGCTGAGCAGCGCTGCTATTGCCACTAGGGCTATGAACGCCTACCTAAAAAAGATGGAAGAAAAACGCAATCACGAGGAAAGGGCTTCGGGCAGCAATGGCTCGTCCAGTTAACCGGAAGCCGGCACGCAAAAGGGGCAAGAAATCAAGTCGTAAGGCCTCCAAAAAGGTATGGGAACAACTTTCCGAGAAGCCGATCATTGGGATTGAAACCCTCCCCGATGGCGGCCTCGTAAGCGCGCCAATTTCCGCAAAGATGGATCAAACTGAAGATCCTAAGGAACTCAATAAACCTTCAGGTATTCCTTCTATCAAGATTCCGGATATCACTAGACAGCAACTCACCAAACGAGCGCGAGTCCATAATCGCAATATGACTCGACTAAGTAAGCCGGAGTGGAGCAAGACTTCACCCAAGATTTTAATTTCAGTATATGGTCGCGGTCTTGAAAATGGACTAAATCCAGACGAACCACAAACTAAACAACTTGAAAAAGCAGAACTTCGTGTTTCTAACTTTTTAAAACTGCTGATTTCGGGAACCTCAAAGAATCGTACGTACACGGCGGACAATGATTTGCTTGCTGCTGATCATCCTTGGAAAAACCAAGAACAGAGCAAAAACTATTCATATGATTTACTTAAATTCAAGAAACTTGACAAGATCAGTAAGCGTCAGTCCGTAGGCGTAACTGAGGGTGTTCGTCGTGGACGCATCATTGTTGATCAACTTGGAATTATGCGTTGCCCGCCAGGAACGCTCAATGCAATGCAGTTCACGAACATGGAGGGCGAGGGGTGCATGAACCCCGCAGGTTCTCGTGGTCAGATGATTGGACGCCAAGTCCTCACTCGGGCTGCCCATAGAGAAGTAATCTCCTCAATTGCTGGCGGCAAGAAACCTTCTAAGAAACTCACAGAAGCAGCAAACTTTCCAATTACTGATGTTGAAAAGATCAGATTCAAAAAGATTCTTGAAACCGTAAGCGGAAAGTATGAAGACTTTTCAGACCTCACCGGTAACAGTCCAAAGATTAAGGATTTTCGTCGTGGAGTTCTTGATCACATTGAAGCCAACGGTGGTATCACCATTAGCCCGCTGTCTGGAAACCAGCCAACTTCCGGGTGGGCTATTGCTCGGAAGAATCAAGGGATCAGAATTTCCTTAAGTGACTTCTTTGACGGGGAAAATCCAAAGCCGGAGGCCGTAGCAATCCTTCATGCATACATTGGCGACAGCCTGAAAAACGGTCGATTTGCCGAACCGGAAGACGACCGAAGTATCGGCACATTCTTTGGCGGCTGGGTTGAGGCAGACGATGCCGGTAACAAGTGGCTCTACTTGGATGTTGTGGATGTCTTTGACAAGCAGGAAGTTAGTGATAATGAGGCTGTTCAGCTCGGGAAAGATCGTGATCAAATTGCAATCACAAATCTTGATGACCTAGAGGCTGGGAAAATGGACACCGCATTTCTAGGCAGCGGTGGTACTGGTGGCGAATATGCCGACCTCACCTTTGAACTCCGTGAGATTAATCGCATCGCCTCTAGCGATAGAGAAATTGAGCAAATTCAGCAAGAACCTAGAGTTCAGATTCGTGACAACAAGCCAAAAACTGACGGATTTGATGAATTTGCCGTTGACAGGATCAGTCAAGAACACATTGACAAATTGACTGAAATCCTCAACAAGACCTACGGGAAAGATGTCGGTAATGTAGACGACATTGCAGCAAGATTTGATGCCCTTCTTGAGTCTGTTACCGAACAAGACCTAGAAGATGGACTTACTTGGTATCCCGAGGCTCGCAAGATGATTGATGATATGGCCAAGACACTAGGAATTGAGTCTTGGCAGGCTGCTGGAATGATGGCAGTTCTCTCCCCAAGTCGTTCTTGGGATCAAAATGTATGGCAGGCCAAGTGGGTGACTGACTTCATTGATCAGAACAGAGTCATTGACGATGAGTTCATCGCCCTCGTTGATGCGATGAGAGTTGCCGATTACACAACGAAGATGAAGGAATACGCCTCCGGAAATACGGCAAATCTTCCTAAGTTCCTAGATGTGGATGCCAGCAGTTTCAAGGGTAAGAGCGTAAAGGAACTCCTATCTGACGAGAAGGGACTTGATGTACTCGCTCTTGGTCTTCGTGGATACGGATCGCAACTCACGATTGATCATGAGGGCAAAGATTGGCGACCCAATCAGGTAATCCTGAATACCGAAAAAACTATCCTTGAAGGTGAACCCGTATACGAGGCGGTCCAGTGGCAGTCCTGGGACAATCTCCGGAAGGCTCTTTCACTAGCGGCTGAAGATGTATCTCCGAATTATCTTGACTCCGCTCTTGGCGGAAAGCATAAAGTTAGATCTTTCTATAACAACATCATGTTCCCGTTTGAAAGCCGAGACACAACAATTGATGTCCACATGTCAAGCATCGGCACGGGGAAAAAGATCACTGGAGAAGCCGGAAAGACGATCTTTGAAAATCCAACTTCGGTTTCAGAAGGAACGGTTGGAACCTATCCGATCTTTCAAATTGCGCTTAAGCAGACCCTTGAACGGTTTAATGAGCGACTTGAGGTCATCAACAAAGCTCGAGAAAAGCGTGGCCTGAAAGCCCTTGATGTTCTTGACCTTCCTCAGTTGCAGGCGATTCTCTGGGTTGCTCACAGACGCGCCCCCTTCGGTGAAGGTCTAGACTCAGCATCCGGAGCATTATCAGGAGCAACTCTCAAATGAGCAAGAAATCCCGAGCGCCACGACTCAAGGTTCGTCAACCAAATAAGGAGTACGAGGACGACAGTCCTGAGTATGTCCCAGTTGACGACATCACCTTTGATGACATTATGAAAATAATTGATCCAAAGAATCCTGCACTTGAAGCACTAGGCATTAGTGAAGAGCGTGCTTTGGAAATTAACGCTGCCCTTGAACCCATGAGGAAAAAGTACAATGCCAAAATCGCAAAAAAAGCCTGAAAAATCTGCTGGATTTGGTCTTTTTAAACTGCCAGAAGGCTATGAAAAAATGACCATTGAAGAACAACAGCAAGCACTAACAGATATTATGCGTGAAGTTGGAAAAGGCATCAGCAAGGTAAAATAGCCTCATTCATCAGTAGTTGCGCCAGAACACTGATATGAGCGTATAAATTAAATACTTGACGCGATATTGCGGCTGGGTGCTTACCTGAGCCGACGGGTCAAATCGTCAAATCAGGTTAGAAATCTCACACACCCCCTTTCTCTTACAGGAGCAAAAAAAATGTCTTTCGATGACGAAGGCCGACTGAACGAACTTCAGTCAGCAATGCGTGAAAAGATGGCCAGCAATAAGGAAATTGCTGATTCATTTAAGATTGAAGATGGCACTGTTGTTGTGTCCGCTGAGCAGAAGTCAGCATTTGACCGCAACATGTCTGACATCAAGGAAATCAAGGGCCTCATTGAGGGTCTTGAAGAAATGAAGTCAGCCGCACAGTGGGGCAGCCAGCCCGCAGGCGAATCAGTCGCCAGCGTTGTTGACGCTTGGGCATCAAGCCAGGGTTCACTTGCTGGTTACTCAGCAAAGACACTTGGTCAGGCTTTCCTTGACTCAGCAGAGTTCAAGTCCCTTGATGGTGGCCGCAATGGCGCCAACATGCCTTCCCCATTCACCATTGCTCGTGCCGATCTCACCTCAGGTCAGTACGGTCAGAAGGACGTTTATAGCGCTCTTCCCACCGGCACCCCTGGTTCATTCGGCACCATCCAGCGTGACCCGATGGTAGTTCCTCCCATGCGTACACGTCGTGTTCGTGACCTCTTCCCAGTGCGTACAACCACTGCTGCGGTCATTGAATACTTCCGCATGATTGGTTTTACCACCCCCGGCACCACGGCCAACAACGCAGCCAGCACTGTTGCTGAACGCGATGGTGGAAACTACGCCGCAAAGCCACAGTCAAGCATGGTCTTTGAAGGTCATCAGGCTCCAATCCGGACCCTTGCCCATTGGGAAGCAGCACACCGCAACGTTCTCGCTGATGAGCCGCAGCTCCGCTCCATCATTGACAACGAGCTTCTCTACGGCCTTCGCCTCCAAGAGGATTACCAAATCCTTGAGGGTGATGGCACTGGCGAGAACCTCCTCGGCGTTCTCAACACCCCTGGTGTTCAGACCTACGACTGGTCCTCAGGCGCTACCTCACCGGTTCCGGACACCAAGGCTGATGCGATCCGTCGTGCAGCAACTCTGGCGTTCCTTGCCTACTACGAGCCAACTGGCGTCGTTCTTCACCCCAACGATTGGGAAGACATCGAACTGACCAAGGACACCAATGGTCAGTACCTCGTTGCCGTTTCAGTTGCACTTGGTGGCGAACCACGCATCTGGCGCATGCCAGTAGTTGACACCCCCGCAATGCCCGAAGGCACAGCCCTTGTCGGCGCATTCGGCACCGGCGCCCAGCTCTATGATCGTGAGCAGGCGACCATCCGTATCAGCGAACAGCACGCTGACTTCTTCGTCCGGAACGCAATCGTCGTTCTTGCCGAAGAGCGTCTTGCCCTTGCGGTCAAGCGCCCAGAGTCATTTGTGAGCGTTTCGTTTGATGCACAACCCGACTGAATCTGACTAGTTAGATTCTTTGAAAAACCCCTCGGTCTTCGGGCCGAGGGGTTTTTTAGTTCCCTAGACTTACCCCATGAGCGAGTCTTTAGTACCGAAGGTGATCTTCAACGACAATATGGGCATCCCATCAGACCTCATGGAGTGTCAACCCTGCGATGTTTGGTGGGTCGGTGAAACTCCGTGCTTTTGCTGCGGAGGGATAGGGATTGATGTTATGAAGAAGCGACGATCCCTAAATGGTCAATCGCCTTCTGAAGGGCTTTTTCAACATCAGTAAACGATCTACCTATTTGATCCTGCCAAGCCGTTAGATCGCAATCTACGGCCCACTCAGAAGCCTCTAATGCCACGAAAACAGCAGGTCTTTTTGCCTGTGGGATCAACTCGCTTGGAACGCCGAACGAGTCATCTATCTGACTAACCGTGACGCCAGAAGCAATCCCCATTGCCCCAATGATGTCAACCTCACCGGTAACCATGTTCCGGTGAACACCAGGAGTCCATCCTCGCTTCTGAAGAATAAGCAAGGTTTCCTCAAGAATCGCTATTGCGCCATTTTGGGCTAGTTCACCGAAGGTGGGCATCGTTATGCCTTAATAGCAAAAATGGCAACATTAAGAAAAGCCGGAGCAAGCGTGTTCCAAGCCTTAACTTCTCGTGGGGGTTTGATCGTGCAGGGAAATGCATAATCAGCCTGTTGTGAATGCCACTCTGGTTCATCAAAAAGACTTTTCAATCCCTCATCTGTCCATCGACAATAATCAGAGGGGTAACCATGAACGGGAAAAGCAAAATGAGTGGCTACATAGATAATCCCACCAGGCTTTACCACGCGGGCGACTTCAGCAGAAGCAATCCATGGCTTGCGGAGATGCTCCCACACACTTACAGCAATAAAAGCATCAAACTCGCCTTCACTAAACAAGGAAAGATCATGAGCATCAGCAACAACATCAACATCTTTACCTTCCTTGATATCAGACATCACATGAGTGGACCCTCCGGGCAACCATGCTCCGTGATGCGTAGAAACACCATCAACCCACTGAAGGGTTCCGATTTCAAGAACCTTGGGCTTATCTAATGTCGCTACATGATTAATAAACAAGTCTGTTGAAGTCATGCTATTTGCCGCTCAGGTCATTAACTGGAAAGTAATAACCGCCACCGTGCTGAATGGCAGAGGGCATATCTTCACGATGGTTAACACCCGAATAGTGAGCAATCAAAGATCGACGCTCCATCCCTGGAATGTTAGCAACTGAACCACGATGAAGAAGTCGTCCATGCCACAGAAGCACATCTCCGCGTTCTGGGAGATAGGTGACAATTTCCGAATTGCGCTTTTTGAGTTCTTCCTCAAATAAAGGCGTAAGGATTTTTTCGCTATGGGTTGGCCAAAGGTGGTCACGATCCCCCTCAGGGAGAGCCTGAAGGATCTTTTCGCGAGTCACTTGGGGCCACTTATGCGAACCGGGGACATACTGAAAAGGTCCGGAGTCGGGGTCAATCTTCCCAAGTGCTATCCACGCGGCAATATACCGATCACCAACATGAGTGGGGTTGAGGTAAGAATCTTGATGCCAATTCCGAGTAGTTGAAACCCATCCAGTGAGGTTCAGATGAACCCCAACTGACTCACCAATGAGGTTTTTCATTTCCTCATGAAGAGGTCCGTAAGAAAGGATGTCAAGAACTTCTTGATGATCCCTATACGGGGTGCAATAACTCCACCCATTTGGGGAAGTCATTTCATAGTTATCAAGTGTTCCGACTGCATGATTGTTAATCCAGCATTCCTCATAAGCGACCATGAGTTCTTCGGGAATGAAATTTTTAAGAATGACAACGCCTTCGTCATTCCAGTCAATAGCACCCGTCCCCTCATAGGGAACCGTCAGATCGGAGAGATTCATGATCACTACCGTACAGGACAAGCCCCTGTTGCACAGGACTCATCAAGAAGGTCACCAGATGCATTCGGAGCAATTGAAATTGAGAAGTCAACCTTTGACAGCATCCGCTCGTACTCCTCCTTGCTGATTTCCTCGTATGGGGGGAGTGGGAAGTTATGGTCAGAATGAAGAAGGAATGAAACGCTCTTGATGTGCTTGTCGTAGTTCTTTGAAAGCCAATCTTTGATTTCTGAAAGTTCTTCCTTGCGGTAATAGACCGTCACCGAAACGGCGTTGTCCGCCCACTCAGCCTGAAGACGCTTTACCCATTCCAACTGATCAATTGCGGTCATATCCTTAGCGAGGACTGCATTCTCTGGGGACTCTGCGGGAAATTCAACAACCCACTTTGTGTGATCTTCCCGCCCATCAATACCGACCTCGGGAACCACGTTGTAGCCGCGCTTACGGCATGACTCCACGAGGGGATCAGCACTAGAGAACCGAACACGACGAATGTAGTAACGAGCAAATGCTGGATGAATGCCAGGAGTCTGACCCGGGAGGAGCGAAAGCGTTCCTGACGGCTGAACTGTGGTAAGTCGAATTGACTCTGGAACTCCATGCTCCGCTGAGTAGGCAACATCAAAAGCACGAAGGTTTTCATAGCCGAGTGAGAGCCACGCCAACTGTTCCTCAGAACATTGAAGGATTCCAGTTACTGACTGACCAAGGCGACGATTCTTGCGAGTAATCGTTGTTGTCTTCTCGTATGGATAATCAAGACTCGTGATTGCCTTCTGAACCTTATAAAGAAGTTCTGAAATTTCACAGAACTGTTCAAATGACTCAATTGATGGCAAGAAGATTGTTGCAAGATTGCAAGACTCTCCGTCAGCAAGGGCAATTTCAGCGCAGGGGTTGAATCCCTCAACTGATGGATCTGATTTGCGCTCACCGACACGACCGTAAGAGCGAGCAAGACGACGATTCAAAAGTCCGTAAGGTTCTCCTGAACCGTCGTAACCCTTCCAAAGTTCAGGCATGATTTCTTCATAAGCATCTGCATAGATGCTGTTGTTTGAGTTTGCTCGCCAGCCAGGGATGTTCCCCGTTCCCCAATTCTTGGCACGAAGAAAAAGAATGTCGTCCGGATCGCCAATGGCAATCTGAGCAGAACGGCGTGAAGAACCGCTTACAACAATGCGACCGATAATGTTGCAAATATCAAGAACATCAATTGATCGAAGTTTCTTTCCGACTCGATTCTCCATGACTTTGCAGATATCGGAAATTCCATCAATCAATGCACCTGGTCCTGAAGCGGTCCCACCAAAGGTGCTGAGAGGTGCGCCGAACTCACGAATCAAAAGGGTGCTGTATGAGAAGCTCTTCCCCGTCGTGAAGTAACTCTTGAGAACTGAATGAAGAAGACGACGCCATCCTCCGCGTGAGTCAGGAACAATGATGTCAGCATCGTTGGTGCGCTCGTGAGTAATTGTGACTCCAGACTTCACCTTTGGAAGTTCATGAATCTTTGATCGCTCTACGGAGAATCCAACACCACCGCCAAGCATCAGATAATCAAAGAGAAGTTCAAAGTCCTCTACGGATTCAATAGAGGTGAAATAACAGTTGTTGAGTGATGTTCCGTTGAACTTCTTGACCAGTTGCGTACCGAGCTGCCAGAGGGAACGACCGCTAAGTGAGCAGCGAAGATTGAACATATGGTCAAAGAGTTTTTCCGCTTCTTCCTGTGAAAGTTCTGCTCCAATTTCAACAGCGCCGTTAATGCATCGTTGAATGGTTTCAGGCCACATTTCGTTGCGACCCAATTCAGGAATTGAACGACTATAAGTACGCAGGTAAACAATTTCACCCATTCCACCGAATCCCCAAGGAGGGGTTTGGGATGCGTAACTAGAAACAAAATCAGAACTGATAACTGACACCGGAAATGCCTTTCGGGCTAATTGAGGTTGTTTTGGTAAGTCAAACTTAGGCGAATCTACATACTGCTATTAACTACTTCAGGGTGAAACAAGTCCAAATTCAATTGCCTTGTCGCGTGATATGTATGTACCGGCCCTAGCCACCAATACCCGAGTTGAAGTGCGGTTGGTAATTTGAACCGTATCAAATAAATCCTCAAGAACGAGAACCTCGTTCTGCGGAATCGTTGACTTTTGGAACATATGGTCCCCAATGATTTGGCGGGGTTTTGCTGCTGAATTGTCGCTGCAATCTCCAGTTGGGTGACCACAAATAATGCAGGGAGTTCGACTCGCCCTGATGATTCTGATGTCATTTAAAACGTATTCCGGGTAGGCACCCTCATGGTCATTTGTGTACATCTGGTGACCATACACCACGACACGGTGGTCGCATCCAAAGTCCTGAGGGGGGTAAACTGACCACACAAAAAACCTCAAAGGATTCACATGATTTTGAAATCTGATGCTCGCGAGATTCCGCTTCCAGATGGATGTTTTCACTCAATCGTCACCTCACCTCCGTACTTCGGATTGCGTAAATACGGAAATAGTGACCTTGAAATTGGTACTGGCTCCGTTCAGGACTATTTGGAAGACATGGAAAAATGCGCGAAAGAGTGGAACCGACTACTAGACGATGAAGGTCTTCTCTGGCTCAATCTTGGCGATACTGCCTCCGGCTCTGGTGGCGCTGGGGGCGACTACAACAAAGGCGGATCAAAAGATGGGAAGCCTCGCTACCGCCAAGGTGAAACAGATAGAGCAAAAATGCAGTGGCTGAATATTCCCCACAGGGTGGTTGAGGTTTTTGTTGATTGTGGATGGCTTTATAGGGCTTCAATCACTTGGGACAAGGGCATGCTTCGTCCTGAAGATCTCAAGCATGCTCGCCGGCCAGGCGTTTCTAGCGAGTTCATCTTTATGCTCGCCAAGGATAAGGGACATCGTTTTTACGAGGATCAACTAACGGAGCGTGGGAATGTATGGAGCTTCCCTCCTGCTAAGGGGAGAGGCCATCTAGCACCCTTTCCCGAGGAACTTCCGCTTCGCTGCATCCCCCTTTCAACGCGACCAGGTGAGAATGTCTTGGATCCTTTTAGTGGAAGCCACACGACCGTAGAAGTGGCAAATAGGCTTCTACGGAATGGAGTTGGGTGCGATATTTATGCTGAGGGAGATGACTTGGCTTGGAATACTATTGATTGATACTTTTGTCAAGTACCACAAAAAACTTTATGTCGCTTGCGTGGGCGTTCTTGCATACTGATATTCCCTTTGCTAGCCTTTTCTGACCGTCTTATACGGGTCGCCTCTGAGAGATTTCTGATTGGTGACGATTCCAAATTGGAATCAGTTCTTATTCCCGAGCAAAGGAAAAGTTCATGCTTAGCAATCGTTTATACATTGCCGTTTTTACAGTCGTCCTATTTCTAGTCGGGTCGATTGGCATCATGACAACATCACGGAAAGCAGGAGATTTAGGATCCGCAGTTGCAGCAGCCCAATCGGCTCCATCAACCACGGAAGTAACACCGGAAGACACCGCAGCGGTGGAGGCTTATTTCGCTGAAATTGAGCAACAGCGAAATCTTGATGCCTACCTTGCGGAACTTAATAAGATCGAGCAGGAGAAAGTTGCAGCCGCTCAGCGAGCCGCAAATGCACCCAAAGCGCCACCCACGGAACCGAACTACGACTCGGGCGATGGCAGCAGGTGGGATCAGTTGGCTCAGTGTGAAACGGGGGGTAATTGGGCGACCAACACCGGTAACGGTTTCGGTGGCGGACTCCAATTTATGCACCAGCATTCATACTCAACTTGGCTGTCCTACGGCGGCGGCGAGTTCGCACCTCACCCCTGGGAAGCCTCTCGTGAACAGCAGATTGTGATCGCTGAGCGAGTCCTTGCCGGATCGGGCTGGAAGGCTTGGCCGGGCTGTAGCCGCAAATTTGGCTGGCTCTAGCCGGTAATGCCCTAGAGTCACCCAAAAGGGAAGACCCCTCACTTCGGTGAGGGGTCTTTTCTGTATTAAAATACGGGCATGTCAGAAACATGCGATATGAGCAATCCAGATGGAACCGTCGTGTGTCGCCTCGGAGAGGATGGCATTGAAGTTTTCGTTTCTTCCAAGCGCTGCTTCTCCATGCCTTGGCCATGGATTGATCAAGTTCGAGCGTCTTTGATTTCAAGCAACAAGGAAGAGTTTGAAATTCCCGAAACTCAATACGGAGAATGGCCAGAGGTTGAGCGTCCTCAGGCGGAACCTGGATTGAGGGGCTACTCCCAGTTCTGATACGGTTCCTCACATGAACTCAGACAAAGCCCTAGATGGTTATTTGTATGCAGTATTGACTCGGCCTTGCTGGTTTGAACCACATGTTGCTATTGAAACTGGCTCCGGAATCCGCATGCTTAAAGCGTCTGATGCCGGAGTAGAAATTTCAAGTGATGGTCCATTTGAAATTACTGAAGAAGCGATTCATCTTGCATCATCGGAGGGCTTGTCTTTTTCAAATGATGAGGTGCAAGGACTTTGGTCTGCGCGATTTTCAAATGACTTTCTTGAAGAAATCTTTGACGCTGACAAAGACAGGGATATTGATGGTTTGCTTGCTGATGGCAGTTTTGACTGGAGCGCCAGAACTCAACATCCATCACAGAATCTCTCAAGTTGGCTCAGGAAAAGTGAAGATTGGGCTGGGTCATCATCAGCAATTTTTTCAGACAGTGATGGCGCTTTCTCTGGATCTTTCATAACGCTATTTACTGCCAACCCATACAAACTTGCCGTACTGCTGACATGGCTCGGAGTCCCAAGAGAAATTATTGCGAGCGTTACTGGGCTTGACGATGTTTTGCCTTCTTGATTGAAACCCCATCCATTTGAGGGAAATCAATTAGTTCCGTCACTGAACGGAGTTTTTCCTGTGGAACCCAAGTGCATCCATACTTTCGCTGCTCGCCAATTTCCTTTGCTTCACCGCCGTAGAGGTATCCAGCAAGTTTCACATACGGCTCAGAAACAATGGCAAGAATGAACGGAACATCATCAGCATCCGCCTTATGGACTATGAGCTGACCCGTCTTATGTGCAGTTGACCGAATTTGGTAGAAGCCAACATCGCCAGGAAGCGATTTAAGCGACTTATCAGTTGCCGGTTCCCAATACTTATCAAAGGCCTTTGCTACTGCATATTCAGCAATTGCACCCTGAATATCAATTTGCCAATAGTTGTTTCGTTCGTCGGCGCCATAGAACTGAGGTCTGGCAACTTCCATTGAGGTCACTCGACGCTGGCAGCCCCCGACCGCAGCAGATAAAAGTTCATGGCGACTCAACTCAATCCAAACCGTTAGAAACGGATTCTCGGTCGCTTCCTCGTTCACGCTTATTCGCTTTCCTCCCCAAATCGCTCAATCAGAACCATGGATATGGCCCCAAGTAAGGAAACAACGGGGATAAATAGAATTCCTAGGAGTTTGACTGCCAGAAGCACGATAAGCAACAATAGGCAAACAAACATCAATAAAAACAGTGCTAACACCACAAGGATGATTGGCTCATCTTGTGACTTCTGGTTAATGGTAGATAGAAGGCACTTCAACTTACTGAACATCCCAAGACTCCTTGGGTTATTTATTCGGTCACTAGATACTTACTGATTCACAGGTCAAAGTCAAGAATTATCTTGATTAGGAGGGTTTTTTTACCTGATTGCGGTCATGGGTGCGAAGTGGCGAGTTTGGAGCCTCGCGCATACGCCCCCTTCCGGCTTTGGTGCCGGCAACTTTCTCAATTTCTCCGGTGAGAGGATTTTTCCGAGTCCTCTCACCTGCTCGATTTGAACTGCCCTTACCTTTACCCATAGGTAAATTATAGACTAGGAGGGAGAATCCCAGTCGGTAACGGTGCCTGGGATCCCGCAAACGAGCATAAATCCATGCTCACCCATCTGCGAAGCGACGGCGGTCATGTACCTCGCTGGAGAACCCTCAGTGGGCCATGGGATCATTTCAACAACATCAAATAGATATCTAATTACTTCAATGAAAGATCCGCTTGCACCTTCATCTACGACCTGAACAGACTCGGTGAGCCAAGTGATTTTTCGCCCGAGTTCCTGCTTGTAGGGGATGCTTGTGGCTCTCATTTCTCCAGAGGAGTTCCCATAGACAATGGAAATGCACTCATGAACATTTTGATCGCCAGCAGCGAAGAGCTTTGCAAGACTCTCTTCGCCCTCGCTATCGCCAATCATCATGTATCCCTCAACTACGAGGGCAACAGCATCGGCGTGCCACCCGGACCGCATCATTCCGGCCACAAGCGCTAGTCGCTGGTACTGATCTAGTCGATCGTCTGCGCTTTCAATCATTTGCGCCCAGCCAAGACATTCTGAGTTCTCATCAAAGGCTATGACACATGGGGCTATATCAGAACCAATGCCCTCCTCCCTCACGAGAGACTCTTTGGCCTCTTTCGTAAGATCCTTGCAAAACTCAATGCTAAGTTCAGCGGTCATTTTTTAATACTACACGACGCTTTTGGGGTTCTTTGGATTGATCGGACTTGGTGAGTTTATTGAATCTGGATCGGATTTCGTCAGGCACTGCATCGCCCTTTTTGTTCTCATCTAGATGATTGACCACATCCACAACGAGCCAATCGGGCATATTCAGGGCCACCGGACTTTCAATGAACCCAGCAACAGTCTTAGGGTTTCCCGCAATCCCTGCACCAATCACGGTAAAGAATTGGTCAAGTTTAGTTACATTCAAATCCCACTTGCCGCGCTTGATCCAATCTTCATCTTGAAGGTAAATTTCACTGTCATTTTTTTTCATGATTCAATCCTTACATTAAGTCAAAGTTACTTTCAGGCATTTTGCCACTGAGAATATCCCTAATTTGGAGAATATTGGGAAATTTCCCAGAATTCCTAGTCATGTAATCTTGGATTTTTTTGATTTCTTCCTCACTATAGCCAGCATTTTTAAGTCGCTCAGCAGCACTAATTTCAATTGTTTCACCATTGCGGAACCTGTCAATAACTGCTCCAATAAGATTTCCCTTGGCAGCATCAATACGCATACCGGAACTTGCAGAAAGATTAAATCTTGTGTCTCCACCGCCAATTAGCGTTAGTTCGTTCTCGATTAGACACCCGATCCCCGTAAATGCTGAAGAGAGAATCCTTTCAACTGGTGTATCGGAATGGACCACCACGGACAAAGTATCCTCACCACGCATTCCAGCAAAGCCATATGCAATTTTCCTGTTGAACGAAGTTGACGAAACGGGCTGAAGTGCTACTTCCGCATCCTCAATAACTAGAAAAGCATTCCTACCGACAGCATTGGAATCAAGCGGATTATCCTTGCTGGAGTGCCACATCATACCTCGATGGGTAGTTATTTTTGTTATCCCAGCATCTCTGAACATTGTCTGAGTTATTAAGTATTGCGCTTTTACAAACTCTTCATACACATTCGTAATTTCAGGATCATCGTTTGAAATTTTAAATGAACGAACACCATCCTTTTGACCAAAAATTTGCTCTACCGCACTTTGAATTCCAAGCGCAAGTCCGCTATTTGATGAATGCGCCCACGCTCCAAGCAACTGATCGGCAATATACTCACCCATAAATTTTTTGTAATCTGGCGAAAGGGGAGAAATTGCTTGATCGCTATTGGTTCCAGGCCATCCCCGCTCAACCCTGCCTTCAGGCGTCATTGCAAGTCGATCCTTGCCTCCTTTCCCGAAATTGCTCACAAAGTCATTAAGGGTTTCATCAGAAATTTCAGCCTCATATCCTGCACCAATAAAGTAAATCATGACAATCATTTCCTCAACACTAAGTTCGTCAGCCATGAGACTTCCAATGCCATGTGCAATTGCAGCCTTCATTTCTTGCTCTTTGTTAAAATCAATGCCCCTAACCATGGTGACTTCTTTGCCACTGCCGTTAATGAAAGAAATATGTCTCCACTCTGCACCTGGTCGCCCAAGTCTTTCAACCATCTTGCTTTGGAGATCAAGAAGTTCAATCTCACTCTCTTTGATGCGATCTTCATCAGCGGTGGGATCAAGCGCCATTGTTACAACTTTGTCCACATCAACACTGAGTAAATCACCATCTTTTGTTCCAAAGTCATATAATTCATCCCGCTCCCCAGAAGCGAAAAGTTCCATTCGATAAGTCTGCTGTTCCCTTGCAGTAAGCCAATTAACATAAGAGTTCATAGAATCTGCTCCTACGCTGATAACTTCATCAATAACAAAGTTTAAATTTTCTGCAAAAGGAGCGCCCTTTTCTGGTTCATCCGCTTCTGGATCACCAGGGAAAAAGGTATCATTGCCATTGGAGTCCCCAAAAAAGAAGGCACTTTCACCTCTATATCTAAGATCCGCTATAAGTTTTTGTACTTTTTCATTTTTCAATTTCTGTTCTGGAATTTCAGAAATCGCCACCTCAAGATCTTCACTAAATATTTCCATAGTGAGCCAGTTAGGGCGTTTTGACATTTTGGCCGGAATTTCGGGTTTGGAAACTTCGGGAATATCAGCGACTTCAGGGACATCCGCAATGTCCTCCTGCCCACCAATGTTGCGAACTAGATTTCCTTCAATATTGTTGATTTGGAACCATGATTCAGCACCAGACCAGTTCACTAAATCTCCAGATGTAAGTCGATCTGGATCATCCATACTTTGAGTCCGAGCAAGGGTTAAGAGAAGAGCAACCTCTTCAGCCTCTTCTCGCGATGCAAAAATTGGAAGATTTACAAATGAACCAGTACTGTCATCATATTTCATCATCATTGGCAATGCGTCTGGTTCTTCAGAAATTCCTAGAGCAAATTTAGTCAACGCAGAATCAATAGAAGCAAAATAAACTTCACGGGCATAATCATCCTCCCAGTCAAATCCAACCTTGGGCCAATGTGTTGCTCCGTTGTATCCGATATTGCTAGTTGCTTTGGTTGATATTGCATCGCATCCCAAAGAGCGATAAACCAATTCATTCCGAGAATTAATAATTCCTGAAATCTGCGCTCCGCGAACCTCTTCGTCAAGATGCATATGGTCATGGGCAACTGTTTTTTTGTCTAAATAGATAGTCCGGTCAAAGAATCCAACTTCTTTCCCGTCTTTGAAAATTTTTCCGCTAATCGTGAGGCGCCTGCCTTGATAATCATCTCTCTGGAGATAACTCTTACCCAATTCAACTGAATACTTTTGATCATCCATCCCAACAAATTCAAAATTGAACATTGCTCGGGCAACTTCATCGGCATCGTCAGGGTTGATCGCATCAAAGTCAAAATCTTTAGCGGCGCCTGCGGCCTCATCGCTCAAATTGTCGGAGGCCATAATGCGAGTTTTAGCGTCTTTAGCAACTCTCGCCTTCTTGCGAGCATCAATTATCTGCTCAAGATTCTCCATAATGTCGGAATCGCTGAGTTCAGAAATGTCTGGAGTTGGAAGGATCTCCTCTCTAATTCCACTCTGCTTGCGAACCTGCTCTCGTCCAACGAGCCACCGACCCTCTATCATGCCGGGGTCCGTCACATTTGCTTTAAGGAGCTTGCCCCCAAGCCAAGATAAATCCGCTTCAAGGGTTGAACCCAGCGGTGGGGGCGCATCACTAAAGTACGACTGGTTCAAATTGGCCATATGGGTTAAATCTGCATTTCCGGCCCCTTGGATTAGCCTCATTTCTGACCTAAGAGATTCAACAATCGGATTGTTTAGTCCAGCACCAAACCAGGCTGCGGTAGTGCCTTCTTGATGCCATCCGTCGCTATCAACATCTACTGAACGAGGATCAAACACCGCAGGCTTTAGTACGCGAGCGCTTGGAGCGCCCCCGCCCAAACCTGGCTTGCTCGGTGTATTGGGGAGATTTGGCTTGTTGACGGCCTTGAGTTCAATCTGTTCAAGGAGGATTTTCTTAGAAAGGACTCGACGCCTAACTTGCTTTTTGACCCCACTGGAAGTTTCACCAATTGGAGTTGGAATCAAACTTGTTCTTATTGATTTCAGTTCTTCTCTGGTGAATTCAACTTCCCTATTGAGAAACTTCTTAGTCCAGTCCTCGCTTGCTTTTGCCCAGTTTTTGCTGTTTCTTTTTAGATTTGACATCCATAAAGATTTAAGAAATTCATTATTGGTTAACGGAACAAGTTCAGAACCAAGGCGAGTCACATACGACCAAAATCGGACATACTCCGTTTCTTTACCCCTAATGACTACGCCATCACTGTCAATGTCTTTTGGATTGATTATGAAATAGATTTTGGCATCTGAAGTTTTTGCGACTTCAATCATTTGCTGCTTAACCATAATTAACCAAGACCTCCAACGTCTAAGCCGCCACCGGCAGCAATTCGGGCTTCTTCAGCCTCTCGTGCCGCTTGACTTTCTTGGGCCAAAGTTGGCAAACCTTCAACAATCCGACGAGCATCTTCGTCTCGACTGGCTATCGCTGCATCAACATCTCTAGCAAGGGTGTCATAAAAGGGTTTTACTTTTTCAAGTCGCTTCTCTACTTCTTGCTCGGGACTGCGCCCTTCATCCCCGATGAGAAGCCTCACTCCATGCTTCTCGGACAGGCTTTTTCCGAACTTATCTACTTGTTCTGCGTAAACAAGGCTTTGGAGTCTTTGGTCTTGAAGATATTCCCTGTAAGCACTGGGATCTGATTCTTTCAACTCAAGTATGTAGGCAATCTGCCCTTCGGTCATACCGGCAGCCTCCAACTTTTGCCTTTCCATAAATCTCCCGTCAATCAAATCATCGGCATCACTTTCGACAGGGAGGGCAGATTTCTTCAGTGTTTCAATGCTTGGGACTCGAATTGAATCTACTTCGTCAAGATTGAAACTTCCAGCAATGTTAGTTTCGATGTAGTCATGACCGGCGCCTGAAACTTCATTTGGACTTTTGGCAGCGGGAATCCCGCCGAGTCTGCTGACGGATGCTGTCAATGTCGTTTCGTTGCGTTCACTTTCCAGCATGTTGAGTACAACATTTTGTGGTTTCTTCGTGCCGCTTCCGTTGATCATTACGGCTGCGATGTATTCGGGATCATCCTCATCCATTCGGACGACACCGGGACCCTTGGCATTCATACTGTCACCAAGACTCCACGATGTTCGGTCAGCGACCTCGGGCTTCAACTCAAATACAACATCTCCGTAGGTTCCACCAATACCCGTCAACTTGGACGCGAGTTCCGTATCTTCAACATCTCCATCTCCCCGCACCGCCTGACCTTGTTCTCTGGTGATGGCATAGCCGGATGCGGGGTGAAGTTCTGGCGCTATGTCACTTGGAATACCCAAAATACGAGCATCTATTTGCTCGCGTCCAGCAACTCTTGCATTATCCGTTAGAGCGCCAGAAAAAACCGTCTTATATTCTCCATCTTCAACAACAGCACCTAATCGTGAATCTGTCACGTTGACACGGATACGTCCCGCCTTCACTTCTTCCTGCATTCGTGTTGCTTGACTGAGGATCATGTCGTTTAAATCATCATCAGTAGATGTGAGTATTAGTTCCCGTAAGGCTTGCGGCATGTTGTCTAAGGCCCCTGCATCAGACTCACTAATACCAACACGGCCATTCCATGGAGTGAGTTCACCGGTTTCCAAGTAAGCACGAACAGCAGTGATTGTGGCTGATGTTGTTTCTCTTCGTGCTTCTATTGCTTCTTCACGGGTTTTCGGGACATGAAGGGAGTTAACTCGTCCTTCAGCCGCGGCTTGTTCTTGCGCTCTCTTGTAATCCTCATCAATACGTCCAAAACTGGAACCAGCCACTTCCAACTCATTAAGAATTTTCTTATTTTTTTCTTGGATTTCTTCAGCGCTCATTCCGCCAACTGCAATACCAGCATCTGACGTGACATCCGGAACATCAGCAGATTCTTTTTGACCACCAATAGAGCGACTTAACTCAATCTGAATACCCTTTTCCTGAAAAAAAAGTTCAGCTCCAGACCAGTTAACAAAATCACCAGCGGTTAGTCGATCCGAGTCTTCAAGATTTTGATCTCGCGCAATTGCGATTAAAAGTGCAACAGATTCGGCTTCTTCCCGAGAAGCAAAGATCGGAATCCTAACTTCGGTCGTTATGTCTGGATTATCGTTATCTTCAATGATCTTAATGAGCATTGGAAGTGCATCTGGATCCTCCTTGATTGCCAGAGCGAATTCAGTCAAAGCGTCTTCAACCGCCCCGAGAGTGAGGCTCCTTTGGTCCTCGTCCACCCAGTCAAAGCCAACTTTGGGCCAGTGGGTAGCACCGTTGTAACCCGCCCCACTCATCGCCCCTACGCCGATGGTGTGGTAACCCATTTCTTGGTAAAGGATTTCATTCCGAGAATTGAAAATTCCTGAAACCTGAGAACCACGTTCCCCTTGGTCAATAACAAGATGATTGTGGGTTACCATCCCAAGGTCTGGATAAAACGAACGATCAAAAAATCCAACTTGATTTCCATCTTCATCCAGGAAGACTCCATTGATTCCAAACATTGTGCCTTCTTCACCGGAATCAAGTTCAATGGCGGATTGGACAACACGATCAACTCTGGTTGAGTACGTTTTCCCATTGTTTCCAATGAACTCAAACTCAAAGAGTTCCTTAGTAGCTCCCCTCAGGTCGGAATTTGCAAGATCTTCATGCTCTCTTTGAAACTCAATCCAAGCATCCCAAGAATCAGCAGACCATCGCATAGTTTCCGCCACGCTGGCTTCATATGCTTCAAATTCTTCCGGCGTCCCCCCAAGCGGATAGTCCATCGCTTCCGGACGCGGTTCGTAAGAAGTCTTTGACCATTCGGTATAGTCAGCGACTTCGTAGCCATCGGCGGGTGGATAATCATCAACTTTAAAGTTTTGTGCTTTTTCTATTGATTCGCTAGATACCGCATCATCGGACTTAATTCGTGTTTTCGCATCAAGAATTGCGCGCCGTTCTTGGCGGGCGGTAATGGCTTTATCAATTGCTTGAAAAACGGTTTCGTCGTCAAGTTTTTCAATTTCTGGAGTTGGGATGACTTGTTCCCGAACTCCACCACGACGCCGTGCTTCTTCTCGCCCATGAAGCCACTGGGCCTCAAGTGAGCGATCAGCACCACCAACACGTGGCGGGGGAGGGCCACTCATCCAAGATTCCCGTTGCTGCTCATTGAGAACAATTTTTCCACCAAGCCACGCAAGATCAGCCTCTGCGGTTGAGGCTTCTGGAGTTGGAGCGCCCTCAAAGATCCCATATCCGCCAGTTGCAATCATCGCATTGTATGAAGACTCCCGATCATCATCACCAAGTTTTCCAAGAGCGTCTTGGAGTTCCTTTACCACTGGATTATTAAGACCGGCCCCAAACCAAGCAGCAGTAGTTCCCTCCTGATGCCAGCCATCGTTATCTACGTCCACAGAACGAGGATCAAATACCGCAGGTTTCAAGGCTCGAGGTTTTGGTGCGCCACCGCCAACGCTCGGCTTCTTTGGGGTGTTGGGGAGATTGGGTTTATTTGGCTTAACAACGGCCTTGTATTCAGGCTCAATGATTAGCCACTTAACTGCTGGGTTCTTACCGCTAGATCCAACCGGCTTTACTAAATGTCCAGTTACTCGACTTTGCTTGAACCAAGCCTCGGCACCAGCCCAGTTAACTAAGTCGCCGGCAGTTAGTCGATCAGGGTCATCAAACTGTTCAGTCTTGGCTCGCTCAACTAACGCTCGGACAATTTCGGCTTCTTCTCTGGAAGCAAAAATGGGAACTTTTATGTCATTCGCATCGCGTGCAAGAATGACCCATGGCAGTTCATCGGGATTATCTTCAAGGTCAGATGCGAACGCATCGAGGGCTTTTTCAATTACCTTCATATAGGAATCCCGCTCCATGGAATCGCCCCAGTCAAAACCAACCTTCGGCCAGTGGGTCGCACCATTCATGCTTTGGCTACTGGTGGCTGAAACAGAAATCTGCCTTATGCCCATTGCCTCATAAATCTGCTCATTGCGGGCGTTAATGATTCCAGAAATCTGCCCACCTCGGACATCTTCGTCAAGCATGAAAATTTCGTGATAAACGGTTCCTTGGTAGAAATTCAAAGACCGTTCAAGATTCCCAACTTGAGTCCCATCGGGGTATCCGTGACTACTGCCCTCTCCTTCAGTACGAATACTGAAGTGTAATTTCATGCCCTCTTGCGTTACATCGTCAATGTAGTCAACCTGAACATAGTAATCATCACCTTCAGTGCTGGTGAAAGAGAAGTCAAAGACGTTCGCTACTAGATTGTCCAGTTCGTCACCTGGTGAATCCCCCTGATAGCCATTTTCGTAATCAATCCAGCGATCATTAGATTCTGCGTTCCACTGTGTCACCGCATCCAAGTAATCTCGCTCGGTTTCAAAATCACCTCTTACCGGTGGGGGGTATTCTTCTTCGTTGAGGTCCGACCATTCCCAAAGTTCCATCCTTGATTCAGCATATTTTGTTGGGTCAAATTCGCGAGCAAGTTTTGCCACCTCGGGATCAAGTTGAACAATTTGCTTGATCTTGGCGTCACGCTCAATGCGCTGCTTCTTCAGATCCTCAATGAGTTGATCTGCCTTTACGATGACGCTCTGATCTGCGTCAGAAAAAAACTCATCAGCCTTTCCAAAGCGTCGTCGCTGAATTTCTCGGCCTTTAACCCAAGCAGCAGCTCGGCGCGTTTCGCTGGCAATATTTGGGGCTTCTCGGCCACTTGCTTGTGCCTGACGCGCCCTGAGATCTACCTGACCAGCAATAAAACTAAGGTCGGCCTCGCGCGTTGAAAGTTCAACTTTTGGCGCCCTTAGTCGATGATTTTCAATTTCATCAATAGTCCCAAGCCACTCATCAAGATTTGTCATCCCGACGGGGAGCCAGTCAGTGGTTCCCTCGGGATCTTTAATTTTCTCTAGGTTCCTAAGAACAGTCTTGTAGATGGGATTACTGGGAACGAGTCCGTACCAGCGAGCAGTTGTTCCCTCTTGTCGCCAACCATCGGAATCAGCATCGGCAGACTTTGGGTCAAAGACGGCAGGAATAAGTTTGCGCGGACGACCAGGCCCACTTGGAGCGTTTGGCGTTCCGAGTGAGCCTGGAATCTTCTTGATTTCAATTTTGTCCCAAGAAGACTCAAAGATGCTCATCAGTAATCGGGTTCCTCTATTACACCCTTGGCTGAAGAAATCTTGCCGCGCTTACGGACTGACTCGGGAATGATCACAGAGCGTCGTTCCTTCGGCGGTTCAAGACCAAAAACTTCCTTATATCGTTTTTTCCAGTCAATGTCACCATCCAAAAAACACAACAGATACTCAAGGCGTGCTGATGCCTTGTCTTTTTCGTCGCTCTGAAGAGCAAGTGTTCCCGCAAGATGGTTGACCGAGTTCCGATCTACGGATGAAAGGTTGCTCTTCAGGAACCCCTGATTGACCCGTACACGCATCCGCTCTGCGAGCATGTCAATCGGCGGAGTGATGACTTTGCGCTCTCCAGTCGGCGTTTCAGCGGGTGCTGGAGCCTCTGGAGGGGCAGGCGGAGCAGCCGCTGTGGGATCGGGAGTTGGGGTCGGCTGAGCCGGTTGCGGAGTTGTATTTTCGGTAGCCATAATCCCTACAGAATAGACGGTTTTACTGAGTAACCACCAACGCATCTCTTATGGCGAAGCCAAGAAAAAATTTTGTGGCGGGGAGGGTATACTTAAATGCTTCTCGTGTAATTGATGGTTGCTTTCCAGACCTTAAATGCCTCTTCTGCTCCTTGGAACTGAAGAAAATCATCTGCAACCAATCGGTTCGGATCATTAAAGTCCTGTGATCTAGCCATATCTACCATTTTGCGAATCATTTCAACTTCTTCCGCAGAAGCAAAGAGTGGAATAGAAACATTTTGGAATGTTCCATCTGGAAGTTGTTTTTTCAGGACAATAGTTACATTTTGATCTGAAGTTCTTGCGCTTTCGCTTTCCCAAAAATCAATGAAGGTCTGAATTCGACCAAGGAACTTGTCTCGCTCCCAGTCGTCTGCCCAATCAAATCCATTCTTGGGCCAATGAGTGGCACCCTTGTATTCCTTATCGTTTGACAAGCCGGCAGTAGAAATGCTCTCAAAACCCATCAGTTTGTAAACTTGTTCATTGCGAGCATTAAAAATGCTACCAAGTCCAAGGTTTTGAACACTTGAATTAAAAATCAGATGATCATGATGAACATCTCTTGACTCATCCTTAAAGGAACGCTCGTAGGTTCCAATGTTGTTTCCATCCTTATCGTAAACTCCGCCTTGGATCATTAGAGATCCAAACATGTCTACAACATTCTCAACTCGGAAATCGTATTGCTGGCCGTCACGGCCCATTGCCGAAAAAGTGAACATATCCGTGAGTAAGCCCGTTTGACTTTGGAGGTCTTCCGTGCCTTCTCCTGGTAAGGATCCGTGAATTCGCTTGAACTCCTCATTCGCCATCTTCTCAACTTCTGCAACCCAAGCCTGATATGCCGGACGCGAAAGTTCCCAAACCTTGTCCGATCGAGCATCATTCCATTCACCCATAGCATCAAGAAGATCAGAATGAGAATCGTAGAGTCTGTGGTTTGGCTCAGGGTTCATTCTTTCCCATTCGCGAATTTCTGGAGAGGTTTCCCATTGATTTGCACTCGGGCGCCGGACTTTTTTGGCGTAATCATCCATAATCCTACGATAAATTTCATCGTAGGATTCTTTAGCGTTGTTCATGTCGGTCATGTAGCGATCTTTGTATTCAATCGCTAGATCTTTGGTTGGATCGTCAATCATCCGATCAACTTCTTCTTGAAATCGTGATTCACGCTCTTCGCGACGCTTCTTGCGGGCTTCAATGAGTCGCTTGATTGCACCCTTAACTGAGCCATCGGAATCCGGAGTAATTTCTCCATCAAGATCCTGAAAGGGCTTGTTTCTCGGCTCAAATTCATTTCGACTATCTTGGCGATATTTTAAGAATCGCCTAGCAGTTGCTAGTTCGGCAACGCTGAGTTGATCCCGAGTCGGATCGTTGTTGGTTAGAACTCCAGCAATAAATGCAATGTCAGTATCTTCATCTGACAACTCAACTGGCGGCGCATTTCGTCGTACCTCAAGATCAATAAACTGCCGCTGCATGGCCATAGTCTGACCGTCGCCACCTTCGTTGCGAAAAGCCTGGGCTATAGCGCGAAATAGCACATGATTACGACCCAATCCGAACCACTGAGCAGTCGTTCCTTCTTGATGCCAACCATCATTATCAATGTCTACAGAATCCGGATCATAGGCAGCGGGCTTCAGATTTCTCGTCATGCGCGCTGCTGAGCCGACCGATGGGGAAGTCCCACCGATTCGGCCCTGCACCACCTTGATAGAAGTCCAATTCACGCCATTTCCGATCTTGTTTCAAATCGTGGCTTGGGAAACTTCATATCCCGTTTCTTTTTCGGCTCTTTGAGTGCAGAACCGAAAACTTCCTTGTACTTGTTCTTCCAGTCAAAATCGCCCTCTAGGAAAATCAGCATCCACTCAAGACGGGCAACCTCAGAGTCATCCCCGTAGGGAAGGTTCTCGCTAAGTCGAGTCGCCAAAAGGCCCATCTGGGTCCGTTCATATGAACTGATAGTTGACTCAAGTTTTAATTTATTGACTCGGGCGCGCATTTCAGCAGCGACTAAATCAATCTTGTTCTGTGATTGCATTGAGGGTCCGTTCCGAGGTGGCCTTCTTCCTATCGTACCAGGAGTCAATCAGCCCGTGGATCTTCCCCACTGCCCAAATGCATGCCAGCTCTTGAGAAACCTTCCGATCAAAGAATGTCCCTGCTGGATTGGGGTACCACTCGGCATCCCAATCACGTACTGCGATTTCCACGCCCACAAAAACAGGACCATGGAACTCAACTACAGCAAGGTAACTGACCACGCCGGAACTCCGCTCAACGATTTCAAGCAGAGAACCAAGGATGTAATCCTTGTCAATGGTCATGACGATGCCGTTGATGTAGGTGTCATCGTCAACATCCCAAAAACTTGGTTCGGGATGCATCCCCCAATTGCAGGTAAAACGCTCAATGGAGTCAACATCAAGCAAGTGTAAAACAATGTCAGTTTGTGATGCAGTCATAACTCTCCTGAAAGCTCGTAATTGTGAGGCGGTGAAGATCAACGATTTCGCTCATTTCCACGTCGCCCCAGGTGTAGCCACCAGCCAAAGTAAAGGCCGTAGCGGGGACATGATCGCGACAGAAGGCAGCAACAGCGTTCTCCCGAGCGACCAATTCATCAATGCTCACACCGCAGTTGAACGGATCCATGCCGGCGTTATACAGACACAAATCAAACTGTCCAAGGGTGCTTGCGTAATCAAGTGCTGCGTTGATATCCCATTCATATGAACCGGACTCAGACATGACCAACTTATTATTGCCGTCGGTGCGGTACATGTCGAAGCCTGAAACGGACACATCAATGTGAGTCACATAACCACCGATGTCTTCAAGAAGGCTGTAGGTGCCTCCGCCACAATGGGCATCAAAGTCAAGGATGAGAACGCGCGCTCCTGCATCAACCGCATGGCGAGCTGCAACAGCAAGCCCATTGAAGGTGCAGAAACCTTCGCCTTGGTCCCACTTAGCGTGGTGCAAGCCTGACGAGAGCGTTCCCGTCGCTCGGTTGAGGTTGAGTGCTTCATCAGCAGCAGCGACAACACCGGCGGTGTGATTTAGCGCCATTGGGAAGATTCCTTCGTCCCATGAGAAGCCCTGTGATTCCGCCACGTCGCGTGGGTTGCCCGACTTGACGGCGGTGTAATAGTCAAAAGAGTGAACCATATTGATAAGCGCCTCAGCACGCTGGGCGAATCCGACAGGATCGACAAGCGTAATTCCGTCAATGGGCCGATCTAGAAGAGACTGAGCCACATCGCCAGACTTGCGGGTGGTGTCAAAGGCAAATAGCGATGCCGTGTAAGAGTTATTGAAATAGATGTTCATAAAGACCTCCTGGTCAAGTAGATAGTGGATAATTACTTCCCGAGCAGTATGACAGTCCAAATAGAACAAGTCAAATAGAGGACTAGCAAGTGAGAGGCGTTCCGTTTGTACGAACAGAAAAAGGGGCTTAGATGATCCATATTGGTCCCCCCCCACTTTCTGACCGGCCCCGGAAAGTTGGGAGTCCCGCATTTATCCACAGAGTTATCCACATATCCACAGGTTGTCCACATATCCACAGGGTTATCCACATGGATATCCACAGGTCGATAGTTATCCACAGGCATCACTTATCCACAAGGCTGTGGATAGTCCCGTCGGAGTCAGCAGGTCTGTGGATAAGGCTGGGGATAACCCTCGTGTTGTCCACAGGATAGGCCTTATCCTGTGGACAACATTGTGGATAACGATGACGGGACTGTGGACAAGTTACCCACAGGGGTGCCTCTCCCAGTTACCCATAGGATATCCACAGTCATATCCACAGGTTATTCACAACCATAAAATCAAAAGATCATATTGATACCAGGCTCAGCCCATGCCCATGCTCATTGCCCAGATGCATTGCCCTTGCATTGACCATTGCCTATGTGTATCCTATTCATCAATCACATAAGCCGATGCACATCTATCAATGCATCGTGCGTTACTACCTACACAGGGACAACAATGTTCCTGTCATATACGAGAGAGGTTCACATGACGGAGAGCAACAGCTCAGGCCAAGTGCCGATGATTCGATTTGAAAAGAATGAGGACAAGAACGTGATGGTCACAGCCACGACTGAGTGGGGACGTAATGTCCTAGTCGTGACAGCACCTGCATCATCAATCGATGGAGGTACAGGTCCGGTCCTCATAGCAAGTGACCTGATGGATGATGTCATTGTCGTGTACTCAGATGAGTACCTTGATTCAATGATTCCGACATCAGAGATTGAAGTACCTATGTCAATAGCACGAGTCACATCAGCCATCAGCATTGGCGTGTCAATGGGTATGGAATACCTCAGAGGAGAGAATCAATGAAAACCATCAAAGAGGTGGACAACGAGTTCAAGAACTCATACTCATCAGCACTCAAGAAGCATGGATCACATCAACTGATTCCAAAGGATGAACTACTCCTAATGGGAGAGCGTCATCGTGCTGAATGTGTGTTCATCACAACTGGTGAACGATCATCTAGTGCATTGCGTGGTTACTCAATTGCTAACAGAGTCATTGAAGAACTATGTGGCAGTGACTCAGTTGATCCTGAGCGCAAGATCCGAAATGTTGATAAGCGCAAAGCAGCAATGCAGTGGATGTCTGAGAGTGTTGGATCAGTAGTGACAGTCCTTGATGTAGCAGAGGCTGGACAGTTCTCAGAAGCAACAGCTCGTAAGTTCATGAATGAACACATCACATACTTCCTCAGGGTAGGCAAAGGTTCCTATGAGGTGCGTGATCCTCAAGTAGATCGACTCAAAGAGAAAGAAGAAGCCAAGTGAACAACACAGCGATAACCATCATCTGTCCTCGATGTGAAGGGTACATTCCAAGTAACGATGCACCTGGTGCATACCCAGGAGCATTGAGCAGGACTGACAACGAAACAGAGATCTGCTCACAGTGTGGGGTAGAGGAGGCACTCATCATCCGACCTCCAAAGAGTGAATGGCCTGTGACAGAGAGCGAATGGCCAGTCACTCTGAGTGATGGGATTCAGTACTTGGATGCTCATGACAGACGTCATGTGCGTATTGGCATTGAGTCAGATGCAATAGGATGAGTGGCATGACTCCAGAACAACTCATCAATACCATCAGGACAGCAGGACTCATCAAGATCCATGATGGAAACAATTGGATTGACCTTCGACCTGTATTGGTCGCATTCATTGAGGAAGCCATACTCCTTCGTGCTGAGCTTGACAATCAGGTACATGAGGTTGAGCAACTGAATGAGCGCATTCAGAAACTTGCCAATGGAACATGGTGAGCAATGAGCGAACAAGCATGGACATGGTTGCTCTTTGCCTGTGAGGTGGTGGGCATCACATTCATGCGTGTCATAGCAACACGACATATCTGGTGGGGATGGCTCATCATTGTGGGAGTGATGACAATCCCGTGGGCCACATACTCCATCATCACTGAGAGATGGGGGTTCGTAGCACTCACTGCCCTATGGGCATCTGTCTACATCAGCAATGCAGTCACTTGGAAGAAGAAGTCACTTACAGAGTGACGATCTCTCCACCTTGACGTAGTTCACCAATGAGGGGGCCGTTGTAGTCAATCACTTTGACTCCGGCCTCCTTCATCATTTCTCTTCCAAGTAGGACTGTATCTCTCCACTCAGGGGCTGTCCTCTCGTATGAGCGTGCATCCGTAAGCACTTCAGTGATACCAGCAGCAATGATCGCCCTAGCGCAATCCGAGCAAGCCGCCCAAGTCGCAACCATTCCGAGCAGATCAGTACAAATCCCCTGCCTTGCCGCTGCATAGATCGTCGAACGCTCTGAGTGTTCAACATACAGATTCCTCATAAAGGGGGATGACCACCTATCTAAACTATCAATCAATCCACTTGGAATGGTGTTATTGCCAGCAGTGTCTGGATATGGGATACCACCGTCAAGACGAGGGTAGTAGAGCAGCGAGCCTACTTGTGTTGATGGGTGGATGGAGTTGGATGCTGACTCATATGCGAGAAGCAACAGTTGCCTATGAGAGAGGATGGTCATGACTCTTTAGTTGGTGTCATCACTTCACGAAGAACTTCGGCCCATGGCTTGTTTGTCAACACTCGAATGTATGTGTTGGATGGGTAGCCAGGGTTCTCATGACTCCACTCACCATAGCCAGCGAATGTGGGGCGCTTTCCCATGCTCATCATTTCGGATGAGTAGACACGCACAGCACTGTAAGCATCATCAACTGACCATGTGCGTGAGTAGATCCGATTGTTCTTTCTCTCTGATGAGGTAATGCCGGCCTCTAAGAGAGCCTTGTTCCACGACCCAAATGTCCAGACGATGATGGCATGTGTGGGTGGAGTGCGACCCTCAAACTTCACTCCGGAGTTGCGCCACCTCTGATAGCGAGGAATGGTCAGCACCCCATCAATTGAAGCGTCCTTCACCACAGCGATCAAGCGTTCTCTATTCCAGAACTTCTCAGAACCCTTTGTTCGGATTGACTCGTGCTTGCGATTGCTCAAGAAGCGACGAACCCAAGTTGTTGGGTGTGTTGGGAGGGCAGCAGCAGTTCCACTGATACTGCGAACGCGATCAAATGTTTCGTTGACCTCATCACCATTCTCAAGTACCCAGTTCCTGTAAGCCTCCTCATTTGCTTGAGTGAGTGAGCGTGACTCAATGTCATTGTCGCTGAGGATCTGACGAATGCGCTCACGGGAAAGTCCATATCCCTGAGCAATGGACTCCATGGTGAGTCCTGACTGATACTGAGCAATGATTGACTGATTGCGCTCTGACTTATCCTCCTTGCCATCCCATGTCACATGACCCAAGGTGCGAGCAGCCCTGATGATCACCGAGAGCGAAACAACACTGAGGTCATGCTTGCGGGCAATGTCAACAACCTTCATTCGTGAGTTGTAGTCATTGATGATTTCCTGATTGCGTGCCTGTCGCTTTGTGCTATTCACTGATTCTCCTCAATCCCATCAAATGCTTCACGCAACATCTCTGACCACTTCATTCCACCTGAGGCGTATGCGAGTGTTGCCCGACATGGAACCCCGCTCTTCGATGGACTCCACTTCTCGTATCCAGCGGAAGTGGGGCGCTTACCCATATCAAGCGACTCGCTGGCGTAGGTACGAACTGCTGTGATTGCATCAGAGCGATTCCAAGACCGTGAGTAGACACGACGCTTAGAACTGATTGGATCAAGGCCAGCAGCCTCAATCGCATTGTTCCAGGTATCAAAGCGCCAGCAGATGACCAGTTTCGTGGGTGGGATACGACCCTCAAAGAGCGCACCAGAGTTGCGCCACTTGTCGTAATCAACAGTAGAAAGGCGATCACGCTCATCAGCAGCATCCTTGAGGACGCTAATGATGCGCTCCTTTGTCCAGTGCATTCTTGATGTGCGCGTCTGGACAACTGACTTTGACTTTGCTTTGAGGAATCGCTTGACGTCTGTCGCCTTCAGCTCGGGGAAGGAGGCGATCACTTCAGCCATGTTGCGCTTCTCATCAAAGAGCGCATCAACCTTTTCCCCATACTCATTGACAAACCGCTCGTAGCGACGCTCCTTGTAGTACGAGGCGGTCTTCATCTCATCACTGAGTCCTGCGCTATTTCGGATGATCTTCCGAACTGCTTCCCCACTTATGCCAAGTGAGGAACCGATTTCAGCAAGGGTCATTCCCGATTCGTACATTTCAACCACTGCCGCATTGCGCTTCTGGCGCTTAGCCACCTTCTCCGGATCGGCCAAGTATGCCGAGCGACTAGTGCGAGTGACAGTGCCATCCTTACGCCCTGACCGAATGATCGAATAGACCACTGCCTCGGATGTACTAGTGGCACTTGCGATATTCGCAATACGCTCACCATGATCATAAGCATCCTTGATCAACGCATCACGCTGTGATCGTTCAGATGAGTTCATTCGCTATCTCCTAGGTAATAAGGGACTTCCTGCCCCATTTCGTTATGATTTTCAACATAGTCAGACATAATTCCATTGTCAAATCTTTTCACCACGCCGTTTGCTGCTTGGGGGTGAAGGAATATCATCGCTCCACTGATCTGCAACTTCTGACCGGTCATGGCTACTTGAACGCCAACAGCATCAAGAGGCACGCCGAGAGCAGAGGCAAGTTTTGCCTTCAGTTGGTCAGCCTCAATCTGAACCTGAGCATCCGAACCTGAATCAAAGTCAGAGTGACGCATTACGCCAATCTTCATTCGCTCCTCGGACTTGCAGGCCGCACACCCAACCTGAGACTTTGAGGAGGCACGCTTCCTCTTCTCTATGTGTCCGCACTCAAGCTCGTGGAGCCACCAGACCGACCCATACTCACCAACTCGGCTAACTCTCTTTATGTCACGCCTCGGACCACTGTGCCGATACCCCACTATTTCACCTTCTTGGCATCCAAATAGAAGTGCGCCCATTCAATCGCTTCAGTAAGACGCTCAGACCACGGGTGCTTCAGCGTCTTACCCCATTCAGTCCATGGCCAATCGGGCATGTTATCAAGGTCGCTAGTGGGCATGACCTCTTCAAGTTGCGCCAGTACCTCAAAGCACTCGGCCTGCAATGCTTGTTGAGTGCTAACCCACCCATCAAGCAACTCACTGCACTCCGCTACTTCAGAATCAGCGATAGGACTTCCCGTAAGACAGTGCTTCGCTACTGCCCTTAGCGATGGAAATCCCGTAGCACCGTCAAGTTCCCCCTCAACAACATCCATTGCTAGTGCCATTTGAAGCATGCTCGGACATTCGCTGAACAGTTCCATAACTTCGTTATTCATACGCACCTCTAATCATCAAAAGAAATCATTGACATTGATGTTCAGTCCAGTCAATACTTCACTTATGGAACCTGATGAACTGACATGGATGAAACTCTCTGCGTGTAAAACATACAACGCTGTTGGTGCTAATTGGTATGCCGACCCAGGTGTACCCGAACAGAAACTTGCCATTTCAATCTGTCATGGCGTGTGTCAAGTTAGAGAGCAATGTCTTGATCATGCTATTGCCACAGAAGAGAGGCACGGGGTGTGGGGTGGCTACACAGTCAATCAGCGTCAGGCGTTAGCGCGAAAGAAGGGCCAGCTCCGGTTTTCGGAACTGACCCTTCGTGATCGCTAGATCACCAGGCTTCTTCGTCTGGCACTACTCGATCGCTAGCAGCGGCCTTTCGTGGAGTGGGAGCAGACTTCGCTCCGCCACCTTCACCACGCTGACGACGAACAGCGCTTTCAATGCCCTTGACTGATGCAGCGATTTCATCCGCAACAACCTCAATGGCATAACGCTTATCGCCCTCGGGGGTTTCCCATGAACGCTGTTCAAGCCGACCGACTACAACAACTCGCATGCCCTTGCCAATGACGTCAGCAGCATTCTCTGCAACATCACGCCATGCAATGACATTGAAGAACGATGTCTGGGTTTCCCATTCATCGCCCTTCTTCCAACTGCGATCAGCAGCAACTGAGAATGTGAGCTTTGCGCTTCCAGACTCAAAGAACTTCAGTTCGGGGTCGGCAGTGAGGTTGCCAACGACCGTTACTTGGGCGTTATTCATATATGTACCTTCTCGCTTGGACGGACGTATCCGCATCTATTAGACACCTGCCCCCAAGTGGGGGAGGTATTTGCACTCTACACAGGTGCAAGGGTAGGGTCAAGTCATGAACGAACAAGATGCAACTCTGAAAGTACGCGACGCCATCCAAAGCATCTTCCTTGACCTGATGCTTGACCCCGATCAAGACCCCTCAGACGAGGAGTTTGATGAGAGCGAGGATCTCGCTGATGTATTCCTTGAGGCCTTGGGATTCAAGGTGGTTGGCATGACTGAAGATGTAATCACATGCGAAATAACTAATTTCGCTGACTTGGCAAATAAGTTAGACTGACACATACGATCACTAGAAAAGGAGTCCATATGGGCTACTACCTCATTGACAACCCGCCAGCAAGCCAACAGTTCTGGCCGTCACGCAACAATGGCGTGTCAGGTGGTGTAGTTATCCACACCACTGAAGGAAGTGGTGGGTACACCTCAGCAGAGAACACCGCCGCATTCATCGCTCGACGTCAGGATCCGGGCAGTTATCACTGCTTGGTTGATTCAGAACCAAACGCCGCAGTCATGATGATGCCAGATGAATATACGGCCTATGGCGTGGCCGCCTCGGGCTTCAACTCTCGTTGTTGGATGATTGCCATTGCAGCACAGTCAGCCGCCCTCGTTCCCGACAGTCCTGACACTCAAACAGAGATTGACAACATGGCCCGCGAGATCGTCGCCTTCTGGCAGCGAAACGGGATTGATATTGCTTCTGCCTCTCAGTTCATTGGTGAGGACGTAAAGAACCGGCCTGGATTGGCCCATCACGGCGATGTTCAGCCTTGGGATCGAAGTGACGCTTGGAGCCGACGAGAAGATCGCTGGATCTTTGATTCAATGCTTCTTCAAGCAATTGAGCGCCACAGTGGTTCAGCCCCCGTCGCACCTCCAATCCCTACCGTCCCCGTCCCCGTACCGAGCCAGTCTGTATGGCAGGTCGGATCAACAGGCAACAAGGTACGCGAAATCCAGCAGGTCGTTGGTGTGCCTCAGGATGGAGTATACGGACCTCAGACTGAGAGGGCTGTGATTCAATGGCAGAAGAACCTCAAGGTCACGCCAGATGGCATTTGGGGTCCGCAGACAGAAGAGGCAACTCACAACCTGTTTGTGTTCCTCTCCAACCTTCCTGCTGTTGAGCAGGTATCTCCGGACAACTCTTTCCTCGCAGCACTTGACGCCGCGACTAAGACAGTCCTTCGCCTTGGTTCAAATGGCGGAGAGGTAAAGATGCTTCAGGTTGGACTGAACGCTAAGGGATACAGCCTCGTCAGCGATGGGATCTTTGGTCCAGCAACTGATGGTGCTGTCCGTCAGTTCCAATCAAATAGTGGACTTCAGACTGATGGAATCGTTGGCCCTCAGACTTGGGCTGCACTGCTCAATAACTAAGGCTTAATGGCATCAAGGCCGATCCTCTTAGCGGGGATCGGCCTTTTTGTTTCTCCAGACACATACACAGAGAATCCATTCTTCTCGCACATAAACGAAGATCCATCAACCTTTACAATGTCGCCAAAACTCAACGCCTGACCAGGTGCAACCGATTGAAAATCTTGGCGAAGTTTAAGATCCTCGCCCTCTAGGCGATTGATTGCAGCATTAGTGATCCGCCACGCGCGCTCAGCAGCAAACTTTGCATCTTTTGAGGTTGTGTCATTGTAGAAGAATGCCAACCTGTGTTGATATTCAGGAAGCGACACGCCTGGTAAGCGAGCAAGGTCGCTTGCCATCCACAGTTCTACCCTCATGCGAGAGAAAGTACTGCCGACTGTGCAGTGATCTTCCGCCGCGTGACCCAACTTGACTCATCCATAGATGTAAGCGCGCGCTCAGTATCATCGTTCGCTGGTCGATAGTGATCAAAGTATTCAACGATTGCGTTCCATGCTGCCCATCCATTCTCGCCTACGAATGCAGCGTTCTTTGGTCCGGCGTAGATGTGCTTGATTGCTTCAACTGTTTCGTTGCGATTTGCTTGACGCCGAGCAGTGTCTACTGGAGGAATGACTGAATCAATCACACGATCAAGTTTTCCGGCAGTCATCTTGATACTGAGCATTTCCATCGCCATTGCTTGAAACTCATTCGCCCATGTCGTTGAAAGATTTAGCACTTCCCTCGCCTCCTCTAGCCGCCCGTGGGCATTTGGGGTGTGCTTTGCCTTGAATACTCGTGTTGCCTTCGCAAGGCCGGCAGCAACAGTGTTATTACATACTGCTCGCACATCCGTATTTGCGTAAGTCAGTGGGGTATTTCCGTCGTGTCCAGTCTTCACGAGGAGGTAGCGAGAAATTGAGTCCGCAACTCCACCTGGGTCAATCACTAATGTCCCAAGGTCAATGGACGCAAAGAACTGACGCCCGTCAAATAGGACGCCAGCAGTATCAATAACAGCATCACCCCTAGATGCTCCGACTACAGCAAGAGCGCGCTCAATGACCTCGTGATTCTGAAGCACCGTGTAGCGGGACTTTACAGTGCCAAGGGCTTCAAATGATCCAGTATGGGGATTCGTTCTGGCTGTTGCGAATTGGCCAGCAACCGGAACGAGCCTTCCGTCTGGGGACTTGACATACATGGGTTCCAGCGAAACTCGGTAGTCGGCATACGCCGCTTTGAGCATTGCGTCTGGAGTCTGATGTCCGGCCATCGGAACACCTAGTCGATGCCAAGGAGCGCCAGTTTCAGCGTTGTACGCGAAGCTCGCTCCAGATGTTTCATTTCGTTCTAGTCCATCCATGCCACTCATCTTAGCGTGTGCGCGAAAGTGGCCGCCCATTTCTGAGCGACCACTCGCACTTCACTTAGTTCTTGCTGTGAGGATGCATCCCTTGGGCGGGAACTCATCCGTCAATACCCAACCATCCTCCACCCACGTCTTGTTCTCTCGCAAGATCACAGGACACACGCTTGGCATTTCGTCAGGTGGACCCTTGATGAACCAATTCATTCCGATTACCAAGAAAATGAATCCGCCAACAACGGCCACGCCAATCAGAAATTGCTTCATAATCTTTCCTTCCTGTAGCGAACTTGAAAGATCATTGTACTCAACCATGCGTTGGAGCGCAATACTTTAATCAAAATCAATCATTGACCATCCTCGCCAACCCTTGTAGATTGCGTCAAATGCGCCATCAGAGAGGGCTTCGAATTGCCCTAGCCCAAGCAGAGAAGTCTCGATATCTCAGGTGGCAGATGGGGGCTGTCCTCGTTAAGAGTGGTAGTGTCATCGCCGCAGCATCAAATACCCTTCGCAATGAACCAAGCCTGGCAGGGTTGCCCTTGGAGGAATGCTCCGTCCACGCCGAAGCCGCTGTCCTCCAGAAGGTTGCCAACCCGAGCGGGACTATGTACGTCGCCAGGGTTAGTCGATCTGGCACTCGGAGCCTCGCCATGCCATGCAGAAGGTGTCGAAAGTTACTCATGGAATCAGGTATCCGGACAGTCGTCTGGACCATAGACGAGGAATCATTCGGAGTGTCCGACTACCGAAGCACCTCGCTACTTGACCTCCATACCCACAGCACTCGGAGGTCCGTCGCCAATGATGAATGATTGCTGGCTTTCAAAGGGACAGCCGAGTGTGTCAATCACCTCAAGTGGCTATGGAATGATGTGGTTTGACGGGAAGGTTAGAGCAATTCATCGAGAGGTTTTCTACGAATATCACCACTTCTATCCCGAAGAAGTTCTTCATATGTGTGATGTTCCATGCTGCTACAACCCAAGACACCTTCGTGGGGGAACTCACGCTGAGAATATGGCAGACATGAAAAGAAAGGGACGGGGCAGAGGGCCTGTTGGAGAAGGACAGCATGGTGCTGTTCTTACCGAAGCACAGGTCGTTGAAATCAGAAATACCCTCCTTGACATGACTAACTCAGAACTCGCGAAAAAGTATGGAGTTTCAACTAAAACCATCTATCGAATCAAGATGGGAAAAACATGGAAACACCTCGCTTGACCCTTATCTTCACAGCACCCGCAGACCTAACGAACAATAAGGACGACAATGACGTATGACCATTTCCTTACCCTCGTAAGTGAGGAGTTCCAGAAGAACCCAGAAATGCGTTACCCGCAGGTCTGGTTCAATCTTCTCAGCACGCACCGCTCAGAGATTTCACACAAGATCATCGCCACGCCTCTTGATCCATTCCACAAGGCATATGTTTCCGATGAAACGCACGCGTACGTTGAGCAGAACTGGTGAGCGAGGAATCACCAGAGTTCCCGACTACATGCGACTTATGTGGGAAGTGGACTGGAACTCGATCGTTCTACACGCACCGAGCTTTGGCTCACCCAGAAACAGTTCGCCAGATAGATCCGCCGCCACCTGGGACGAAAATCAAAAAGCGCAAGAAGTCCCGCTAGCCGTCAAGGCCCATCTGTAGATACGCAGCCACCAGTTCGGAGCCTACCGATACCGCCTGGTCAGATACGATCCCATCCGTCGCCGCATCGACTACCGAGCGCTTCATGGCAATCAGTCGATCAATCTTCTCGTCGATTGTCCCAGCCGCCAGTATGTAGTGGGCAGTAACAACTCCCGCCTGGCCAATTCGATGACATCGAGCAGCAGTTTGATCCAAGTCAGCCGGAGTGAATGGCAACTCCACAAAAGCAATGTCTTGCGCCGCTGTCAACGTGTGTCCAGTCTTCGCAGCCTGGATTGAAAGAGTGATTACGCGCGCTTCAGGCTCGTTCATAAAGCGGGACTTGTGGTCCTCGACCTCTTGCACCAGCATTCCCCCCTGGATCTTGAGGCCTCCAAACTTCTCCGCCAGGGCATTAACAACGTCTCGATGATGTGCAGCCAGGACAACCTTTGCTCCAGATTCGAGCAGAGTCCCGACCCATTCATCGACTGCCGACATCTTTGCCAGGGCTGCGAGTCGTCGAAGTGCAGCAATTCGAACCAGGTGTTCGTTCGCTTCAGCCTTTATCTTCGCAATAACAGCAGCCGAGCCAGGTGATTGTCCCAGTTCCCTGGCAATTTCCGCCGCTCGATCCGCCATGTACCTGGCAATGTCATCTTCTGCTCGTCGATAGTCCCGCATAACCTTCGGATCTGGCGTTACCAGGATTCGATTATGCAGCATAGGAGGAAGATCGTCAAGTACCTGGTCTTTTGTTCGACGCACGTAACACGAGCCTCGAAGTTTCTCGTGGAGTTCGTCAAGGTGACTGGCTCCGTCAGTGTGCCAGACGCCGAATCGATCCCTGAAGGCTCCGCAGTAACGCTTGTAGAACTTCCATTGCCCCCCGAAGTCACCGAGTCTTCCGAGAATGTCCAGTTGTGGAGCGAACTCAGCAGGTCGATTTGTGATCGGGGTTCCAGTGAGGCACAGGACTAAACCTGGAGCGCCTTTTGAGATCTTGATTGCCGCCTTCGTGCGCTGGGCGTTGGGCGTTTTCGCGTAATGAGATTCATCGAAGATATAACTCGATGCCCCGGAAAGCTCCTCGACCCAGGTCGAGATGTTTGACCAGCCAACAATCGTGATGTCAGCGGGGCCGGGGAACTCTTTCCTGTTCTCGACAATTGAAACGCTTCGACCTGGAACCCACTTCGATGCTTCGAGCGCCCAGTTGAGCGTCAGAGTCGGAGGGCATACAACAATCGCTGGGTAAGACTTGATCGCTTCGAGCGCCACCAGGGACTGAATCGTTTTCCCAGTACCCATTTCATCAGCAATAAAGCATCGACGAGCCTCCAGGGCGTAGGCGATCCCAGAGCGCTGATAGGGCCTGAGAGTCCCGCCCACCTCTGGGAGGTCGAGCTGGGCGTCAGTCGATGACGAAAGATCGACCAAACGACGTTCTGCCTCGGAAAGTCGTCGATGTGCCTCGATTGCGCCGGAATCGACCACCAGGCTGAACTTCCCAGCGAGTTCGAGTACTTCGCCCAGGGAAGATAGCGGGGCTGCCCAGACCTTCCTCGACTTACTGAAAAGCACGTTCTCGACCCGGCGAATGACCTCAACCATGACTGGATCGTATGGAAACTCAACAAATACTTGACTTTCCTCGACCCACACCCTAGATTGTGACATCTTCACCCCCGGAATCGTGAGCTTCATCACGTCTGGGGAAATATAAAAGTCGTGTCGATCAGCAAACCTGCGGGACTCCTCAATGGAACTGACTGGGAGGCGCCAGACCCTGGCAACCTTGTCCCAGGCAGCCCCGCTGATCATCTTGATTTCTCGAACTTGGCCAGCATCGTAGGGGAAGTCAGCGACCAAGTGATCGTCAGCGAGTAGCAGCTCGCCGGTGGTATTCGGCATGAGAAGATCCTAGCAATATCAGAGTTTTGAGGCCAGCGGGGATTTGGACTTGCGTCCGCCGCTGTACCTGTGTATCATGTTTCTTAGCAGTATTTATCTATCTATCCATCTACAGACAGGAGTAACACAATGGGATACACCCATTATTGGGACCGCGACCCTCAGAAGGAGTCACCTGACGCCTTCGGTCGATTCGCCCTAGATGTTCAGCGACTCGTCATGTTCGCTCAATCCAAAGGCATTGCGCTCGGTGACGGCTTCGGTGAAAACGAGCCAGTATTCACTGAGGGTTATTTTGCCTTCAATGGTGCGGGTGAACTTGCACATGAAACCTTCCATTGGGGGGCCATTCCAGAAAATCCAGAATGGCGCGCTGAGAAACCTACCGTCTTTGATTTCTGCAAGACCAATATGAAGCCCTACGACGCTGTAGTGACCGCTGCTCTCATCCGAGCAAAGGTTGTCTATGGTGAAGCCATTGAAGTAAGTAGCGATGGCGAGTGGGATGCAGACCCCGAAGCATGGGGAACTTGGCAAGAAGGTCGCGACCTTTACGAGGAAGTATTCGGAGTTGCGGCGGTGAAGCCATGAGCGCACTTAGCGGCGAAGACTGCCTAAGTCTCTCAATGAAAGAACTACTGATTTGGCGCCTCGGAGGAGTTGACGGGTTTCTACACACCCTGAAAGAAGCATCCGAACGCTCAGGAGTACCTATCCAACAAATTGCGCTTGCAGAGCGAGCGCTACCTAACAGAATCGAGAAGTTATGAATAAGCCATTACTCGGACTAGATGTTGACGGAGTGCTAAACGCGTTCTCCGAACCTCACCTGCTCCCCGAATACACCGAATACCACGCCGGTGGTTACTGGGTTCTAATGAATATGGATCAGCATCCGAAGTGGATCGCTGAACTTGAGGAACACTTTGACATTGTATGGGCCACCATGTGGACACATAAAGCAAATGAATTCATCGCTCCGATTCTCGGAGTTGGTCCGTATCCGGTGATTGATCATCACGACATTCCCGACAATATTGACGAACGCAAGCTCTACGCCATTGACTCGTTCAAGATTGCAACGATTGACCCCTACATCGGGGATCGCCCGTTCGCTTGGCTTGATGATGACATCAGCGTTACCGCTAAGACATGGGCAAGCGCGCGCAGCGCACCCACAAAGTTGGTTGCTCCAGATTCATTGATTGGATTTGAGCGGCACCATGTTGACGAACTCATTGAGTGGGCGGGGAGTCTCTGATGTCAATCCCTGGAGCCAAAGACTGGAAGAAATTGCTAGCCGAGGCAACCGAGCGGGGCTGGCAGCAGATTCGCAAGAAGAGGCACGTTGTGCTGATTTGGCCGGCAAATGGCCAGCGAGTCGTACTTCCAGGCTCGTCATCCGACAATCGAGCGTTGCAAAACGCCAGAAGCCTGATGAAGCGAGTCGAGAGGGGCGAAGTCGATGACAGCATCACTCGTCGATAGTCCCGACACCCAGATGTCCGACCCAGGACTCGAAGAGGGGAAAGTTGCTCATATCATCCCGAAAGAATCTCACTTGCGGGGCTACGTCCTGGGTGAAACCGTCGAGGCCCTGTGCGGGGAGAAGTTCATCCCCACTCGTGATCCTTCAAAGTTTCCAATGTGCGAGGGATGCAAGATTGCAATTCAACTGATGATTAGTGAATAGAAAGAGGGAGGGGTTTCGGCCCCTCCCTCTTTTGTGATCCTCAGAACTTGTCGGGATCAAATGCCAACTTGTATCGCAGTTCCTCGTAGCGCTGAGAGCGCTTCACGAACATGTTCCGGAGTTCTGCGTTCTGAAAGGTTTCGAGTGCCTCTAGGGAAGTGTCACGGGCCATTGCTAAAGCGCTAATGAGCGCCACTCGTTCTTCCCGAGTGAACTTTTCGGAGCGATCCGAATCTTCAAACTGAACCAACATTCATGCCTTTCTGCTTGGGGCGTTTCCCTTCGCATAGAGGGAACGCTCGTAACCCGAAGAAATGTGCATGAGTTCGGAAGTTCATTCCCAGTCCTGGCACCTCGAGCTTTCCGCCAGTAGCCCCGCCCCGGTTTTCCCTGGCTGGCGCATCGACCCCAGCGGGGCTGACTGGGACGCCAGGAATTGGATCGACCCAGCCAAAACTCCCGATCTGGGTAAAAAAAACTCCAGATCTGGGTAAAAACTCCAGATCCCTGGCGTTTTACTCGATTCCCTGGCAGTCCCGACTTTTCCACAGGGTTATCCACAGTTTGCCCAGCGGGGCTACTGGGGGAGCGCCAGGAATCAGTCGACACGAGCGGACTCGGCGGACTCAGCCGTTCGGCGTACTCGGCGTACTCCCGAAGCTCTGTCACAGGGGTCTGTCATACTGTCTTTGTAGTTGAAGTGCTGTGCCGGACGGACCGGTCAGCGAGAAAGGTGGAGTCATGGAACTTTGGGATCTGACCGCTTGTTGTCGGTTTTATCAAACCGGTGCTTGTTCTCACACTGAGGACTACGGCGATCATGAGGAAGCCACCAACGGCCCCCTCCCCACGCCGGATCATCAGGACGGTTCCTCTGTGGAACCGTTCTGATCGGCCTGTCACAAGGGTCTGTCATACTGACGGAGTAGTTGCAGTGCTGTTCGGAAGGGCCGGATAGCGGAAAGGCGAACATGCGTAACCCGTATGAAGATGACGGTTACACCGATTGGCTTGAAGGTATTTGGGCCAACTTGGTAGCCGAGCTTGGCGAGGATCCCTCAGAGGAGGTGTATCAAAACCGAGTAGCGGTGCTTGAGGCTGAACTTCAGGCACGGTACGAGGACGAAGCCAACCAATTGGCGGCGCAGTACGAAGCCGATAAGCGGTTCGCCTCCCTCTGATCGGACAGACCCTCACTTCGGTGGGGGTCTTTTCGCGTCCTGGCTTCCTCGACAATCGCCGGGCAGCCCCGCTGGGTTAGAACAAACTTTCCTTCTGGCCGACCTTATTTCGCCGGATGTCAATGCAGATTCGACACGCATACCCAGTCGCCGGGGACTGGAGCAGGGCGGGGCTACTGGATTTCTTGTTCTCAACCCAGGCCGTAACTCGTCGATACACGTAAGAATCGTTCGGATCGACTGGGCATTCGCAAAAAAAGCAAGAAAAAGGCTCCATTTCGTCACCATAGCAACACTTTTCAGCCGGCTCCAGGTGATTTTGACTCGACTCCAGCAATTTCTTGAGCTTTTGTCGATTTTTTCCAGGTCTCCCAGTCAGCCCCGCCAGGTTCCAGTCCCTGGAGCCAAGTCAACAACCTCGGGACTGTTGAGCATTACTCCAGCTCGCCAGGTTTCACAGCACGCATCGCGAACATTGTGCGTTTTACTCCTGAAGGCGAGAGAGTCTCGCCGGAGAAAGGCAGCACATGTATTTCATCCTCACCCTCGGGCGTCGTGAGTTCATCATCACCCTCGGGAAACGATTCGCGTGGCTTCACGATTTACCTGAAGGCGAAGCCTCTGTCACTCCACTCTGATATACTGATTTCATCAACCGAAAGAAAGGCAACACTATGAAGAAGATAGTTTTGGCAGTAGCACTCGCTTCCGCCCTCGTCATTGGCGGATGTAGTCAATCGACTGCTCCCAAAGCAGCAGAGAAGTGCGAAGAAGATCAGCCCTGTTGGGATTGCAACACAATGGGTAACGGTGTCTGCGGAAAGGATCTACCTCAAGGGGTAGTCGTTCTCCCCGCTAGCGAGTGTCCATTATTCCAAACGGTGTGCTTTGACCACTACACCCCCTATGCGAAAGGAAAGTGAGTTTCATGGATGACCTTTTCATCCCCGCCCTACTACCCATCGTGGTCGTAGTTTTGGCGACAATCGTTCACCTGATTGCTGCCTAAAGAATTCCCTCCAGTCCACCCTGGGGGGATTTTTTTTATTCGTCAACAGTCCCGTCGAGGCTCCAGTCCGCCGAGTCCGCAGATCCAGCGGGGCTACTGGAGGCGGGCTGCCGGTTTCCCGGTCAGCCTTTCCTCTCAGCTCATGGCGTTCCATGTTTGGGCGAACAGGATGCGCTGGTGATGATCTAGGTTTGGCGTGAACACGGCGAATGCTTCTAGAGAAACCTGTAGTTCCATCCATGCTGATTCGTCGTCAGTAGCCTCCCATTCCTTCAGGTTTCGCGCTAGGGCATCGCGGGTGGCTGCGTAGACTGCCATTTCCAGGTCAGCGACCTGTTCGGGGGTTAGGGCATCCGAGAAGTGTTCCATGACTACCTTTCCTTACGAGGCACTTCCTCGTTCGTATTAGGTAAACGCACGAAACCACGCGAAGTGTGCATGAGGGTTTCCCGAATGCGCGCGCACATTCCTGGGGAGTTCGTGCGTTTCTTATACATAGGAAGGAACGACCTTCCGAAGAAAGGCAGCGATTATGTCTACTGATGTCCTGTTCGCCACATTCCCGAATGTGGACCCTGTTCCAGGCGGTGTCGCCATCCTTTGGGATGATGTCACGATTTATGTGATTGACTCCTTTGACAGCGACGAAACCTTCGTTTCTGTGATTCGCACCAGCGACATTGGTGACGGTGGCCCTGAAACCTTCACGGTGGTTCGTGACGCTGAAGAGGCCCAGGTTCTCGTTTCGTACATGGTCCTGAAGTACAGCGATGATTACGCCTCGCTGTCAGGTTTCCTGAAGCGGGAATGGTCCGGCAAGGAAGAGGGAGCGTGAGGCCTGGGGTGGCATGAGCTGCCCCGACCAACAGTCCCGCCCGGGTCCAGTCCAGGTTCCAGGCCGAGCCAGGTCAAAAACCTCGGGACTCCAGGGATTCTGGGATCGCCAGTCAATTTCCCCCAGAACCACTCGCCAGCGCGCGCCTGGCCCAGATCAATTCGCCCAGTCAGTCCCGCCGGGTTTGTCCCCAGCCTGGAGTTATCCCCAGCGGGGCTGTCGAGCGTTATCCACAGCTCGCCAGGTTATCCACAGGAAATCCACAGGCCAGGTTATCCCCAGCCTGTGGATCATGCGCGATCGCGCAGGTCAGAGGTCTAGCCCCTGAACCCGCCCGATGCTTTGGAACATGATGAGGAGTTTTGCCGAGTCGGTCGGTTCCCTACCGTCCTCCTCAAAGAAATCGTCCACCTCAACCTGATGCTCAAGCGCGGACACGAGGATCCGATACTGCGCTTCCGACATGAGTACTCCGTCTATGCGAATCATCGCGATGCCTTTCTTGCGAGGGGTACATCCCCTCTCTGTATGTATAACGCACAATACGCCGAGGGTGTGACATTGGGTCGGGGAGCTCTGTCACACCCTGCTGTCATACTGTCTTTGTTGGGGATCGTCCCCATCACGAGCGCACACTTTGTGGTCCCTCGTGCGTTATACCTTTGTAAGTGTCCCCGACAGAAAGGCAGTAACAATGTCCGCAGTTCTAGAAACCCCAGAGGTCGCGACGGTAGATCGTCGCCGTGGCCACAAGTTCAAAGCACCCGCAGCGGTGCTAGGGGCAATCCCGCCCCTCTACGGTACCGAGAACATCCCGACCGCCGAGAAGATCGTGCATCTGCACTACTTCGCAGGCAACGCCGATTGGTACATCACCGAACTTGACCCACAAACCGGTGAGGCGTTTGGTTGGGCCGAGGTTCTCGCCGGATGCGGTGAGTGGGGCTACATCCCGCTGACCGAACTAGCGACGCTGATCGTTGGCCCGATAGTGGTGGAGCGTGACCTGCATTGGTCACCGAAACCGATTTCAGAAATTGAGCGGATCCCCGTTTATTTCTGAGTGAATTGGCCCTCGCCTTCGGGCGGGGGTTTTTTCGCGCCTGGCCCGCTGGGAGTCCCGTCGACCTTTTGTTCCAGCGGGGCTGCCCGAGCTTGTCCACAGGTTTGTCCCCAGCTCGAGGTTATCCCCAGGTTTATCCCCAGCACACTTCGGACCACTTGGTGCGTTTCACTAGTAACACCGCAGGGACCGCCCGAAAGGAACTGTCACACCCCCTGCGTACAATGATCTACATAACAACAACGCCTTAGGAGGCAAGAATGGAAACAACGCTAGAGAAGCCCGCCGATTTCATTGAGAAACTTGTTGATGATGCCTGCGACTGTTACGACGATTTCAGTCATGCCATTGACATTCCCGAGGCCTACTGCGAACAGTTTGAGGTTGAGGTTGCCCCTGAATGGACAAAGGGTCTTATCCTTTACCTGAACGGTGAAGCGACCGAAACCTTTGCGGGATCGCTCTCAGAACCTGCCGAATACATACTTCATTGGTCGGCATCACTTGACCGTGATGGCAAGGAGATTTGGGTATCGTCAGGAAACGACGATGGTCCAATCTGCTTTGACGAGTGGAACGCTCTTTACACCGCAGTCTGACCGAGAGGGGAGGGGAAACCCTCCCCTTTTTCGCGCCCCAGCACGCGCGCCTGGCCCTAGTCGATTGACCCCAGCAGTCCCGCCGCACTTATTTCCAGCGGGGCTACTCGCCCAGACCCGGACGCGCATCAGGTCCCGAGTGGGCGGTTCACTCGGGACCTGATTGACCGTGGTCAGCGACTCTGCGCCCAAATCATGGCGATGGCGTCATCCTCAGAATCAGCCTCGTCAAAGAAGTAGCCATCAGGTCCTGCGACATTCCATGCCCAACGCGTGTAGTCGGGGAGGATGCGCTTCTCAAAGGTGTAGGTCCACCCGTTGGTGTAGCGCACATACTTGCGGACTGTCGTGCCGTAGGTCGGGTCTGACCACGACTCGTCAATCACGAGGCCCTGATTCGACTGTCGCTTAGCGACCTCCTCAGGGGACATAGCGTCCGATACGAAGCTCATGTTTGCCTTTCTTGGCGAGGCACTTCCTCGCTTGTATAGGTATAACGCACGCAGAGCTGCGAAGTGTGCGCGCACATTCTGGATTGCTCCGTGCGTTATACTGATACTGAAGGAAATACCTTCAGAGAAAGGATGATTTCATGTACCCGACCCCACCGGCCCCTGCTGAAGCAGAGCCAGAGCAGTACGCAATCGCTATTGCCGCCGGAGCTTCACCTGAGCAAATCGAACAGGTCTACAAGCTCGCTCCGTACATCTGCGACACCATCGGCGCCTATGCCGACGCAATCAACCACGGTGCCGCTCACGATCAGGTCCTAGAGGCCTTCGAATCGGTCGGTGACCTCGGCGGTTATGTTGAGGCGCTCTATTCCGGTGCCACCCACGAGGAGTGCATTGAGTGCGGCGACGCTGAGGTAATCATCAGCGACTATGCCCGCCTTCGCCGCCGGCAATGGACCCACAAGGCCGCCCTCGCTGACGCCGACAAGTGTGGGGAGGAGTGAGTCAATCAGGTCCCGGGGAGAAATCCTCGGGATCAGCGTCCCCAGTAGTCCCGCCGTCCCTCGACCCCAGCGGGACACCTGGCTGGGATTGAAAAGATGCAGCACACTCTGTCTCTTTCGTGCGTTATACTGATACAGCACCCTACAGAAAGGCGTAACCATGAGGATTCTCCTCAATCTCAGCCACCGATTCATTCGATTGGCCCACCTTGACCGAGCTGCCCGACTCTATGCCGAGGCAGCACTAACCCTTGCCGAAGCTCATGTAACGGTGAAACAGAAAGGCAACAGATGATAGAAACAATCTTCCAGCACCAGGAACCCGAGTTTTATGACAACGGTGTCGTTCTCACGTTTGAAGGGGCCGGCAAGACCGTAGAAATCCATCGTGACGGTGAAGCGCTTCTCTACTTCGACCGTAAGGGTATTTTTGGAACGGTGAATGTGGTACGGACTCCTGAAGAGTTTCGTGAAACATTCCCCTACGGAATCCCAGACGACGAGGATCTACTCGCTTGGCGTCTCAATGCCTGGTTTGACCTTTACACCGAGGATGGCGAACACCTTGATTCCATTTGCCACACCCTCGATGAGGCAATATTTAGTGCTGAACAGCATCTTCGCTGAGTTCAGAAATGAGAAACCCCCTGGCTGAAATGGCTGGGGGGTTTTTTGTTTGGCAGTCCCGCCGCTTATTTCACCAGCGGGGCTAGTCGAGAAGTGGCCCCCCGAAGGGGGCCGGATCTCACTTGAGCAAGGCCTTCAGCTCAGCCTTGACCCTGCGGGCGGTTTCGCCTCGCCACGTCGTGGCATTGCTGAGGAAGTAGATCACCATGTCGCGACCGGAATCGTAACCGAATCGGTCGTTGACGCTCCCGAGGCTACTCAGGGCATCCAGGTAGGGGACCGCCCCGAAGTAGGGGGATTTCCAATCGCTGCGGATCTCCCGAGCGATGTCCTGCAATGTGCGGGTTTCCATTCTTGCCTTTCTTGGGGAGGCCGTTCCTCCCTTCTGATAGATAAACGCACGAACCCACCCGAAGTGTGCATTGATCGATCAGAAAGATTTCCTCGCGATCCGATGCACATTTCGGGCCTCTTCGTGCGTTTCACCAGTAGCGAAGGGGAAATACCCCCGAGCAGAAAGGCGATCATGACCAATTTCCCCGCAACCTATTGGTTGACCGATGATGTCTATGACATCTGCGATCATGGCACCAACGCTGCCACCACCACGTGTTGGCAATGCGAAGAGGATGTCGCCTCCCTGGTTTGGATTGATGGGGAGCTGGTCGAAGTTTGACCACCCTCAGTCCCGCTGTGGATAAGTCCAGCGGGGCTAGTCGGGCCAGCTCAAGGCCAGGCGCGCCAATGGCCCCTCAGCGTTTCCACCGAGGGGCCACCGGTTAGGCCGATTCGAGAACCGCCCGACCCGCGCCCTCTAGGGCGTAGCCCGATGCCTGAAGGCCGACAACGAAACCGTCGGCCCAATCGGCGTACATCGCGTTCTCACCGTAGTGATTCCACGCCCACGCCCAAACATCTTTGAAATCTCCAGCGTCACCCTGAATCACAAGGTGCGCTGCTGCTGCACTGCCCCATCCAAATTTCGCTGACATGGTTGCCTTTCTTTCAAGTGAGGCATTTCCTCGCTTGTATTAGTGAAACGCACCAAGTGACCTAAAGTGTGCGCGCGTATTCGAGATTTCTTTCGCGCACATTCTTAGGCGTTTCGTGCGTTTCACTAGTACATGAGGAAGGAAACATGGGGGAGCGGGATCAAAACCCTCCCCCACCCCTCCCCACCAAGATCGTGGTCATCACAAGGTGACCCTCAACAGAAAGGCAACACAATGAAACATCACCAGATAGGAATTGAGAAGGCGTTAGTGAAGGCAATGTCCGGTCGCGAGTTCCCGTGGCACACCGCAGGAATCGTTCGGACCGGTGGCGATTGTTGGGCGTATCAAATCGACGGTGAAACCAGCGAAGATCCAAAGGATGCGAAACCGTGGTTTGCGCTCATCACCGACATTGACAGTCCATTCCTGGATACCAACGGTCCCTACTCGGTGACCATTTGGGATCACTACAAATCCGAACAAATCGGTGAACCGGTTATTGCGATTGACGCTCAATCGGCAATCACGGCGGTGGAGTATCTGTTCCGAATCAATTTCGGAACGGCCTTCATTGACGAGAACGGTGTCATTCGAACTACTCCAGTACCCGCAAGGGAGGCATCATGAGCGAGCGCGAACCCTTTAGGGTTTCCTTCGTTCGGTTGACCGACGGTACGACTACTTGCTGCGATGCGTACTCCACCATCTTCATTGACGATGGGATTGAGTATTGCAAAGGGTGCGGGAACGACATCGAAGGCCACCTTCTCCCGGCTGAGCTGCTCACTAAGTGAGTGGCCCAGGCCGATAGCCCCGCCGAGTTTCCCCTGTGGATAAACCTGGGGATAACTCGGGACTCCCAGCGCCGGCATTTCCTGGCGTCGATTGGATGCACATTCCATAGCTCTTCGTGCGTTTATGTAGGGAAGGGATGATGCGCCGATTAGGTGTGTCTCACCCTTATGGTATTCTGCCTACATAACTCAACAGGAAGGAAGTGCATCATGGCTAAGAAAGTAAAGAATCAGAATGTCGCTGAACACATCCTTGCGATGCGTCTTGGCGAACGTGCCGAGCGAGTGGCCGCCCTAGCGGATGGTCGCCGGACTCGCGCACATACCTTCGCTGACCGTAAGCGGGTAGCGAACAAGCGGGCGTGTCGGGATCGTGGGTCATGGTGACCCCGATACTGGCCGTTCGCGTATTCGCTAACAACCTCGGCATTGACCCGTGGGACATTCGACTAAAGGAATCCCTCGCGTTCGCTAGGGCGACTGAGGAGAAACCCGTATCACGGTTCCCCTGGGGTAGCCCTTGCCGGTTCATTCGTTCGGTTGACATTGCTATCCACATCCTGCTTCCGCAGGCACTAGAGGAGGAGTACCCCGAACTCGCTACCTACCTTCGTAGCACTAGCCCGCGATGGGGAAGATCATTCCGAAACTGGTGATGCACATTCCGCACCATTTCGTGCGTTTACCTAATAACAACGACAACAGAAAGGCACCAATCATGCAAACAGCAATCATCGTCACCCTTGAGGATGGCAGCGAGGTTCTCGTGACCATTCAAGGAATCCACATCGTCGCTGACGACTATTCGATTCAAGCGGCCACTCGTCGTGACTCGTTCAGTTCTTGGGGAATCCCCCTTCCAATTGAAGTGAGGAACGAAGGATGAGCGCGTATCCCGAGTCCGTCCAGTTCCTGCGGGATGTCGCCGCCCTGGGGCAAATCCCCGAAATGGAGGGCGGGACTGCCGGCAGCGTGTTCACGCTGGGGTGGTGCGGCATCTATGTCGCGGCCCTTTTAGAGCAGAATCCAACCTGGACTGCCGCTTCGGTAGGCTCTTGGAAGTGCTTTGAAGAAGAGCCTGAAGAATGCTCGTACATGGGTGACGGTATCTGTACCTGTATGTGCGATCACTTCTATGCGGTTGACGGTGACGGTTGGTACTACGACATCTACGGTCAGCATGACCCTAAAGCTCTTGACGAGGTTACCCATCACCAAGTTTCAGATAGCGCCCTTCGGTGTGTTCTCGAATCTTGGTACGACAACTCCGATGCCGATTACGCGCTATGGGCGCGAGAACTGGCATCAACCGCACACTCTGTCTGAGTAAGTGCGTTATACTTATACAAGGGGAAATACCCCAGGAAGAAAGGCAAACTATGAGTTCACTTATTGAAGCAATAGAGCATCTGCGACTCCGAACAGACATTCCCGCGTGGGAATACGATGGGCTGGATGACGATGAAGTTGAAAGTCTTTGGTCGATTAGCACCGATGACAATGGTCTGATTCGTCTTGAATCGCCTAACGGTGTGATCTTTACCGCTCAACTGAAGGAGGGCGTATGAGTAGCGGGACTGCTTAGCCCACACCTGGAGCTCGAGGTTATCCACAGCACACTTTACGATTATTGTGCGTTATACCAATGAAGGCGGGAAGTACCCGCCACAGAAAGGAACCCATCATGGGAGCATTACTAGCAGTAGATGTAGCAGCACACGCTCCGATTGAGGTCGCCCTGTCTTGGCACCTTCAGTCGAATCACTACCCAGCCGTCCCTCAGTCAATGATTCCGGTATGTATCGCAGCCATTGACGCTATCAACGAGGATGACAGCGAACGCTCCATTGAGCTGCCCGAGTGTGTCCAATGGCGAGGCGAGGACTTTGCTCCGGCATGGGCCATCGCAGAAGCTCACCACCTGGATCCATTCCTGAGCGATGGGGAGGTCTGAGAATGCCCAACTACACAGTTACCGTCTATCGCAGACAAACCTTCATCGTCGAAGCAGAAAGCGTTGAGGAAGCACACCAGTTGTGCCTCGATGGAAAGTGCATTGACGATGAAATCACCGACATCTTCTCAGAAAGCAGGGTCTGATCATGCCCAACTGGTGCGATAACAACCTAACGATTACCGGCGATGCCGAATCACTCCAGAAGTTTCTGGCGGCAATTACCAATGCCGACGAGTCCATCACTATTCTCAAGAACCTGGTTCCGTTTCCCACGGAACTCGAAGGCAAAGACATCCTTGACAAAGAAGGCAACGTCTTTGGAAAAGCCTTCACCGACGATGGCTACTCGTGGTGCCTCCGAAACTGGGGAACCAAGTGGGGCGACTGTGAAACTCAGATCACCGTCAATGGTGACTACCTCGTCATTAGGTACGAAACCGCGTGGTCGCCGGCCCTAGAGGGTCTAGAACAAGTTTCACTACTGTTCCCGACCCTCGCCTTTCAGACCGATTGGGTCGAAGAGGGTATGCAGTCCATTGGTGCTGCCTCATTCCAGAATGGCAATGGGTCAGTCCATGACGTGCCGGACTCAGACTTTCCTTCGCTGGAGAGTGACGAGAATGGCGAAGAGGACTGGCAGGCGTGGTCTGATGCCATCAGCGATCTTCGTGAGAAGGCAGTCGAGCAGGTCTGACTCAGCAGACAAGCTCCTCCGATTCCTGGGGGAGCTTGCCTGCTCCAGTAGTCCCGCCGTGCTTCTATCCAGCGGGGCTGCCGGAGCAGCTCCAGGGTTTCCCCTGGGCTGTTTCCGATCAGAGCAGGTCCGCAGGGATCACCTTCCCGTGAGCGCTGCCCGCTGACTCGCCCTTGCTGTTGGTCCACTTGACCGCCACGCTGTAGACGTAGGCATCAATCGATGGATCGTCTGCTGGGGCTTGAAGTTCACCTAGGAAGTTGTTGAGTTCCTCTTCAGGAACATCGTCCTCCACCACAAACTTGATCGTCACTTCGTAATTCGTACTCATGACTGTCACCTTTCTTCAGAGGCACTTCCTCTGTTACTAGTAGAACGCACAAAGTACCTCGAAATGTGTACTTGAAACCAGGATTTTTTTCTTTTGATTCGCGCGCACATTTTGGCCCACTTTGTGCGTTTCCCCTATGTAAGCGAGAAGGACTCGCTGAAGAAAGGCAAACATGGGATTCACCAAGTATCAGCCGTACGTCGCCATGGCCCAAGACCTCAAGAGCGATGATGCCGAGTGGTCGGTCTGTACCGGAGCCAGGGCGCTAGAAGAGGCTAAAGCTCTCGCTGACAAGTGGTGCGAGCGCGATGGCCACTGGGTCAGTCAAGTTCGAAAGATTGACAACGACACCGTTTATTGGTGTGACATCAAGCGATGATGTCACACCCTGTCGGTATTGTGCGTTATACAAGTACGGGGGAAATCCCCCCAAAGAAAGAAGGTGGAAATTATGGGATTCTTTTCAACGCTCTGTGAGGAGTGTCAAGTTTCAATCCGGTCGCCCTATGCGGTCGGTACCAACTCGTACCAATCGAAAGCAGTTGCCATCACCCCTGAAGGTAAACTGTGGATCGGTACCTATAACGGTTACGGCGTCATTGAAGGGCCACTCGAAGGCCTTCAGGATGGCGAGGAACCAAACTACATAACTCCAGACTGCACTACTTGGCATGAGAAGTGTTGGGAAGAGGCAGGGAAACCAACCGATTTCCAGGGTGCATCAGTCAACGCTAATGATCAGGGCTACTTCTTCGACGATGAAGACGAGTGATCAAAGGGGGAGCTGCCGAAAGGTGGCCCCCCGCCGATAGCCCCGCATCGCTTATCTCCAGCGGGACTGCCCAGCTCGACCAGGGTTATCCACAGGGTTACCACTTATCAGTTATCCCTAGGGTTATCCCCAGCACACATTGAGCTAGTTCGTGCGTTTACCTATTACAACACCGGATTTGCAAGTGTCACACCTATGTGTCACTATGTATTCAGCAACACAGCACACTTCATGGCGGAGCGTGCGTTATACACATAACGGGGGAAACTCCCCTGACAGCCTAGGAGGCAAACATGGCAGCAACCAAGACTGAATCTCGCATAGAGAGTCAGAAGAAGTATGTGGAAAGTTACCTGAAGCCACTAGTGGGTGGCACCATCATTGGATGGGGAGCGCCCGTGGAAGGCGAAGATGGGGACGAGTTCGATTGGCCTGAGGTTTGGCCGGTTCTCCGTATCAAGCTCTCCAACGGTAAGACCGTAGACCTCGTTGTTTCTCGCGACGAGGAAGGCAATGGGCCTGGCCACCTCTTTGTTGAGGAGATCGGACCCTTCTGACCCTGAGGGGGTGTGGCGACCCACTGTCACACCCCCTCGTCATAATGTTCTCAGTACGAAGCGCACACTTTGAAGCACTTCGTGCGTTTATCCAGTAGCGGGGAAGTACCCCGAAACAGAAAGGCAACAATGGCTATAGCAGTGGAGGTAGAAACCCTCGTCGCACTCGCGGCGCAGGGCGCAGTACAGGCCAAGGATGCTCTCTTGGTTGCGGATCGCAATAAGCAAAATGCTGATGCGACGGCGATCGAAGTGTTCGTGGCCAATGAGGTCAAGGCCCATGTCCTCCCCAATGGCGATCGCGTGACCGTGGTCGTCCCTGAAGGTGGCAAGGTCAAGCGTGATGAGAAGGCACTCGCCAAGCTCATTTCTGCCGATGTGTGGGAGCAGATCACTGTTGCCACCCGCAAGGTGGATGAGTCGCTTCTCAACGAGGCGGTCCTCAAGGGTCTGATTGACCCGACCGTGGTTCAGGCGGTCAGCACGACTGTCGCTGCGGGATCGCCGTATGTGAAGGTCACCTTCAATGCGGTGGACACCGAAGACGTCAAGTGATTGGCGGGCGGTGGCCTCTTTCGAGAGGTCACCGCACACTTCACCAAGATCGTGCGTTTATCTAGCAACGGGGAAATACCCCACAACAAGCCTTTAGGAGGCACTAATGACTAGCACTACTGAAGTACCGCAGTGCTGGAGCGACTTCTCTGATGTCGTTTCGGCTGGAATTGATCGCGTAATCCTCTTCGGTCCTCCTGGCACAGGAAAGACCTATGCCGGACTAAACGAAGGCAATGTGTCAGCCGGTTCATACCGACTCGTCTGCACTGAAGACATGACCGCTGCCGATGTCACCGGATGTTGGATGCCTGCGGGCAACGACGGATGGAAGTGGCTCGAAGGAGCTGCGATCAAGGCGTGGAAGGGCAACGGCCAAACTGGCGGTCGCCTCGTCATTGACGAAATTGACAAGGCATCGGGAGATGTTCTCTCTCTGCTCCTTGCCATGACCGACACGGTTGCCTCTGCCGAATGGGAGCATCCCTCCACCGGCGAGAAGATCAAGCCTCTTGATGGGTTCTCGGTCATCATGACCACCAACCTTGAAGACATGAGCGATCTTCCCGAGGCGCTCAAGGACCGGTTCCCTGTTGCTCTTCGGATCAACACTCCCCATCCGGGCGCTCTACTCGGCCTCTCGCCGGATCTTCGTGGTCCAGCCGCCGGCCTTGCTGATGCTGAAATCCAGCGTCGGTTCTCAGTTCGTACTTTCCAAGCGTTTGACAATCTTCGTTCGAGTTTGGGCGAAGAGCGCGCTGCAAAGATCATCTTTGGACAGCGAGCGCAGGACATCCTTGATGCACTCAAGGTTGACCGGCTCGGTGTCTGACCCCACTGTGGGGGGACTTCGGTCCCCCCACATCCAAACAACGCCCTTAGGAGGCACTTATGAGTAAAGCAGTCAAGCAAACAAATGTCGCTATGCCCGAGTTCGTCAACCGACGAGGGCAATACAACGGCGAGACATGGGCAATTGAGGCGGGCCAGGCTGCGCGAGGCGAAGCGTGGGCCGACCTAGACAACAAGCGCATGAAGGTTCCCTATGGTGAGGATGCCGCTAGTCGGATCATCCGTATCCATGAGCTCATGCATGTGCGAGTTTCTCCCTTTGATGTCGGAGCCGCTGTTGAAAGTATTGATGACATCGATCCTCAGGCAGTCATCGCAGCAGAAGAGTTCCGAGTGAACACTTTGATTGCGAAGGCAGGATTTAGCACCGACGATCTTCGCGATGGCAGCGAGTTCACCAGTGGTGAGCGTGGCGCCGAGCGTGGCGATTGGCGAGGCGCAGTCCTCAACATTGGCGCAACCGCAGGAACAAAGGCAGCAGCCGACTTCCTTCGTGGTGTCAAGAAGGTTGATCCCGAATGGGCGAAAGCTCTTCGTGAGATTGAGAAGGCAATGATCAAGGTCGTCAAGAAGGTCGGTTCAAAGACTCTCGGTGACACCGAACTCAACGCTGATGGCATCCCGAATGGCTTTGCTCGTTACACAAGAGCGGTTGCCGAAATCCTTCGAGTTGGCCTTGAGGCTGGAGAATCCGACGACGGTGATGGAGATGCCGATGGCAAGGAAATTGATGCAGAGGAAATCAAGAAGCGTGTTCGTCCGGGTGGAACCGGTGGAAAGCGTGGATCGTTTGCTCCGCTCATCCTTGAGAAGATTCCATTGACACGACGCGTTGGTGGTCAGATTGGCCGCAAGCGAGTCGCTACCAACATGGGTCGCAATCCTCGTCGCATTGGCCGGATGCTCGTTGATCCCGAACGCCGAGTCTTTGATCGCAAGATCAAGGGTAAGGGTGGCGTGGTCCTCATCGATCAATCAGGATCAATGCACTTGGACGAAACCGACCTGTGGGCAATCCTTGAGGCAGCCCCCGGATGCACAGTCATTGGCTACAGCCATCGTCCTGGTTCCAGCGAAACTCCCAATGTTTGGGTTCTTGCCCAAGACGGAAAGGTTTGCTCTGCTATCCGCAAGGGTAATGGTGGCAACGGAGTTGACGGTCCTGCTCTTGAGTTTGCTGTCAAGAAGCGCAAGCAGGGTGAACCTATTATTTGGGTTTGCGATGGCGCTGTTTCTGACGATCGCGATTCTTTCCACGATCACTTGGCCGAGATTTGTGCCAAGATTGTGGCAAAGGAGAAGATCCACATGGTTCGCGATTCCGAAGGTGCAGTCAAAGCGCTCCTTAGTATCAAGCGTGGAGGCAAACTTGCTCCGCAGGCCATTGGTCAAATCTCACGCACCGATGCTTGGTTGCGTCGATGAGATCGGGGGAGGGGTGAAAGCCTCTCCCCAGTATCTCCTCTCAAAGGTACCCGCCACCTACGAGAGTTGAGAAGGCCGCTTGAGGTGGCTTATGCCTCCTAACCCTCGAGCTGCCGATAGTTGAAGCCCACTGAGTACCGCCACTCAGTGGGCTTCAGCGCGTCAGGGGTTCTTTGCCGGCCTGACTCCCTCGCACAACTGAGCAACACGTTGCTTAGAGAGTCCGTAGTTGAAGGCAATCGCCTCCAGGGTTATCCCTTGCCTGCGAAGACTCCGGATCTCGTTGTCTCGTTCTGCCTGTTTAGGTTCAGGACCTGATCGTCGAGTTTCCCAGTTCCAGCCAGGGATCGCCTCCAGTGTCGCGATCCTGTAGGGATCAAGGCGACCCTGCTTGTGCTTAGTCTTGATGTAGCCAACCCATCGACCGATGTTGACAGTTCCAGCCTCATCAAAAATCTGCTTAGAGAGGGGGACATTGCAACTTCCCTGGTCTGCTACGAGCTTTCTGAGCAGTTCAACGTTCTGCTCAAAGCGCGCTTGATGAGGAAACGAGTTCATGGGCGTTGAGCCTAGCAGTCCCGCTGCCCTTACACGAAACTTCTCCAGCGGGGCTGCTGGGGGATTCCAGGCCCGAAGCTCTTCAGGATTACGCGCGCACATTTCATGGGTCTTCATGCGTTTACCTAGTACTTGACCAACAAATGCTGGTCGGGTATCCTACTAACAACCGATCACGGCCTATAAGGCCCAAACAGAAAGGCAGCAATCATGGGTTACTACGTAACACTAGAAGGCAACAACGCATACATCCGCAAGGACCAGCTCAACGAGGCTTACACGATTCTGTGTGAACTCAATCAACATAACGAACTCAAGCGTGGATTCTCATTCCCTCGCGAAGAGGAATCCAAGGGTCCACATGAGGGCATTTGGTTCTCATGGATGGATTGGAACTACCCCGAAACATGCGCCAACGCGTTTGAAATCCTTCTTCAGTTGGGATTTGAACTTGAGGATGATGGTAACGGTGGGATTTCATTCCTGCGTTATGACAATAAGACCGGTTCAGAAGATGTCTTCATCGCCGCTCTTGCTCCAGTTCTCTCATCTGATGATGAAAGCGCACCGTGGTTTGAATGGCGCGGTGAAGATGGAGCTCATTGGCGACAGATCGTCAGCGGTGGCGTTATGAAACTCCAGCAACCACAAGTGACCTGGATCGACTGACCGCACACTTCACCCGAAGAGTGCGTTTATCTAATGTAGGGGAAATGCCTCTGCAAGAAAGGCGAAACAATGGAAACCATCAACTGCGTCTGTGGCAAGTGCGACGGACCCTACATTGATCCCGAGTATGACGATTACTTGGAGTCACACTTTGAGTGCGACGGTTGCGGGTCGGATTTCCCGATCAAGAACCTCACACTCATTGAACTCAACAGCACGGTCTTTCACTACTGTGAGGGCTGTAATGAAGAGTGACCTGATTCTCCCAGCTCTGCTGCCTGCCGTGATAGCCATCATAGCCATCACCGTCCACATTATCGCTACGGTAATTGGCTGATGGGCTTTCTCGGATGGGCAGCGTTCTTCGCCTGGCGTAAGTCTCGGGGTCGTGAAGACGACCTTGAGGCTACGCTCGGCTCGATTAGCTCAGCAGGACCGTTTTGTTGCCATTGTTGCAACTTCTGCGGTGACTGCTGGGAACCCGAAGACTTCTGTGATGAGTGTTTCGGATAACTAACAAACTAACCAATGGAAGGAAGTAGATATGCCTAGCATTATTGTTCGCAAAGAAAGCGATGAAGGGATCGTAGAGTTCCGTTATAACGGTAGCCTTACTATCAATATCTTCATCGGTTCACCAGATAGTTCTTTAGAAGACTTCACGGAGTTTGACATCATCACCTTCATGGACAAGCCGACCCTAGAAGAAGTCATTGCCACGTGTAATGAACGCCTTCTTGAGTACGCTCATGAACTTACGGATTCTGACCTTGAATCACTCTTTGAAAGTGAGGCCTCGTGACCTGGAATGCAGCGGCTGAAAATGCCGTGAATCTAATCAACGGTCAAGCCGATGCAGCGCTCGGTCCTGAAAAGTCAACGGTACAACTTCTTCGGCGGTTACATAGTTCAGTAGCCGCAACCATTGAAGGCGAACCGAAAACCGATAACTACTCAGACATACTCGTGATGGGTTGGCAAGTCTTCGGTTCTATTGCTTTAACGGTGTTGAAAGATAACTACGATATTACTCCAGCCAACGTCACCGAGCTCTTAATTAAGAAGCAAACTGACTACGGTCCCGAGAACATCAATCGGTTTGGTCAATTCGGTCTAGTTGTAAGAACACATGACAAAGTTGCCAGGCTCGAGAATCTTCTCTCTAAGGGAATTGATCCATCCAACGAATCAGTAAGTGATACCTACATGGATATTGTCGGTTACTCGGCAATCGGTATCATGGTTCAGCGTGGATGGTTTGATTATCCATTAGCATAAATGCTTCCACCGATGGAGGGGAACTCCTTCCCTGGTTGTAGTACCGGAACGCCGCGGGAAGTGTCGTCGGGAGGCTAGGCGTGACAGCATGGAGAGACAGCACCACAAGATTTGACAAGGAACGGTTAACAACATATCCTTATGTTTTGAAGGGGCGGTTGAGGGTTCTACCGTCTGAACTGAGTTAGTTACCGCCTTTCTTGCTCGGTTCGCCGCCCCTTCATCAACTGGTCAGGGCCAGTGAAGTGCCTTAAGCCCTGAGCGTCTGGTTGTACGTACAACGTACGGCCAGGGTGGCATTGGGTGTCGCGACATCCTGAAAGTTCGCACGGTACTAACGGTAACGACCTATGTGAATCAGCCGAATGGAACGGTTACCAGTCGATTATTCAAGTAGCTCTTGAGGCGACGACTAAGCCCCCGGGGTAGCTCCTTGGGGGCTTTTTTATTTTTCTTTGCTGGAGTTGGCGCGAATGCGCGCGGGACCTGCTATCTTCGCGGCTAACCACCGAAAAACCGGTGACCCCTGGCCAAGGGCAAACTTCACAGAGTATTATGCCTTCTTCCTTAAGGCTCCTTAAGCGCGCACCGGGTAACTCCGTTGTTGATTTCTTGGGGGGAACCAACGGAGGGGGGCTTTGGACTTACCTAAAGAATCTAACTCTTGTTGTTTGTACACAAACCAATACGAGGATAAGAGTCCGAGAATTAGTTCTCCTGTTACTTCAACTCTTTCCTCGTAAACGGAATACCACTTAGCTCTACCCGCGATATTCGCGTTTGCTATCACTCCGATATCGCTTTAAGATCGATTACTACGAAGAAAGGTGAAGCGTGACGGAAGATTCTCAAGAAGCAACCAGCCTCAAAGTCCAGCGAGTATTTGATTACTGGCTCACCACATGCAGAAATACGGGGCGGGGCTTGACGCCAGTTCTCACCGACAAGCGCAATAAGCTCATTGCTAAAGCAATTTCCTGGTACGGCGAAGACGGATGTCGCTTAGCAATTGACGGCTGCGCTAAATCTCCCTGGCATATGGGGGATAATCCGAGCGGTAAACGGTACGACTCGATTGAACTGATCCTGCGGGATGCCGAACACATTGAACGGTTCGCCAGTTTTGCAACCGAACTCAGCGATCAGGAGAAGTTCCTTGCAGAAGGCTGAGCTTACGGCGATTGTTGATCTGGCGTGTTCCAACTGGGGGAGTCCCGATGGCGGAAAGGTTTCGCTTTATCGGACATGGTGGCGTTACCTGGCTGATCTGGAGTATCCAGATGTTCTGAAGACACTTGACGAACTCATTCTTGAGAATGTACGATGGATGCCTAGGGTCGGAGAGATTCGACGGACCACGATTGATCGATCAAACGGTTCTGGACGAATCCCTGATGCTGAGCGCGCGTGGTTCTTAGCGGCCCAACGGTGGGAAGCGGTGACCATGGGGATTGATCCGCCTGGCTCTGGAGATGAAGAAATTGATGAACTCATCGGAATCGCGATGCGCGAGACTGGTACGCCTGAGAAACGCGCGTTCGTTTCCTCTTGGGCGCTGGTGCTTCAACGTGATGAACTCCAAAGATACGCCCTTCCTGAGGACGCCCCGGAAGTTTTGTCGTGACGGCTACATCACCGACGATGACGAACTTCCTTGATCGGCTCAACGGTGTACGGCGTTCCGGTGACGGTTGGGTTGCTCAGTGTCCTTGCCGAGATGATGACAAATCTCCATCACTTAGTGTGGTTGAAGGACGCGACGGTCGAGTTTTAGCGAAGTGTCATCGAGGCGGAAGTGCTTGTTCACTCGATGAAATCTGTGAATCCATTGAACTTACGGTGCGAGACTTGCATCCGTACCAGGAAAAGAAAAGCGAGTTTGTGGACGGAGAACTTACAAATACTTACGGTTATTACGACGGTGACGGTGAACTGGTATTCCAGGTACTTCGCTTCGCTTTACCGGACGGTCGAAAAGAATTTCGCCAGAGAGTAAAAGAAGGAAGCGGCTGGAAGTATTCAACGACGCATCTTTCAGAAAAACCGCTCTACAACTTACCGGCGGTACTTGATGCGGTGGCAAACGGTAGGCCGGTGTTCATTGTTGAGGGAGAAAAGGATGCGGACTCGCTGATCGCCAAGGGTCTTACGGCGACATGCAACCCTCAAGGTGCTGACAACGGTCAAGGTTCAAAATGGAAACCGAATCACACGGCAGCTCTTCAAGGCGCGCGCATTGCCATTATCGCTGATAATGATGAGCCGGGTCGCATTCATGCTGATTATGTAGCCACTGAGCTTGTTGCGGTTGGTTGCACGGTGAAGATCAAGCATGCACCAGAACCGCATAAGGATGTGTCCGATCTTTTAAAGGCCGGCGGTGACATTTCTGAACTGGTGGAAGATGAAGTTCGAGAACCAGATCCATTTGTCCCAGTTCTTTCAAACCTCCAGAGCCTTCTTGATAAACCAGGAACTCTTGAGGAAAGACTGGCGGCAGCCAGGAAGATCCTCTCAATCTCCGAAGAAGTCCCGCACGAGCCAAAGACTGGTCGCCTGATTAACTGGGGCGAGTTCGTAAACGAAACTAAGTCCGATCCATATGACTGGTTAATTGACGGTTTGCTGGAACGGCAAGAGCGGGTGGTCATCGTTGCTGCTGAAGGTGTCGGTAAAACAACCTTGGCGCGACAGATTGCAATTTGCGCCGGTGCTGGAGTTCATCCATTCACTTACATGGAAATCCCACCGATCCGAACATTGTTTGTTGATCTTGAAAACCCTGAACGGATTATCAGACGGCAAGCTCGCAAACTTGTTGAATCGCTCAGAATCAACTATGGTAAAAGGCCTGGCGAGGCTGATCTCTACACCAAGCCAGACGGCATTAACATCTTGAACACGAAGGACCGAGAACTCCTTGAACGGCAGATCGTAAAGACTGACGCTCAACTTCTCGTCCTTGGACCGATTTATAAGTCATACATAGATCCAGGTAACCGTTCCTCTACGGCCCTGATCACTGAAGTCTGTACCTACTTTGACTACCTCAGAGCCAACTACGGTGTAACACTCTGGCTGGAGCATCACGCTCCACTCGGTAACGCACTTACGGGCAGGGATATGAGGCCAGCGGATTCAGCGGTATGGATGCGGTGGCCAGAGTTCGGTTTCGGTATCACTCGGGATCCGACAACAATGGAAAAAGAATACGAATGGAAGGGGTTCCGTGAACCACGCGATGAACGGAACTTCCCACTTCGGATGAAGAGGGGAACGATCATGCCATTCGAGGTCATCAGTTTCAGGAGTTCAATGACATGAGCAACGGTGAAGGACTTACACGGGAGTTCCTGGCTGAGCGCGATCTCCGTATCTTCCAGATGCGGAAGACCGGTACGGCGGTTCAGGAAATCGCTCGACGGTTTGGCATTTCCACCAAAGCGGTGAACTTTGCCATTCAACGGCAACTCTCTCGAATGAACCAGGAAGCCCTGATGGCTTACCCAGAGGTTCTTCGGATGGAGCTCGAGCGGCTTGATTCTCTACAGCAATCGGTATGGCCACTTACCCAGCATCGAAAGATCGCGATGGATGACGGTACCGAAGTTGTTGTTGAGCCAGATCTCAAAGCGGTGCAGCAAGCCCTATCAATTATGGACCGGCGCGCTAAACTCTTGGGAATGGAAGCGGTGAACATCAACTTTGTCGGTGATGCCGAGAACACCCCAGCGCGCGCCGTGCTGGCAGAAGCCTCAGACCATGCGGCGGCGGTGGATGAGTTTGATCCAGAAACCGAAGCCAAGCGACTTATTGAACTTATGGGGATGGCCGGTGTACTCCCAGCCGAGACAACCCACGCTCTGCTCGGTGGAAATTTCCCAGCATTACCGGCGGCCCCAGACGATGAACCAGAAGACGCAGTAATTATCCCAGATGAGGTGTTCTAATGACTGACCACGAAGATGGCTTGGAAGAAGCGATGGAAATCGTAGCGGCTGACATCAAACCGACTCGACGGCGTAGCACTGGCGCCGCTCCTGGGGAAGGTTCTAACCAGGTGCTTATTCGAACATCACCAGAAAGTCACCAGCGGTGGAAAGACTCCGCAGCGAAGATGGGCGTTTCAATGGCGGAGTTCGTTCGGTCAGCGGCTGACACAGCGGCTAAAGAATTACTCGACTGCCCACACCCCGCAACATCTCGACGGTGGTATCCCTGGGCAGAAACCTGCATGAAGTGCGGGAAGTCTCTGCGCGATAAGAGCGGCTGGCTTGAAGACCCAGCGAACTTTATCCAGGTGAGGCCAGTCAACGCTTTCCCTGGAGCCTACAAAGGGTAGGGAGTCCCGCCCTAGTTATCCACAGGCGCGCGCACTTATTCACAGCGGGGCTGCCCGCCCAGGAGCGGGGATCCTTCGGGTCGGTATTCGCGAGGGAAACATTAAACTCGCGCTCGATGGTCCGTTAACGCCGGACTCCAGGGGTCATGAGTGCCGCTGGCGACGCAGGATCCCCTTCACCCTAGAAAGGTGAGGGCTAGCTCCTAGTTATTTATGGCAATCCACTCAAGAGCGGTGAGCCGTTCCTGGTTCAGCCACTCCGGTTCCACGGCGAGCGCCGGTTCTGGGAGTTCTGGATCAGGGATGTATTCGTCATGTGGATGAAACTCATATGGAGGATCAGGCACCTCACGTTCGTAATTAAGCATATACGGATACTACTCCCAGGCGAGTAGCATGTCAATACGGATACCGGCTATACTTCTATTCATGGGAAAACCAGGACGACCTCCTCGCCGGCCTAACGGCAATCAACCGTCAACGCTGACGATCCGGCTTGAGGCACACATCAAAAATCTATTAATCGACCAAGCAGAGGCCACGGACCTGACGGTTACCGAGTATCTGACCTCGCTGGTGCTGCGCGACTCTGAGGGCAATCTCTGATCTCATGCCCGCTCATGTGGTACGGCACAATCCGGACCGCCCAGCACAACTGACGGTACGGCTGCCAGGCTCGCTGAAGAACGACGTGACCCAGGCTGCCGAAGCGGAAGGCATGAGCGTAAACGCATGGGTGCTGACGGCGCTGAAATCCATCCTCGTTGGTGGACTTAATGCCCCTGCTCCTCTATCCCCAGTAGTCACTTCTGAAATGGTTATCAAAGATTACCTAGAGGGAAAGACAACGATTGGGCCATGCGGTAAGCCCTGGCCTTGCGAAGGTGAAGGCTCTGCTTCAGACTTCGGTGGGAGTCGATGGTGCGACGCATGCGGGATTCGGCTGTCTTAGAGCTGCGAATCGCTCTCAGGGCAAATGAAGGGCCAATGAGATCGAGCTGTAGAGGGGGGACACTTCAGCTCAACCCCATCGGACCCAAGCAACGACCGAAGCCGCTACTGTCACGGAGAGAACGGTAGCCTAACGGTGAGGCGATGTCAAGTCTCAATCCGCGCAGGCATCATGCCTGCATCAACGGTGATGGTACTATGGTGACTGGCGGCTCAAGCGCTGCACTTCAGCTCGGAGTTCGTCGATGACTGCATTGCGATTCCGGAGAGCGTCCTCAAGAGCTTCCACGATGTCGGCCTCGGATTCATACTTGCGGATCCAGAAGTCGATGATGTCATCACACTTAGCATGTTTGCCCACGGTTACCCCCGAGTTAGGTCCGACCACATCTGCGCCAGGGTAGGCACGGTCGGGCGAATCTTCTGCTTGCGTTGCTCTGTGGCCAATTGGCGGGGTGTCAGTCCTGCCCATACGCCATGCATATCTCCTGAGGGAAACGATAGCGCATACTCCAGGCATTCCTCTCGGACTCCGCAGTCACCGCAGATTAGTCGTGCCTCTTGGATGTAGGTGATGTCTTTATGCTCCCGTGGGAACATCTTGTGGGTCATGCCTGCACAGCGTGCGTTCTCCATCCATTTACGGTCAGGCGCTTTCTGCATGCTTGATGAATGCATATCACTACGACCACGCTTTTCACCCTGTTTGGTCGCGAGATCATTTCGTACACATCCATCGGCGCATTCATCGCCACACACATGATGTCGTACCCATCTAGCAGTGAACTCTGTGAAGTCCCCAGTTGCTAACTCTTCCCACCATTCGGTTTCCTTCATGACATCACCGCATTGATCCGATTGGCAATCCACTCAGTCACTGGTGCGACAATGCCATTACCGCAGATTCGATAACGGTCGCCCTTCTTGAGGGTCACCTCTACACCGTTGTCATCAACACCATTGAGCGTGTAGGCATCCGGCCACCCCATGAGCCTCTCGCACTCCAACGGCGTTAGTCGGCGTACCTTGCCCTTGACTAAGACTCCATTGGACTGTGGTGTCCCTGCCCTTAGGGAATGATGGATTTCGCCGCCTAGTCGGAAGTTGTACTCATCAAAACTTTCGGTCATGACATGACATCCATAATTCGTGATCCGATCCATTCAGTGATAGGAGAAACGATTCCGTTGCCACAAATCTTGTAGCGGCTCGTCTTTGCGATAACTACCTCTTCACCATCATCGGTAATCCCACGCATGGTGTATTCATCAGGCCATCCCATAAGACGCTCACATTCAAGTGGAGTTAGTTTCCTTACTACCCACCTATGAGTGTCTGTCTCTCCCCCTATAGAAGCATCTGGGTCTTGCGAACCTGACGAGGGTAGAAGAGCGCTCTCTTGGTCGTCGTGTATAAGGTCACCCACTACGGTGCCTCCCTGATTGCTCGCATAGCCAGCTGTAGTGTCAAGCGTTCTAGCAGTATCCGTTTCAAATGCAACAGCGGCGTTTCCGTTACCGCTCATCGGTGTGGAGTGTTCGCCATGAACCGTGTACGGCTTCGGAGTCATGACGGCGGGGAGTTGGCTGACGGTGAGCGCATCGGTACCTTCCGTGGATGGATTCAGTCGACAGTCACCACCCGATTGCCAGTTGAAAGCAATCGGGTGGATGATTTCCTGAAAGTTGTCTTTGCCCGCTCGGAGTGTTCCGGCTTCGGCGTGAAGGTAGGTTCCGGATTGGGATTCTTGGAACACCATTGGTTCAGTCATTTGGTCCTCGGTGATCGGTATGGCCTGAAGCACGGCGACATAACCCTGACCGGGTTTCCCTCCACCGCAACTAACGGAGTTTGAATAGTTAGCCAACCAAACATAGGCCTGTTGGTTTTCCCACACAGACTTAGGTTCTAAATTGTCATCCTGCTCAGAATCGGGCATAACAATTAATACACTACCCAGGTTGCTCCGTCAATGTCTGTTGTTCTTGGACCGCCACCGGGAACTAACAATGGAGCAGCGACCCCCTCTTGTGAAGCCGAGCCAATCCACTCTGGTTCCACAATGAATGACTCGGTGTTGGGATCATTACGAGAGCCAGTCTTCGTTGTCAGGCATTGCGCTATGTCTGTGGCTGCTCCGACGCTAGAAGTTCCAAAGCGCTGCGTAGAGGAACTGGTAACTTTCGGTTCCGTTTTGCTGCTCGACGGAGAATCCCTGTCGCTGCTTTCTGACTCAAACAGAACTCCTGCAAGTTTTCTCCCCAAGGTTCTAGGACCTGCGACAACGAAGATACGCCTGCGCCGCTGGGGGACTCCGAAAGCCTGAGCGTTAAGCACTCGCCATACGGCTGCTCGCTTTGGTCCAACGCAGATTCCTCCGGACTTCCATCCTTTGTCGGGAACAATTGGTCGGTGTCCAGTGAGTCCGTAAAGCACTTCTGCGAAGTCTGCTCCTTTGTTGCTGGAGAAAGCGCCAGGGACGTTTTCCCAGAGAACCCACTCGGAAGAGCATTCATCAGCGATTCG